TTAGCTTTGCGTAGATTGATCGAAGTAGCTATAGAAGGAATACACGAATTATGGACTGTTATAGGCCCTCCTATAAAGGAAGGTTTCCATGCTATTTGGAAAGAAGTCAAACCAGCATTGCTAGAGATGTGGGAAAGCCTAATGAAGGCTCTAGAGCCTATATTCGTTTCTATGTTAAAGTCTGTAGGAAAAGCATTAGGATTAACTGTGTTTGAAACAGAAGATGATGTACAACGCAGGAAGTTACAGGACGCATTAAATCAGCAACAGGCTACAGCAGGAGAAAGACTTAAATCACTGCCTTCATTTGCCATCGAAGGAATAGCAAAAACGATACCAGGTCTAGGTTGGTTAGGAAAACAAGCAGAAGCATCACGCATTGAAAGTGATTCTAAATATCTGCAAGAACAAGGTAGATTTAATAAAGCTATGACTCGTTCCGAGATGGCTAAGGCTGCAGGTGCTAGTAATACAGAAGATGCAAAAACTGAATCTATCGAAGAAAAGATACGCAGAACTGCGGCAGAAGATCCTAACAATTCCGATAATAAAAACCCAAGCTCAGATAAATTATCTGAGCACCTAGATCGATTAAATAATACAAATGCTCAGATGTTACATCATATGAAAGAAATGACTAAGCATGCCAAAGATAATGTATCGGCTACTAAAGCATTAAACGGAAATTTACTACCACAATAATATTATGTCATGGAAACGTTACTTTACTCCTGTAAATAGATCAGGATCACTCAGCCCAATAAGCGGAGCTAACGGACTCGGATCTATCAGCTCCGGAGTAGGAAGAACAAACTATAGCAGTTACCTTCCAGATGTCTACACGGGTCACCCTAATAGATTAGAGCGATACGGTCAGTATGATACCATGGACATGGACAGCGAAGTAAATGCCGCTTTAGATATTTTAGCTGAGTTCTGTACACAGATGAGCGACGACAATGGAACTCCTTTCCAGATCAGTTTTAAAGAACAGGCCACTTCTACTGAGATCAAGATTATTAAAAAATATCTACAGCAGTGGACTAAACTGAATAAGTTTGAAAAACGTATTTTTAAGATAGTGCGTAACGCATTCAAATATGGAGACAGTTTTTTCATACGCGATCCAGAAACACAAAGCTGGTTCTATATAGATCCTAGCAAAGTTGATAAGATCATAGTGAATGAAAGCGATGGCAAAGAAGCCGAGCAGTATATCATACGTGACATAAACGTCAACTTCCAAAATCTAACAGTCACGCAGATCAATCCCACTAATCAAAGTACTACTCCTGGAAACATAGCTTATGTAACAGGTGGTGCTCAACAGCGAGGAATGGCTGCGGGAGGTAATGGCGGTGCCGCGGGAAATAGATTTACTGTAAATCAAAATCAATGGGCTATTGATGCCAAGAATGTGATACATATCAGCCTGAGCGAAGGTCTTGATAATAACTTTCCGTTTGGAAACAGTCTACTAGAAAGTATCTTTAAGGTTTACAAACAGAAAGAATTATTAGAAGATGCTATTATTATCTATCGTGTGATGCGTGCTCCTGAGCGTAGGGTGTTTTATATCGATGTAGGAAACATGCCGCCCCACTTGGCCATGGGTTTTGTTGAGCGTGTTAAAAACGAAGTAAATCAGCGTCGTTTGCCATCAGTTGCTGGAGGTAGCAGTAGCGTGGTAGACAGCAGTTATAATCCTTTAAGCATAACCGAAGACTACTATTTTCCGCAGACAGCTGAGGGTAGGGGCAGCAAGATTGATACACTAGCTGGTGGCACTAACCTGGGAGAGATTGATGATCTTAGATTCTTTACTAACAAGTTATTTAGAGCTTTACGTATACCATCAAGCTACTTACCAACAGGACCGGATGACGGCGGAAGCAGTTTCAACGACGGACGAGTCGGAACAGCCTACATACAAGAGCTACGTTTTAACAAATATTGTGAAAGATTACAGTCGTTGATGAACGAGATATTCGATACACAGTTTAAGTTATACATGAACAAGAAAGGTATCAACATCGATCCTAACCTGTTTGATCTTAAGTTTAATCCTCCACAAAACTTTGCAGCCTACAGACAAGCAGAAATGGACGGTGTTCGCGTTAACGCATTTACTACCATGGCAGGTGTTCCACATATCAGTAAGCGTTTTGCTCTCAAGCGTTTCTTAGGATTGACACAAGAAGAGATGGCAGAAAACGAAAAAATGTGGAAAGAAGAAAATGTCGACACTAAAACTAATCTTTCTGCCCAAGCAGAACTACGATCTGCTGGTGTCACTGCTAGCGGAATCAGCGGCGATATAAACGATCTCGGACAAAGCGCAGAACCTCCTGAAGGAATGGAAGGAGAAGATGTTCCGGGAGCACCTAATCCCCTAGATTCAGCCGGCGGAGGAGCAACTCCGCAAGGTAGCCCTGCTGCCGGACAGTAATAAATACTGACATGCTACTAAACGAATTCATTTATTTTGATCAAGATCGTGCCGATCCTACGGACAATGATCGCTACGATATCTCTAAAGATACCAGCGTGATCAAGAGCAAGGATCTGCGTAAAAGCCGTTTAACGCTGGGCATGTTGAGCGATTTGCGAAAAGCAGGTGATGCCCGAGAAAAAGAAACTAGAGAAGATCTAGCTCTAGTACGAGTCATGTATGCTACTCCTACTGAAGAGCAAGGTGGGGGCGCTCCTGGCGGCCTAGGCATGTAATAAACTGTTAATATAATATTTAGAACTCAAAACTAAATATTTTAGACAGTTTTACAGCATTCGAAGTCAAAAACGGCCGTTTTTGGCCTATTTCACGCATCTAATATCAATCGGCTGTAAATACTCCTGATAGCCTTGCCGATCTAACACAGGAGATAAACGCAATGTCAAAAAAGATGCAACAGCTCTTAGACCTAATTGTTAACGAAGAAACTGAAAAAGCCAACGAACTTTTTCACGAAATCGTTGTAGAGAGATCTAGAGAAATATATGAAAACCTAATAGCAGAAGAAGAAGAACAAGAGATGGAAGAAGCATCAGAAGATGATGCTGATGATCAAGATCTCGAAGAAGAATCAGAAGACGACCTAGAAGAAATGTTTGGACAGGGCGCTGACATGGACGACGATCACGGTGATGAAGCCGACACGATCGGCGGAGATCCTGCTGATTCTATGGTTGGAGACACAGAAGTAGGTCACGATGATAGCGAAGAAAGCGGTGACGCTCCAGCTACTAAAGATGACGTACAAGATCTAGAAGACGCATTAGCAGAACTAAAAGCTGAATTTGAAGCTTTAATGGGCGGCGAAGGCGATGATGATATGGATATGGATGAGCCAGAAGATGATGACGGCGAAGAAAATCCTTTCGATGATCAAGATGATGACGATGACGATAATGACGATGACGATAATGACGATGACGATAATGACGATGACGATTATGATCAAGAAGATGCTGACGAAAGCATGGGTCTACGTGAATATCGCGAAACTGTTAATCACAACTACGGTGGAAATACACAGAAACAACAAGGTGTAAATATCGGCGGACACACTGGTGAAGATTATCCTGCTCCAAGAGATGTAGGCAGCAACATCAATAAGAACGCTAAAAACACTATGCCTAACAGCAAAGCTAACGCCAGCAACATCGCCCAAGGTGACGTAGGTGAAGGCGCTATGGACGGCACAACCACAAACATGCACAAAGGCAAGACAGGACTAGTAGGTAACATCAAAGGTGAATTCACTAAAGGTGTAGAAAAAAATCTAGCTAATAGTGCCAAAGCTAAAATGAAAGATGGAGCATCTTTAGAAGCTGTTAAGAAAGGTCACGGAGCAGAACGTAAAGGTACTACTCCAGGTCCAGTAGGTTCAGGAACAGGTGAAAAAGCTGGTCAAACATCTGTAACAAATAGCAAGCAGTTCTTACAACCTTACAAAAAATAATTAGATGAAACTAACTTCATATCTAAGAGAAAACCTAAGTTTTGATCAGGCTCGTGTTGAACTACACGAGGCTGACGAACATGGAAAGAAAAATCTTTATCTAAAAGGTATTGCTATCCAAGGTGGAATCAAGAACGCTAATCAACGTGTGTATCCAGTAAGTGAGATTACTAACGCAGTAAAAACACTTAATGATCAGATACAGAACGGGTATAGCGTGCTAGGTGAAGTTGATCATCCTGATGATTTAAAAGTAAATTTAGACCGTGTATCACACATGATAACAGATATGTGGATGGACGGCCCAAATGGTTACAGTAAGATGAAAATCTTACCTACACCGATGGGTAACTTGATTCGTACTATGCTCGAAAGCGGCGTAAAACTTGGTGTTAGTTCTAGAGGCAGCGGCAACGTTGATGATAGGACAGGCGAAGTAGCAGAGTTTGAGATAATCACAGTTGATATAGTTGCTCAGCCCAGCGCACCTGGCGCTTATCCTACACCAGTTTATGAACATCTCATGAACACACGTGGTGGAAATAGAATATTAGGTGTTGCTAAAGAAGTAAAAGAAGATCCAAAGGCCCAGAAATATCTTAAGGAATCACTCCTTAATATAATAAAAGGTCTAAAATAAGCCCGAGGAGAAAGATAGATGTTGGACGCATTCAAACAGTTAGTAGAATCAGGAGCTCTGTCAGAGGAACACACCACTGCACTAGAGTCTGCTTTTGCTCAAAAAATCCAAGAGAATCGCGACCAAGTCACTGCTGAACTACGTGAAGAATTTGCAGGCAAGTATGAGCACGATAAAGGGCTCATGGTTGAGGCAGTCGACAAGTTGTTGAGCGAAAGATTGGCCGCAGAAATGGCTGAACTTGCTGAAGATAAAAAGGCCCTAGCGGAAGCTAAAGTCGCTTATCAACGCAAGATGGCAAATGATGCTAAAGTAATGGAATCATTTGTTATTAAACAGCTGACAAAAGAGTTAGGCGAGTTCCAAAGCGATCGTAGAAAAGTCGCAGAAAACTTCGCTAAGTTAGAGGGATTCATAGTCCATGCTCTAGCTAAAGAGATCAGAGAATTTGCTATCGATAAGAAGAGCGTAGTTGAAACGAAAGTTAAACTAGTTCGCGAAGCAAAAGAAAGATTTGAAGTAATCAAGAAACAGTTTATACAACGTAGTTCTAAGGTAGTTGAAGCCGCAGTAACAGCTAAGTTAACATCTGAAATCAAGCAGTTGAAAGAAGATATTGATTCAGCACGCACAAACAACTTTGGTCGTCGTATATTCGAAGCATTCGTACAGGAATACAATGGTTCTTTTCTAAATGAAAAATCTGAAACAGCTAAACTGTTGAAGGTTATCGCTAAGAAAGATCAAGCCCTGGCCGAAGCACAAGATGCACTATCACAAAAAGAAACTATCGTTGAATCTAAAAACCGCGAACTCCGCGTAGCTAAAGATTTAATGGAGCGTAAGGCAGTGATGGGTGAGTTGTTAGCTCCTTTGGGCGCTGACAAAAGAGAACTCATGAAAGATTTGTTAGAATCAGTACCCACTAAGAAATTGAATGAGAGTTTTGAGAAATACCTACCAGCAGTAATGGAAGGCGAGACAAAGCGTGTAGTACAAAAAACTACACTAACTGAAGGTACCGCTGTCACAGGAGATCGTGGAGCACCGACTCCCGGGGTAGGCTTAGATAACATTTTAGATATCCGCAAACTCGCGGGACTAAAATAATTTAGAAAATTCAAGGAGACATAAATGTCACAACTATTAAATGAAAGATGGTCCGAGACCAGGGAAGCTCTGCTTGAAGGCCTACAAGGTAACCGTCGTGCTTCTATGGGCGTATGCTTAGAGAACACACGTAAGTACCTAGCAGAAGCCGCAACAAGTGGTGCTACAAGCTCTGGAAATATCGCAACTTTAAATCGCGTTATTCTTCCAGTTATCCGTCGTGTTATGCCAACAGTTATTGCTAACGAAATCATCGGTGTACAACCAATGACAGGTCCAGTAGCTCAGATCCATACACTACGTGTCCGTTATGCTGATACATCATCAGGCGATGGTATCGTAGCAGGTGAAGAGGCATTATCACCATTCAAGATCGCCGCTGCCTATTCTGGTAACAACCAGGACGCAACTCCAGCTGCCGCTTCAACATCGGCTCTTGAGGGTGCACCAGGTAAGCGTATGAGCATCCAAATCTTGAAAGCACCTGTAGAAGCTAAGTCACGCAAGCTATCAGCTCGCTGGACCTTCGAGGCTGCACAAGATGCACAAGCTCAACAAGGTATTGATATCGAAGCAGAAATCATGGCTGCTCTAGCTCAAGAAATTACAGCTGAGATCGACCAAGAGATCTTAACTTCACTACGTACTTTAGCGTCAGTTGAATTAACATACGACCAATCGTTAGTATCTGGTACAGCAACATTCGTTGGTGATGAGCATGCCGCATTGGCAATCATGATCAACCGTGCTGCCAACTTGATCGCTCAACGTACACGTCGTGGTGCTGCAAACTGGGCAGTTGTTTCTAACCAGGCTCTAACGATCCTACAAAGCGCAACTACATCAGCATTTGCTCGTACTACAGAAGGCACATTCGAAGCTCCAACAAATACAAAATTCGTTGGTACATTGAACGGTGCTATGCGTGTTTATGTTGACGCATACAAGTCTGATACAGACAACAACAACCAAGTATTACTAGGTTATAAAGGTGCTAGTGAGGCAGATGCTGCCGCGTTCTATTGCCCATATATTCCTTTAATGTCTTCTGGTGTTGTTCTTGATCCAGCAACATTCGAACCAGTAGTTGGCTTCTTGACACGCTACGGCTATGTCCAGTTGTCTAACACTGCTTCTTCACTAGGTAACGCCGCAGATTACCTAGCTAAAGTTGCTATCAACAGCTCAACAGTTAGCTTCCAGTAATCCTGGAATATCGGTAAGCAAAAAGCGCTCTACGGAGCGCTTTTTCTTTGCCCCCAATAAATATCATGTACGCTCAAAAGAGTTTGTTGCGGCACCACCGCGCAGTGGCTAGAACCCACACAACACAAGGAGAAATTAAATGGCAAGAGGTTTAAAAACATCGGGTAATAATACTACTCAATATACCGGAGCAAACATACAGATCGATTCAGCAATAGGCCCAGAAATCGTAACTTATGTAGCAAACGTCAATACAACAACATATGCCACTACGGTATCTACATATGTATCAGTCTATCTAGGAGGAACAGTAGGAAACCCAACCGGTGTTACACCATTCGTGATCCAAACAGCGTTCCAAACAGCGGCCAGCGTGGCTTATAGTGATGGATATATTAAACGTCAACTAGGTCGTAGACAATTCCTGGTACAGAGCTTATCAGGTGGTTCAGCTACTCAAACAGTCTGTACACTAACTAACGTAGCACCAGGTAGCTTAACTGCACAACAGATGAGCATACAGGCAGTGACTACAACAGGAAGCGTAGTATATGTTGGACGTATCAGTGACAGATTTATCTGGACAGGCGCCAATGGAACAGGCACACGATACCTATATGTATTAGGTACAGGTGGTACAGTTCCTGGATCAACTAGCACTCTTGCTTATGTTAGCACAGCATCAGGCACTAGTTTCTATGTAACTACAAATGCTCCAGCATCAGCTCGAGTTCCAGCAGTAGGAACTTCTAATACCGTAACAGTTGTAACTAACTTAACACCAACTCCTATATCTTATGCTATAGTTGCTGGACTAGCTACACCTACTAGAAATTATTAATCTAGATATAGATTGATATCAATAAGGGCTCTTTTGAGCCCTTATCTGTCTGCAGGTAAATATAATCATGCCCACTCCTTGGTTCTATCCCACCGTCGTTTCTCAATATCCTGAATCAGATTACCATATTCCTTGGTTAGGAACTGGTAATGATTTTACATCAATAGTACAAGTGAGGACTAAATCTGATCTTACTTCTGTAGCTAACGATCTACAGCTAAGTAATCTAAGGACTAAATCTTACTATCTAACTCTCACGGGTTTTGGAATAGATCCTTCTTATATACCATCTCCATTAAATGGAATAGAACTGTATGTCAATGTAAGAAGAGGTGGAAGGGTGATAGATGATACGGTATCGCTTTATTATAGTAATCAAACTATCAGCACTAATCGAGCACAGGGAGCCATAACTGATTTAACGACCTATGGAGGGGAGACAGATCTATGGGATGCAGTACCTATGATATCTACACTGCTAACTGATCCAAGTTTTGGAGTTTTATTGAGATATCAAAGCAACGTTTTCTGGCCTCACAGGACTACTCCTAATATGCAACATGTGCAGTTACGCCTCTGGTAACAATAAATATATAAAAGGAAAAATCAATGGTAACCGATGTCGTTAGAGTTAATGGTAACTACAGTATACAAGCAAATAATGGTAGTATAACATTAGCCAGCCCCAACACGGTTATCAACGGAAATCTCACAGTATATGGAACCCAGACCAATGTAGATAGCGTTGATGTAACGGTAACAGCTACTATATTAGTCTTAAATCAAGGAGAACCCGGTCCAGGAGTAACAAGGATCACTCCTGGATTTCCTGCCAATAGCGCAGGTATAATGGTTTCAAGGGGTAGCGGAGACAGTACTAGCCAAGGCGCATTCTTGTTGTATGACGACAGCGTAGTTAGCAGTGACGGCACACATACCTATCCCGGAATGTGGAGATTTAACGGAACTACAGCCAATGGCAGTAACGAATTTGGCAGTGTTATACAGGTGCAGGCCATACGAACACCTAATGGTGCTACCTTAAATCTTTTAGGTGCAGACAATCCCAACGCTAAACTCACAGTCAAAGGTGCTAGCACAGTAACTACCTATGCGTCCAGGATGACTGATCCAGACGACATACCTAACAAAGATTATGTAGATCAATTCTATGCTAGAGGTACTACAGTTACACAAAAACTACAGGTCGGTAATAGCTTTATTGAGATATTAGATAACAGCGTTAACACCAACAGTCAATACTACAGTCCAGTAAATCAGGTCATAGCCGCCCTAGGAACTTCTAGCAATATCGTGTTTACATTAGCCGCACAGTCGGCACAGTTTCAAAATATTACCGTAGTCAATAGCACTATACAGGTTACTAATACCAGTACCAATACTAATCTAGCGCTGACTGCTGCCGGCAGTGGAAATATAGTACTCAACAACGCACTTCAACTAACATATACTACACCACCTAATGTAATCAGCGGTGCTATCAACATATATTCAACAAATACCGTAGGCGGAGGTGGCACAGGTTTATTTTATGTAAATACAAATAACACAGATGAACTAGTCAGCCGTACCAAGGCCATAGTTTATGGTATAATATTTTAAGGTAAAAAACATGGCTTTAACAAACGCAATCATAGCATCTACAACAACTACAGCTATATATGTTTCATCGGGGATCACAGCTATCACCACAATGATATTTTGTAACACAGGTGGTGCTGCCGGAACTCTTACTGTATATGCGGTAGCCAGCGGTAATGTGATAGGAACTAGTACTACGATACTGTCAGTACTACCTTTGCCAGCCACAGAAACTTTTACACTTGATACAGAAAAACTTATATTAGGAAACGGAGACACTATCTATGCACAGGCCACCGTTGGAACGATCGGAGTAACTGTCAGTAGCGTACCACTATAATGAAATATACAAAACGTCTAACTCTATATCGCGTAAATCCTAGCGATAATACTTTTGCGGTGCAAGGCGGAAACGTTTTGACTACCCTAACAGGAGCGATGCAGATACCTTCTGGACCTGAATCTGCACGTCCCAGTAGTCCTGTTAATGGCGAAGTAAGATATAACTCAACTACACAAGATACTGAACTTTACAATATTTCTGGATCAGGAACAGGCTGGGAAAAAATCAAGACCAATAGACAGACTGTTATAACTCCTCAAAATCTCGGCACAGGTAATTACTCAAATACTTTATTTGGACCGTTAGCTTATAATGTTGCTACTAATGCTCCTCAAAATGTTTTGGTATTTGTAGATAACGTTTTCCAGGTACCTAACACTAACTATACTCTAGTAACAGGTACTGGTACGAATTCTACAGCATCTATTGTGATATCAACTCCTCCAACGACTACTACAATAAAGATATCAACACTGACTAATATCTTAGTCGGTATGACTATAGCAACACAAACTGGTATATCCAACGGAACTACCGTAACCAATGTTAATAGCCTTACTAATTTTATCACAATAAATCCTGCTACCTTCGCACCTATAGGTGCTGGAACCGTGTTGACTTTTTCAGAAAGCGCAGGAGTCTACATCAACTTTACCAGCTCAGTCCCAGCCAAACCTGTTTTTGCCTTACTAGGTTTCGACGGTTATACAGGCTCCAATAACTAATAAATCCTAACTATCGATAAATAAGTTCGATGCCGTGTTTTTTTCGGCAGAACATACAGTGGTAAACCCGCTATGTAAGGTGGTTATCCGTGAAACTCGGAGGTTTGGGAGCTTGTTCGCATGGCTGTAGGTCGCATATCCGGTCCGTTACTTCAACAGAATTTATTCCGTGATAATGTTCCACTGGCCTTCTATAATACTAGTAGCCAGACAGAAAACCCAACCCTTTATCTAGATGTCACTGACGGATTTGTTGGTATACAGACTTCAAGTCCGCAATATCAACTTGATGTTTCTGGTACTATAAACGCAACTAATCTGCGTGTTATTCCTGGCACTTCTCAGCTAGGGAATATGTTATTCAACAACAATACCGTGGCAACATCAGTTGGCGGTATTACTATACAGCCTACTGGCGGAAATCAGATAATTTTAGGTAGCATAGTAACAGCTACTGGGCAAACGATATTCGGCGCTAATATTCAATCAAATACCACTACAAATGGTAGCGTGGTGGTACAAGGCGGACAAGGTATATCAGGAAACCTATATGTCGGCGGTCTAGGTTCTTTTAATACATTAACTGCAAAGACAGAAACAATTACAGGAAACATAAATTCTACAGGAACTACCACAGGAGCATTAGTAGTTAACGGAGGTGTAGGAGTCGGAGGAGATGTTTACGTAGGCGGTACTATCTACGGACATATCAGCACAGCTAGTATTTCTAACTTTTATTTTACTGCTACTACAGTTACTATAAGCAACACAACTACAGTAGGCGTTTTCTATCCAATGCTTTCCAGCACAAGCAACGGATATGTATCTGTTAATGCTACAGGATCTTTATATTATAACGCAAACACTAACGTTCTAACTAGTCCTTTTATCTATGTAAGCACGAATACAGAAAGTACAACATCTACTAATGGGGCTCTAATAGTCGCAGGTGGAGCCGGTATACTTAGTAATCTAAATGTAGGCGCTACATTATTTGCAAATACCGTTACCGTTAATAACAAACTATCGACTCCTAATTTATCTGCTACCAATGCCACGATAGGTAACCTAACCGGCACCAATGCTTCTATTTCGTCATTGACTGCTACAAGTATATTGGTCAATGGAAATATTGATTCCACTAGCACCACTACAGGATCTCTCCTAGTACAGGGCGGAGTCGGAATAACAAAAAGTCTAAACGTAGGCGGAAACATAGTAGCACAAGGCAATATTATCGCTAACGGTAATATAATCTTAGGAAGTAACACCACTACTGATACTTTAACGATTGATGCAGAGATAGCCAGCGACCTAGTTCCTGCTAAAGATAATACCTATAGCATTGGAACAGCTTCAAATACTTGGGCTACTGGCTACGTCAATACATTATATTCAAATATTATTTCTAATCAGTCTGGACAGATATCTATAAATCCGGCCGATAGTTTACTGAATATCAATGCCAGCATACGTGTAAATGGTGACAAACCTATCGGTACCGCACCGGTAGTAACTAATCTATTATATGTTACTATGGACGGAGATGATACCAATGATGGTCGTGCACAAGATGCCAGCCGTGCTTGCCGTACAATAGGCGGTGCGTTGAATAGTCCTTATTATGGACCAGGAACTAGCATACGAGTAGCACCCGGGCATTATTTTGAAAACAATCCTCTCTTGTTACAGCCTTATACCAGTATCATTGGACAGGATCTAAGAACTACTAGCATAGAACCTATCAATAAAACTCAGGATCTATTCCATCTTCAGAGCGGTTGTTATCTAGCACAGATGCAGTTTTTAAATGGTCGTAGTGGTGTGTTGCCAGGGTCATATGCAAGTGGATACAACAGAGGTGCTTACGCTACAGCTTATCCTCCAGAAGTAGACGGATCGCTGATAGATGTTTACCATAGCCCATATATACAAAATTGTACTAACCAATCTGGTCCTTGGCTCTATGATGGAACTCTTTTCGTTCCTAATCAAACCATACAAATTCCTCAGGTATTGGGAACTGGAACATGGGCTTCTAGTTCTACAAGTATTACTGTTGTTACCACCGGTACTATCGTAGTCGGTATGAGCATTAATGGAGGTCATCAAGATCCTGGGTATTTCAATGCTAGGACTTTGCTGTTGGCTAATCAGCAGTTTATACAAGAACAGGTAGTGGCTTATGTGAATCAAACATATCCTACATTTGTTTACAATCAGGCATTGTGTTTTAGAGATGTTGGCATTATCGTTCAAAATATCGCATATGATGCTACCTTTGGTGGCAATCAGAAAAGCGTAGAATCTGGCCTAGCTTATTGGAATGGAGTTACTAGCGTTGTCGCAGGAGAAATAACCCAAACTATCGCGGCTATTAACTATATCAATACTCTTTCTCAGCTGATAATCAATAACACGACGGCTACTAATAGATTAGGATCTAGCAGTACGTATTCTCAAGTTATTAATACAGCACTAACAGGCGGAAGTATATCCGGTCCTAATCTATCTACTAATATAGGAACTATTACTACCATCATAGCGAATGGTCCTACTAGTGCTCCTACAGAATATGTCAGTGCCGCGGTCGATAGTAGCTATCTAAGCGCTGAAGTTTTATTACAGCTGAATAGAAACTTTATACAAAATGATACTCTAGCATGGATAGCTAACACGTATCCTTCGTTTGTTTATAATACAGCTACCTGTTTCCGTGATGTAGGATTGATCATAGATGCCATAAGCCAGGATATACTAATCGGCGGAAATAGCAAAACTATAGAAGCCGCACTAAGTTATTGGAATAGCGGATATAGCCAAATAGTAGGACAGATAACTACTACTACGCAGGCCATAAGCCATGCCGCGAGTGTAGCATTGAATGTAATAACTAATACAGCCGTTACTCCACAGGTGGGAAATGCATCTACACAAACTATCAATACATATTTTAGTGGTGGTGGAGTAGCTACCCAATCAGTAAACAGAAACTTTAATATTATTAATAATATAATAATAAATGGACCAGGAGTAGCTCCTCCTACATTCCAGGGATATTCTGTATTTGCTCCTACAGGTATAACAGGAGATGATATAAAAGTGGCGCCTAAGGTAACAGCAGTATCTACTATATCATCTAATACCTATAACGTAACAATAAATGGGCCCACAGTAACTAGTTCAACTAATGCGGCATTATATTTTGGTTACACCGCAGTTTATCCTGTACAAGATACCAGCGTTCCTGATATATGGGCTCAACGTAGAGTAGATCCTAATGGTTCTATGGGAGGAAGCCTAGTTGACGGTTCAGTGGTCAGCAAGCGCAGTCCAATACAATCATTTGTCTATGACGCTTATACACAGGTTAACCAAGGTGGCAGAGGTATACATATCATCAACAATGGATACGCACAGTTGGTATCTGTGTTTACTATTTTCTGTTCAACCGCCGTTGAAGTTGATACTGGAGGAATAGCCAGTATCACTAACTCTAACAGCAACTTTGGTACATATTGCCTAGTAGCCAAGAGTTATGGAAGTAGAGAGTTTAGCGGAACTGTTTATAATCCTCCCTATCCAGGATTTGTACAGAACGGAGAATATTATCCTACCGGTTATTTCCCTAACAATGGAAGCGTATTGATATTTGTTCCTGATACATCTAACAGGCCGCATATCGCACAGTTAATGGAGATAATTCCTCCTTTAGGTTATATCAATAATCAAGGACTTCCTGGATTTGTAGGAGGCCAAGTAAACACAGGTACGCTGACTACTGGATCTATCACTATATCTGGAATCGATGTTTCTTCTGTAGGTATAGGACAGACAGTTTATGTAAGAGATCAATACGGAAATTCTTCAAAGAATGGCGTGCCATATGTGGCCACAGGTACGATAGTTTCTGATGTAGGATTCCAAACAATCACACTTAATCAAGCTATAGTGACAGGAGGTGGCGATACTACTAATCCTAACTATTTTACTGTATACACCTGTGGCAATGCTTATTACACAGTATTAAGCAGTACAGCATATCCTAATCCTGTTCCTGTTGGCCAATCTATGATACCACAGATACAGGGCAATGAAATAGTCGCATTAAACTTTATCAGTACTCTTACACAGGCCGTGGTATCAAATATCACAGGTACGAATTATTCGACACAGACTCAAACTATAGTTCCTACAGTCACTGGCGGATCTGGATCAGAAAGTTTTATAGCAGGATTTTTTAATACCATCACTAACATAGTAGCTAATGGTGTTAATACTCCTATTCCTTTAGTGACTTCAGGTACCATACCAAGCGGAGCTGGTAGTGCCATCACATTGATACAAGATAACATAGAATATATCACTCAAGAGACAGTAGGATATATATCGACCCTATATCCTAATAATCCAAACTATAGCAGGACTACCTGTGCTAGAGATATAGGACTGATACTAAACGCCATCACACAAGATTTATTATTTGGAGGAACTAGCCAAAGTACTTTCGCTGGTTTACAATATTGGAGTCAGAATACAAATACCAATGCGATCATTCCTGGAGAAGCTACAACGACTACTGCGGCTATAAACTATCTAAGTAGTTTGTCTCAGCTTATAGTACAGAATATAACCACAGGCACACGTTATCAAAGCACGGTTTCGCAGGTAACTAATGCCTATACTGGTACCATAGCAGAAGCAAACACACTCGCTGCCGATTTTTCTGTAATAACAAACATATTAACTAATGGAACCGCAGGAGTGACTGATCAGATAGTGCCTAATGGACCAGTGGGTCTATTACAGTTGTTCACCGTACAATATGCATTCAATCTGCTAGAAGCAAACAAAACTTATCTGCAGGCAGAAGTTAATGCCTATATACGTGCTACTAACCCTGGATTCGTATATGATTCAGTGATCTGTGCCAGAGACGTTGGATACATCATAGATTGTGTAGGATTTGATTTGCTGTATGGCGGAAACAGACAGGCGATACAGGCAGGCGTATATTATTATGGTTATAGTTCAACTGTTCCTTCTATATCTAATGAGACTACGGCTACGATAGCTGCCTATAACTATCTCAGCCAGCTGATACCATATGTAGTAAAAGGAATAACTACAGCTACGGTACAGACATCAGTTCCTCAAGTTATACCTTATGCTACTGCTACTAATGCTCAGGTAACTGTATTACAGCAGGAAATCAATACTATTACTAATATAATATTAAATGGACCAAGCGTAGCAGGACCTAAAGTACCAATAGGATTGACAGCTACTAACAACACTCTATTGTTAAATGCGGCCAATGCTATTATACAAAATACAGCTTTCCTCAAAGCAGAACTAGTAGCCTATATCGATAGTTTCTTTGATCTAGGATCATATCAAGCCAAGTGTGCTAGAGATGTTAGACTAATATTACAACAGTTAATTTATGATCTTGAAAACGGTGGAAACTATAATGCGGTTTATAGTGGTTTGAGCTATTGGTCAAGAGCAGGCACATACCATTTAGTTAATCTAGAAGAAAATGTAACCGATCCTACGCTATTCCCAGATGGTTGTACAGCGAATTTCTATCAAAGGAGCTATATCAGCGCATCTGGATATACATTTGAATATGTAGGAGCAGGTACTAACTATGGATCTTTACCTCAAGTAGGAGTAGCAGATCCTCAACAAGACCAAGAAGTGGTCATGTTAGATGGAGGAAAGGTATTCTATACATCAACAGACCAAAACGGAGATTTCAGGATAGGACCAGAATTGGTTATCAGCCAGGCGACTGGTGTACTAAGCGGACGAACATTTACAAAATCACTGTTCGCTAACCTGACACCATTTATATTAGCGATCGAACAAGGATAAAATCATGGCAGCTTTACCATTAAACGTCTTTAAAACAAAAACATCTATACTAGGTAGCAATACGACCACCTTTGTTTACACAGCACCAGTCGGAGTTACATCTATTATATTGATGGCCAATGTGGCAAACATAACACAAAACGTCCAATATGTCACCATGTCGCACTATAGGAATCTTCCTGTCCTTCCGGATAGCCAAGGAAACGGAGGACAACCGGGTAATGTTACTACCGAGATAGCAAAGAGTTTCGGTATCCCAGGGGATAACAGTGCCAATATGTTACAAGGAAAACTGATTATCGAAAGTCTAGATAGTATTATAGCCTATGCCAATAATACATCAACTTGTAAATTAGTTTTAAGCGTGTTAGAAACAGCTAACGCATAATAGAGAGATATAATGCCAACGATACTCAGCGGAGCAGTAGTCCAAACAGGTAGCAGTAGTAGTTTTATTACTCTTGCTCAAGCCCAGCCTGCCCTGCAGATTACTCCTAGTACTAATACAGGCTATACAATAATAGTTAATACGGCTAGTAATATTGAATATACTAACCTATTAGGAAGCCTGGTATTCGATAGCGGCACTATAACCAACTATAACTCCGGCACTGACATAGGAATATATAATTTAGGCGGTGGATTCTTACAAGTATATACTTCTACCTTCCTTAATAATACTTCTGCTGTAACTGACGGAACTGATAGCTATGGAACTACATCGGGTGCGTTTGTAGTTACAGGCGGAGTTGGCATAGGTAAAAACCTTAATATAGGGGGCATAACAACTATTGCCGCCAATATAGCCAGTAACAGTACACAAACAGGTAGTTTGGTAGTAGGCGGTGGTTTCGGAGTAGGCGGTGATATCTATGTAGGCGGAAATCTAGTATTCACGAATGCCAAACAAGGCACATTAACATCAGAAAAAGTAACAGTATTAGGAACTTATACTTCAGTATCGACTACTACAGGAGCCGTAGTAGTACAAGGTGGAGTTGGTATAGGAGGTAGTTTATATTCTGGTCCTGTCTATGATAACGGTAATCGAGTAGTAAGCGTAGTCAACGCCGGAAGAGGAATCGCAGTTTCTACCAGTTCAGGTCCAACAGTATTAGTAACAAATACTGGAGTGCTCACCCTTACAGCAGGAACAGGCACAGTAGTTAATACATCAACCGGTGATATTACTGTATGGATTAATCCAACAAACGTGTTACTGACTTTACAACAAGTTACTAATGCGGGCAACACAACTAATCTTCCTGTATATTTCAATAATCAATCTAATGCTATCAGTAGTATAACAGGTGCTGTAGTCGTAGCAGGTGGTGTTGGTATATCTCAAGATTTATATATTGGCGGAAACATAACTGCTAACGGTGTTAATCTAACTAGTTCTGCTAATAGTACCCTACAGGCCAATAATGGTATCTTTAAGACATTGTCTGTTACTGGAACTAACTTCAGTACTACTACATTTTCTAATAACGCACTGTATGTAGCGGGTGGAGCAGGAGTAGGATCTAGTCTAGCTGTAGGAGGAGATGCTGTAATCTACGGAAATCTCTATGTTCAAGGAACCTACACTACATTCGTTACGCAGAATATAGCTATAGGTAGGAATGTTATAGCATTATCTACAGCTTCTGGTCCAGCTATACTAGCTAATGGTAGTGGAATCACAGTTGGACCAGTGGCATCTCCTTTTGCTAGTTTCTTATATGATGGCATAACTTCTTGGCAAAGTCTTGGTAGCATCAATCCAACACTAGATCTCGCATATAATCTTGGATCTTCTGGATTAAGATGGAATACGGTATATGGCGGATCTGCCATATTTAATGATGGTGCTAACAGTATCAGCACACAAACTGGTGCTTTGGTAGTACAAGGTGGCATAGGAGTCAGTGGAGATAGCTTATTTGCTGGTGAAATCAAGTTTACCAGTCCTCTACAGGCCACATCTACCTTGACAGGAGCACTGATAATACAGGGCGGAGTTGGTATAGGTGGTAGTATCTATGCTGGCAACATCTACAGTAATGGAATATTATTGACTTCCGGAGGCGGAGGCGGCGGAGGCACTGGGACTATAAATCTAATAGCAGGTGCTGATATAGCTCTAACTACCACCACACAAGGCACGGTCATCTCCAATACCAGCACTCTACAGACAGTCACCAGTAGAGGCAATACTACTATAAATCCAATAGTTATCACTAATGGTCAGAACAGCTATAACGCTACATCCGGAGCTCTACAGGTAACAGGCGGTGGCTCTTTTGCATCTAATTTATGGATAGGCGGTAATAGTTATTTTAATGGATATGCCACACAGTTATTTTCTACCAATACTTTTATCTACGATAACATAGTAGATCTGCATTTCAATGTCAATAACTGGACATATGATGATGGTAAAGATATAGGCCTTAAGTTTAACTACTACTATGGAGCATCGACCGCTACTGGTTTCTTAGGACGCAGTGACGCTTCGGGCCATCTAGTATGGTTCTCCACCGGTAATGAACTGGCCAATGGAAAGTTTACCGGCACCGGCGGAGTATTTGAAACAGGTAGCATACAGTTAAACTCAACTAGTACGGCCAGCATCACATCTCTAGGTGGTATAGCGGCCGCTGGTCCTTTATATATCAACAACTCTGCTACCATATCTGGTACTATCTATGCAGGACCCATATTCTCAAACTATGCTCCTGTATTAACATCAGCCAATCTAAGTAGTTTTGGTGTCGCAGACATCATAGCAGGTACCGGAACTAGCGTTAGCTCTAGCACAGGTAATGTGATAATATGGAATACTCTCAACCTAAATCAAGTTAGTCAGAATGGTAACACGACTAGTTTTCCGATAGGTATACTAAACGGGACCAATACCTACAGCACAGCGACAGGTGCCTTGACAGTTTCCGGTGGCGTAGGTGTTAATGGTGGAGTATTTGTTGGCGGAACTGTAACAGCCACTAATGCCACTTTCAATAATCTCGCTGTACAGATAGAAAATATATCAAACAGCCTGACTATCAATAGCACACAGCAGATTCCTTTACAGATAACTAATCCTCAGAACGGAACCAGCACTGTATTAATTAATGCTGTAGGTACAGATACCAATAGTCATGGTGGGCTAGTGATTCAAAATAACTTAGGAAATTATCTTGAGTTAGGTATCAATAGTTCGGGTAGGACCATATCTCAATATGGAGTAGGTTCTGCTTACCTTTACACTAATCCTTTCCTACCATCTCTTAATATTGGTAATAGTAGCACTATAAACTTCTGGTCACAGAACGTAGCTAGTGCGAATCCACCCGCAATGTCCATAGCTAGCACTACTACTACGATTATTAATAATCTATTGGTAGAAGATAATAGTTATAGTAGTACTCCTAGTGCAGGTATAATCATACAAAGTAACGCAACAACAAGCCACGGTAGCCTAACCTTTAGGAATGTTAATGCGAATGGGCAGAGTTATACATGGGATGTAGGCGGAAATAACAGGGCCGGTGGTAATGGGTCCGTGATAAGCGAAGGTAGCCTTACTCTTTTTGATGATATAGCAGGAGTTTATCGCCTGGCTGTACATAAAGGGTCTGGCGCTGTATTGATAAATCAGATCACAGACGACGGATTTAACAAGCTACAGGTAACAGGTGGCATCAATACAGACAATCTAAACGTAGCTAATTCGGCTACTATTGGACAGAGCCTTACGGTAGGCGTGACCACGTTTAACGGTTTCATAACAGTTAATACCAGTAGTATTTTCAACGGTGTTGCCAAATTCTATAACACAGCGAGTTTTTATGGGCCTGTAGTGATAACAGGCACCGTAGTTATAGGAAGTAGCGCACTACAAACCTCTGTAACCTTGGTAAATACAACGAATCCAACATCTATTGATAGTTTTGATTCTACGTTGTATAGATCCGCTAAGAGTTTAGTACAGATAGAAGACTTAGACAATGGAAGTTTTTATGTTGTAGAAGTCGTGTTGCTAGTCGATAATGCGAGTAATGTTTATATAAGCCAGTATGGTATTATAACAACCGCTTCTCCTCTAGGAGATTTTTCGACAGGGATAGTGGGTAATAATGTAGTATTGTATTTCACAGCATACGATACTACAAATAAAAAGATCAACGTGGTGCAAACAGCGATAAGTGTCTAAGGATAAAAGATTATGTCAATAACAAAAGATTTTGTAGTCAAACAAGGCGTAACGATACAGGGAACGGCAACTAGCCTTAGCACCAGTACGGGCGCTTTGTTGGTCGCTGGCGGCGCCGGTATAGCAGGTAGCGTTTTTGCTTCTGGTATAGGTAGTTTCGGAGCCAACACACCGGGTACAGCTACTACAAGTACTACGACATCACAAACATTGCGTATAACTTCGGGCGGTGCTGGTGTAGTTGGAGACAGTTTATTCCAAGGACAAGTTGCTATCGCTGGCAGTACCTACATATTAGGAACCGCACCAGCCAGTACTACCAATACAGGAGCTCTACAGGTCCTAGGTGGAGTAGGCATCGGCGGTGCTGTATACATCGGCACTAGCAGTTATATCGCTGGCAGCCAGATATTAACACAGGCTACTCTAGGAGCTTTAGCAGTAACCAGTATCATCGGCGGTACAGACACCAACGTTAGTTCATCTACAGGTGCTGTAACGGTATGGAGCACAGCAACATTAGCGTCTGTCAGTGGAAGATCAGGACCAGGATATGCGGCAGGTGTCACACCTAATGCCATAACCATACAGAATTATACAGGTAGTGTTAGCACGAACTCAGGCGCACTGATAGTTACAGGCGGCGTGGGTATATGGAATACATTAACTGTTGGCGGTGCTGCCAACATAACTGGAATCATAAATGGCAGTGCTAGTTTAAGCATCGCTACAACAGCCAGCTTCGGAGGAACAGCTAACGCTACTAATACTTTCACTGGCGCGGTAGTAATGGTCGGTGGATTAGCTGTAGCCCAAACTGTTTATTCTCAAGGACACGTAGTAGTTGGAACAAATGCTAGCGTGAGCACCACGGCATCTAATGCCCTAGTAGTAAGCCAGGGTGGATTAGGTGTACAAGGTACTGCTTTAATCGGCGGTAACACAGTATTACAATCTCCAACTAACGGCACCTCAACAGGCACAGGACAAGCATTATTAGTAGCAGGCGGCGTCGGAGTCGCGGCTAATCTAGTAGCAGGTAAAGTTATCACTGCTGATCAGACAGCGGCTACCTCCGGCGGCGCAGGAAGTCTGCAGATAGCAGGCGGTGCTTATGTAGCCAACAACATCTATGTCGGTGGCGGAACACAGAGTACAGGAACACAAAACGGTAGTTTGGTAGTAAGCGGCGGCGTCGGTATAAGCCAAAACTTAAACGTAGGTGGTACAGCGTACATCACAGGTGATCTGTATGTTGACGGTACCAACTTTATCGTAAACAAAAATATAATAGCTACTGGAGATTCTACTCTAACCTTATCAACAGGATCTACCAGTAGCGTTCTAGCTACAGGTGCTGGTCTACAGATTGGAAACACAGCCACTCCTTATATCTCTTGGTTGTATGATGGTATAGGAAACTGGAAATCTAGTGGCGGTATCATATCTAGTAGCACTATCTATGCCAGCAGTGGTTCATTAGCAACCAACACTCTAACAGGTGCAATACAGGTATTAGGCGGAGTTGGCATCAATGGCAACATCTATGTAGCAGGTAATGGCGCATCAGCTAGCAGTTCATCAGTGGCCAGCCAGAGTATCGTTATCAACACCAATGGTATAGGCGTTACTGGTAACAGTTATTTTGCCAGCAACGTAGGAATCGGCGGTGCCTATGGACTAGGCGTAACAAACAACATAGGCGTTGGCAATCAAGTAATCATATCAGGAACTAGCGCAGTAGGTAGCACTAGCTCTATCAGCTCACAGGCATTGGTAGTAACAGCCAATGGTATGGCTATCAACGGCGCAAGCAATATCAACGGTGCGCTATCCATTAGTGGTTTAACTCAGATAACTAATACCACTAACAGCACAGCGTTTGGTAACGGCGCATTGACCGTATTAGGTGGTGTAGGTATAGCACAAAACTTAACTGTCGGCGGTACTATATTTGGAAATCTTACAGGTGTCGCAACCACAGCTACTAATATAGCAGGCGGTGCTACTGGTAGCATTCCTTATCAGACTACTGCTGGCAATACAGCGTTTATAGGTATCGGCCAAGCTGGATTCTTGTTAGTCAGCAATGGATCATCAGCAACATGGTCAACAGCAACTAGCATTCCGGTCGGTATCGCGTTGGACGCTATCAACATAGCAGTAACTGGTACGAATGCTAGCACACCTTATTACCTAGCTATGGTACAGGCGGTCAATCCGGCTAACTATTTTGAACCCGTATACAGCACATCTACAGTAACTATCACACCACAAACTGGAGTCGCTAGCTTCAGCGGTACTGTAGATTCAACTACCAGCACCAACGGTACTATCGTAACTACCGGCGGCGTGGGTATCGCCAAGAGCACAGTAGTAGGCGGAACCAGTACACACTATGGTCCCGTAGTAATCCTAAATAATCAATCTGCTACTACAGCGACTAGCACAGCCAGCTCGGCAGCTTTACAAATAGCAGGCGGAGCATCAGTACAGGGTTCTATATACGCAGGTAACATCTATGACAACAATAATAGAGTTATAACCAGCGTAACACCAACTGCTTCGACAGGTATCGCTATAACTAGCTTAGTTTCATCAGGACCTGCAGTATCATTTACTATCAACAACTTTGGTGTTACCAGCCTAGCAGGTACTACCTATCTAGGAGTTAGCAGTAATACAGGAAGTGTAACTCTAACAAATCTAGGTGTACAGACACTGACAGCAGGTACAGATACAGCAGTATCGGCCAGCACAGGTACTATCACGATATGGAATACAGCTACTCTACAGACTATAACCAACAGAGGTAACTCTACCACCAACGCTGTTTACATCACTAATGGTACACAGGCGGGTAGCACAGGAACCGGTGCGTTGACAGTACAGGGTGGCGCAGGTATTGGTGGAAATCTATATGTAGGCGCCACTTTAAATAGATCAGGTAACGTTTCTAGTTCAAGTTGGTTAGCTAGCGGTGTAGCTATAGTCAGTTCAACAGCTACATTTACTGATACAGTATTGACAGGTCCACAAGGTCCGGTAGCGATCAATGCCTTTGGTGTTCCGACTCTCGCGGCCACTAACACTCCGGTATACAGTGATGCGGCCACAGTTTACATAGCGGGTGCTCCTAGCACATCGACTGGTGTCAGTGTTACAAATCCATGGAGCTTGTTGATACCTAACGGTAACGTGAAGTTTGGAGCCACAGCTACCAGCGTCAGCACAGCAACGGGCGCACTAGTAGTAGGCGGCGGAATCGGAGCAGGTGGAGCAGGTTATTTTGGTGGATTGGTACAGGCAGGAGCTACAGTAACTGCTACGTCTGTGGTTGGATTCGTTTCAAATAACGCCACTATAGCTACCTATACCAGCGGTGTTATCAGCACTACTACACAGCAGACTCTAGATGTATGGAGCTCTAGTACCTACAGGACTGCTAGATATACTATACAGGTAGTAGATACAGGATTTACTCCTAACTATGTCTACAATACTGAAATGATGATATTCCATGACGGTGCTGGAACTGTTTACAAGAGCGAATATGGAATGACCTTTAACGGTTCAATATTAGGCAACTTTGATGTCAACATGATTGGACAGGGCGTGCAACTGGTGTTTACTCCGACTTATACTCCGGCTAACATGACCATCAAGGCACACAGGACCACGCTGTCTCTATAAACTCGTCACTTTCCGCTTTTAACTAAATACTCATAGTCGAAAGTGGAAAGGGAAGCTAGAGACCATGTCTGTTAATAATAATTTCGTCGTCAAGAACGGCCTGGTTGTCACCACCACGGCTTCAATCCAAAGCTCATTAGCTTCAACCTCAACTACCACGGGCGCATTAACGATCGCAGGCGGAGTCGGCATAGGAGGTAATGTATACATGGGCGGATCCACACATTATGTAAATTCAAATACTAGCGCGGTGTATCAGTTTTATAACGCAGGTACAGGTAGTTTAGATACGGTATTTGGATAATGGCTACAGCACAGAGATTATATCCTGGAGGCCTATTACAGGTCTATAGTAACTTTGATGAAGTTACTTTCAATCCCACCAGTGGTCAGGTTACTAATCTATTCCCCTACAGCCAAAACTTCTCACCAACTACACCTTGGGTAAAATATTCCACGACCGATACAGTATATCTTAACACAGCGTCAACACTGGCACCAGACGGTACTACAAGTTCTACGCTGATCATTCCAGGAACTAATTCTGGTTATCATATGTTTACACATATTGGACTGATATTTGGAACAGGTACTATCAGTATATTTGCTAAACCAGCAGGCTATAACTACATAGGCCTTAGTAATGGTCCTTATAATACCACTAAGTTTAATCTCACAGCTACCAGTGTCGCTGTGCTAGGATCAGGATGGACCACAGCTAGTATCGCTTCTGTAGGAAATGGATGGTGTAGGGCACAGGTTAGTTCTACAGGATCAGTAGGATGGGGCACCATGTACTTAGAAGTTCCTAATAATCTAGATCAAGAGCAATACGCCGGAGATGGAGTTAACGGAGTATACATATGGGGAGCACAGGTAGAAACTAACCCCACAGCCAGTATCTATGTTCCTACCACGGCAGGAGTCGTGTCGTCCAGTCCGGGATCTAAAACCGTAAACCCAGGTATCATATACACTACTGGACAGTTTGATGAAGTGACCTACAACTCTACCAGTAGTTATATCGTTAACAACTTACAAAACAGCCAATATTTTACCAGCACTAATTGGGCCACAAGCAACAGCACTGTTTTCCTAAATACCACTACTGTTACCGCGCCCGATGGCACATTGACCGCTACTAAACTTATGGATCTCTCTGGTTCGGGATATCACTACCTGTCTTATATTACACCGTTTAATCTAAACTCTGGAACGAGTTATACTTTTAGTCTTTATGCTAAAGCTGCCGAGATACCTAATATCGGTGTTTACATACCGAGTAGCGCCTCTGGAGCAAAATATAATCTAACAAATGGTTCTTTGATATCTAATGACGCTAATATCACTAGCAGTATAGTTTCATATCCTAATGGGTGGTGGCGGATCAACGCTACCTATAGTGCTCCATCTTCCACAGTTAATAACCTTCAAATATACCTAATGAATCCAGGGACTAGCTATTCAGCTACTGGAGGTCAGGGGCTTTATATCTGGGGCGCCCAGTTTGAACCAAATGCCACTACATCGTCGATCTATGTAGCTACGACCTCAACGACTTCTCCTAGTTTTGCTAGTAGGGTAAGTAGCCAAGGAAACTTATATGTTCCTGGCTATTTTGATGAAGTTACATTGGCCAATCCAGTTCCTACTATAGTGACTAATGGACTACTATTCAACATAGACATGCAGAATTGGACACCATCTAATCCTTTGAACTTACTAGACAGTAGCGGTAATGGCAATAACTTTACCTTCTATGCGACTCCTAATATAACCACATACGGATATGTGGCCAACACTGGGACCAGTCAGGCCTATTGGTATGGGCCAGGAAACAACGGCGCAGTAGCATCAACGGCTTTCTTTCCGGGAAATATCAACTACAGTAAGTCTGCTGTGGTATGGACTCCAAATGGTAGCTTGTCTAATATCATAGGATCAACAAGCCAAGAAACCATGTGGGGAGCAGGAACTAGCTATCTATATGCTGGAAATAGCAGTGCTAACTATCAAGAAGGTACTTCTAGTCCTACTACATTCTCTGTAGGCCAATGGATGTATGTAGGAGTGAGCTACAATACATCTACTGGATGGCATATGTATATTAACGGATCGTTGGTAGGAACAAATGCTTCATCTGTTTCTAGGACCTCTAGCTCTACTCCACAACTATTCAGCTATTCAGGAAATGCTAATAATAGCATAGGTAAAATCGCTGCCGCATTGTTATACAATAGAGAATTAACTACTGCGGAACATCTACAGAATTACAACTATTATATCACGAGATATAATGGTTCAAGTCCAACTTAACCGGTGACAGAAAATATAAAATAAATACACGAATATGGCAAAACTACTCGGCGGCACGATAATATACGGTACAGGAACTATCCAATCTACACTATATGTAGGAGGGATACTCAATACGGGCACGGCAGTATCGAACTCGACTATCACAGGAGCCCTACAGGTAGTTGGTGGTGTCGGGGTAGGCGGTAACATCAACGCAGGCGGCTATATCACTGCCCAAAGCGGATTCTATGCTGTCAATACCTACACCGGAGGTTATAGTGACGGCATAGTAGTCGACTATGTCAATGGAACTATAGGTAATGGACGTATCAGTGTTGGCCCTCAAGATAATATCACATTCTACAATGGTGGTCCTGCGACTACAGCTACCATGCAGATTTCTTCAAGCGGTACTGTTTATGTTCCAACAGGCATCACATCAAACTCTACGCTCACAGGCAGTCTTGTAGTAGCAGGCGGAGTTGGCATCGGCGGTAACCTGTACGTAGGTGGTATCATCGCCGGTTCCATAAGCAGTTCAACCAATATATCTGGAGGACAAGCTGGTTATATTCCTATACAGAGTGCTCCTAACGCTACTAGTTTTATAGGTACAGGTAGTGTAGGTTATGTGCTACAGATGCAGATCAACAACACAGCTACTTGGGTAAGTACTGGTTCTTTGGGTATTAGCGGAGGCGGAGGCGGCAGCTTAAACGCCTATTGTAGCTACTATGTAACTAGCCCAACTGTGTCTACTAGCGGTGTCAATAACATAGCTATCGGATGTTGTGCTTTAAGTAATAATACTACTGGGTGTAACAATCTAGCACTAGGTTATGGATCTCTTAGATTAAACACCACTGGGACCAGTAACTTCGCCGTGGGCTATAGGACGTTGGCAGGTAACACAGGTGGATTTAATAATATCGCCATAGGATGCTGTGCGCTGTTAGGCAACACATTTGGATCTAGCAACTTTGCGGTTGGTTCGCAGACACTGGGAAAGAATACCTATGGCTGCAATAATACAGCGATAGGATCAGGAGCACTAGCTAACAATACTACAGGAAGTCAAAATTTCGCCGCAGGTCCTAATGCACTTGGAAACAATACGTTTGGTAACAACAATACAGCTATTGGGCAGGGTGCGTTGCTTGCCAATACCACAGGAAGCAATAACTTTGCTGTGGGTTATGCCGCACTCCGAGCCAACACAGGGGGAGGAAATAATCTAGCCCTGGGTACATGGGCTATGACCAATAGCATAACTGGACAGAATAACATAGCATTAGGTTATCAATCCATGAGCTTCTATGTGGCAGGATGTAACAATATTGCCTTAGGTGTAAACTCTTTATATGGATTAGCTGGCACTTATGGATCTAATAATGTAGCTATAGGTGGTAACACCATGCGTGCCAATACCACTGGTTCTAATAATACAGCTATTGGGTATGGATCCTTGAAATCCAACGTCACTGGCTGCAACAACGTGGCTATCGGCTATTATGGAATGCATAATAACATCTCCGGTCAGGCTAACACGGCTATAGGATATCAAACATTATATAATAACACCGGAGGTAACTTTAACACAGCGATCGGTTGTTATGCTTTATTCTGCAATACCACAGGTTGCTATAACACGGCTATAGGTCCTAGCGCATTGTATTTCAACACAGGTAGCGGTAATACTGCTATAGGATGTCTAGCACTAAATCTAAACACCTATGGCTGCATGAACATAGCTATCGGTAATAGCGCTATGAGGTGCAACCTTACTGGCTGTAATAATATAGCATTTGGCAATAATTCCATGTGTGGAAACCTAAATGGTAGCCATAACTTTGCCGCAGGCTGTCAGTCGCTTAACAATAACACCGCAGGTAACTATAACACAGCGATAGGCGTCAACGCATTATTTTGTAACACTACTGGATCTAATAATACCGCGTTAGGAAATAGTGCTTTATACCTTAACTGCACGGGATCAAACAACATAGCTATAGGATCTAGTGCTCTTGTTAAAAATACCTACGGTAATTCTAATATAGCATTGGGTTATCAGTCTTTATGTGCCAATACTACAGGACAGAATAATATCGCCATGGGCACCTGTGCTTTGGTAGCTAACAATACAGGCAGTTTTAACGTAGCCATAGGTTGTAATGCGTTATATGGCAATACTAGCGGTAACTACAACAATGCTGTAGGTGTTTTTTCTCTAAGGAACAGTACTACTGGTATAGCCAACTTCGCAGGAGGTTACGCAGCCTTATCAAGTAATTCATCAGGTAGTTACAATACAGCAATAGGTCATTGTTCGATGGCTTATAATAATACCGGTAACTGTAATATAGCATTAGGTCCTTATTCCTTATATGGTATAGTCACAGGATGTAATAACTTTGCCGCAGGTGCTTATGCTCTTTTCAGCAATACAGGAGGCTGTGCTAACGTGGCCATCGGCCTTAGCGCTCTTAACAAAAACACCACTGGTTATGGAAACGTAGGCATTGGTGCTAATTCTGGATACAACAATACTTCAGGATGTGATAACATATCCGTGGGAATCTGTGGATTATACTGTAATATAAGCGGCAGCCATAACATAGCTATCGGAGCCTGTGCATTATATGCCAATACCGGCACCAACAACGTGGCTCTTGGATTTACTGCTTTAAGAAATAACAGCTGGGGCTATGGCAACATAGCAGTGTCTAGAGGAGCTCTGTGCCATAACACATATGGACAGAATAATATCGGTCTTGGTAGTCTTTCTCTATATTGCAACACCGTAGGCTGTAGCAACTTTGCGGCAGGTGTATGCGCTTTATATTCTAACACCGCTGGTAATAGCAATATAGCTATAGGCGCCAGCGCCTTGCTTTACAATACGACCGGCTATAATAACATAGCGATGGGCTGTTTATCATTGTTTTCTAACACTAGTGGTTACAACAACATCGCCATGGGCTATCAGGCCCTGTATCTCAATACCTATGGAGTCCATAATATAGCGTTTGGACAGGCAGCAGGCTATTCTTTAACGACCGGTAGTAGCAACTTCGCCGCGGGATATACTGCTCTTAACAACTTAACTACTGGTTGTTCAAACATAGCCATAGGTATGCGAGCCTTATTCTGCAGTACCTATGGTGGCGGAAACTTTGGAGCCGGTGGCTACACTCTGTTTAATAACACCACTGGCTGTAACAACACAGCTATAGGTTGCTATGCTGGCTGCGGATATACCGTTAATGGAGGTAATAACAACGTAGCGATAGGTTATCAAGCATTGTATTGCAATACCGTGTCTAATAACATAGCTATAGGCTATAGGAGCATGTTCGCCAACACCTACGGAGCGCAAAACATAGCCCTAGGAAGCCAGACATTGGCTAGTAATATCAGCGGAACTACAAACATAGCCATAGGCTGTAACTCACTACAATTCAATACCGGCGGTAGTTGTAACGTGGCACTAGGTTATGGATCTCTACGATTTAATACCACAGGTTCCGGAAACTTCGCAGTGGGCTGTAATGCTTTATATTCTAACACCGGCGGTAGCGGTAACACGGCCATCGGAACTGGCGCTTTAGGCTCCAATGTTATAGGAGGAAGTAATTTCGCTGCTGGTCAGGGCTCATTAGGCAGCAATATCAGTGGCTGTAATAACGTGGCCATCGGCCAGAACGCATTAGGCAAGAACTATTGTAATCATAATTTCGCCGCTGGCTATCAGGCCATGTATAATAACACCGGAGGTAGTGGTAATACCGCTATCGGTTGTTTCGCATTAAATGCCAATACTTATGGCGTCATGAACATAGGTATCGGTAATAGCGCACTGGTGAAAAACACCACAGGTAACTGGAACATAGCCTTAGGTAATAACAGTTTATACTATAACACAGGTGGATGTAACAACTTTGCCGCAGGATGCCTAGCATTGTTCTGTAACACTACAGGTAACAACAATATAGCTGTAGGTAATAATGCGCTTTATGGCAATAGCGGAGGTATGATGAACGTGGCCCTAGGGTGTTTTGCCTTGCAGGCCAATACTACAGGTAGCAATAACTTCGCTGTTGGTTATGCTACATTATACCGCAACACTATAGGTAATAATAATGTCGCCATAGGTTCGGCCTCGCTATATGGTAATCAGACGGGCTGTAGCAATATCGCTATTGGTCCCAATGCTCTAAGATGTAACACGTCGGGCAGTCATAATATAGCATTAGGCTGTGCGGCCATGCTGTGTAATACCTGTGGCTACAACAACGTAGCTATAGGACAGAACGCATTAATATGTAATACTACAGGAAACCAAAACGTTGCGCTGGGGCAGAATACCTTATATTTTAATACCGGTGGTAGCTACAATATGGCCATAGGTAGCTGTGCCCTTTTCAGAAATATATGTGGTAGTAATAATATGGCCATGGGTATATATACCTTAGCCAGCAATACCTATGGAAGTTACAACGTTGGTATCGGTGACTGTGTGTTAACTAAAAATACAGCAGGTGTTTATAACTTCGCATTTGGCCACGGTGCCATGTATGGTAATACCTACGGTAGTTATAATGTTTCGTTGGGAGGAAGAGGATTATGCTGTAACCTAAGCGGTTGTTATAACATAGCATTGGGATATAATTCTTTAGCACAGAATACTGCTGGTAACTGTAACATAGCATTCGGAGTGTGTAGTTTATTCGCTAATACTACCGGTGTTAACAACTTTGCCGCAGGTGCCGGCGCACTAACTAGCAATACCACAGGTTGCGGAAATACAGCTATAGGCTGTGCCGCACTTTGCAATCACACAACCGGTATAAACAACTTCGCTGTAGGCGGAGGAGCCATGAAGAATGTTACCTATGGTGCCAACAACACAGCATTTGGATTCTTTTCGTTATATTGTAGCCTAATCGGTTCCAACAATACTGCTATCGGTTGCGCATCAATGCAGTATAACACAGGTAGCCAAAATATTGCGGTCGGGGCTTATACACTAAGAGGAGCCAATGGCGCCTGCAACTGCGGAGGTTGCAACATCGCGATGGGCTATAGTTCGATGTCTTGTAATACATACGGAAGCACTAACGTGGCATTAGGTTTTCAGACATTGAATTGTAATATCAGCGGTAGCAATAACGTAGCTATCGGCTCCAATGCCATGACCTGTAATATAGCCGGTTACAATAACATCGCTATAGGTAACCTGCCGTTGGTTTCTAACACAGGCGGTACCTACAACGTGGCGCTAGGTGCGAGGAGCATGTACGGTAATACTACTGGTAGTGGAAATATAGCTATTGGCTGCCAGTCACTGTGCGCCAATACGGTAGGTGGTTCTAACATCGCGCTAGGTGGTCAGGCCATGTTCTGTAACATCAGCGGCGTAAACAATGTGGCCATTGGCCAGAGTGCTCTTTACAGCAACACCATAGGCTGTAACAATCTAGCTATCGGACTATTTTCTCTTTGTGGCAATACCAATGGTGTGCATAATGTTGCGTTAGGACGAGAAACTCTATACTACAACACAGCTGGTAACTTTAATACTGCTATCGGTTATTGCTCACTTTATAACAATACAGTAGGCACTAGTAACATAGCTATCGGCTGCCAGACGCTTGTTAGCAATACCGCCGGAAATTATAATCTAGCGATGGGAGTCAACGCACTATGCTCTAATACATATGGTTTAAATAACATAGCTTTAGGTTACACTGCGTTATCAAAAAATACCACTGGCGGTCAAAATATTGCTATTGGATGCCAGAATTTGTTTGCCAACACTGTCGGCGGGCAGAATATCGCTATGGGTAGTAACGCTATGTTCTTCAATACATCGGGCTGTTGCAATATTGCTATAGGTAGCGCCGCATTATATGGCAACACAGGAGGTAGTGATAATACTGCTATCGGCCAAGGCGCACTACAGAAAAATGCCACAGGTTGCCATAACGTAGCGATTGGCTATGCAACATTAAACGTTTCTACTGGTACTGTATGTAATATAGCTATTGGCTTCCAAGCCATGCGCTACAACACATATGGTAATTGTAACATCGCTGTTGGTATAAATGCCTTATTACGTAATACATGCGGTTGTTTAAACATAGCACTTGGTACGAAAGCCTTATATGGTAATGTGTGCGGCTGTAATAACTTTGCTGTAGGGTACGGAACATTACGTAACAACACAGGTGGTAGTTACAATATCGCTATGGGCTTTGTATCCATGTGTGCGAACACCACCGGTGTCAACAATATCGCCTTAGGAGCATGCACTTTATATAACAACACCTACGGTTGCAATAATATAGCGATAGGATTGTCGGCTTTATGCTACAACACTACTGGTATCAATAACTTCGCCGCTGGTTACCAAGCTCTAACAGCCAACACGAGCGGTAACAATAACATAGCTATAGGCTTGTGCGCACTATCAGCCAACACAACAGGTAATGCCAACGTAGCACTGGGATGGTTATCTCTATGTAAAAACACTACTGGACAGAATAACGTGGCTATAGGCTGCAATACCTTGCTATACAATACCTATGGATACAACAACTTTGCTTCCGGTATCAATGCCATGCGTTGTAATACTACAGGTTGTAATAACGTGGCCATAGGTCCTGGTTCGATGCAGTTAAACTGCTGCGGATCTTTTAATATAGCAATAGGTCCATCTACCTTGTATTGTAATACCGCAGGTAACTACAATGTAGCATTAGGTGGCAACGCACTCTATGGAAATATTACTGGGTCATTTAATACTGCTATAGGACTAAATGCGTCTTACTGTAATCAATTTGGCAGTGGTAACTTTGCCGCAGGTTTCTGTGCTCTTTACAATAATACAGCCAGCGGCAACCTAGCTATAGGCTGTACGGCTATGGTCTTTAACACCACTGGACAGAATAACATAGCACTAGGTACGAATTCTCTCTGTGCTAATACCAGCGGTTGCACTAACGTAGCGGTAGGATATGGAGCTTTAAGGCAAAATACCACAGGCAACGCTAACGTAGCGATAGGTGTATATACACTGGCATGCAATACCACTGGCTTTTGTAATATCGCTATAGGAGCCTCCGCCCTAGTCAATAATACGGCTGGCTGTATCAACATCGCAATCGGTGGTGGCGCTATGGGCGCTAATACTACCGGTTATGGCAATAATGCCATAGGAGTTACAGCACTAGGCTGTAATCAAGGAGGAAACTTTAACGTAGCGATAGGCCAACGTGCCGCTTGGGCCAACACCGCAGGTAGCCAGAACGTAGCTATAGGACAATGTAGTCTACGCTGTAATAGTCTAGGAAGCAATAACCTAGCTATCGGTGGACAGGCTACGATGTGTCTCAGCACAGGCTCTTGTAATATAGGTATAGGTTCATTCGCTGGATGTGCTATCACTAGCGGTAACGGCAATGTGGTAATAGGCGGCTATGGCGGAACTAACATGGCTACCAATAATAACACAGTGGTCATAGCCGATGGTTCTGGTAATGTCAAGATGGGATTCACCAATACCGGAGCTATGTTTGTAGGTTCGAATATAACCAACTTTGGTGCCAATGGACAGGTACTGCAGTCATTTGGTCCTGGAGGAGCTCCTAACTGGGTCAATCCTGCCAGCATCACAGTAGGTACTGGAACCAACGCACTCAACAGCTATGTTACTGATGATAGTTCAACAGGCAATCCAGAATATGTAACATTCGTCAATGCTACCAATACCTATACGGGTATAAGGTCTAACAGCGCCAGTTTTACTTACCAACCTAATATAGGACTGTTGACTACCCCGTCGCACTACATATCTAGCACAGCGGCCAACACAGCTACTACATCTAGCAACGCACTTTATGTAGCAGGTGGTTCATATCTAAACAGCCTGTTTGTATTGAATCAGGCCACATTTGCTGGACCAGTGGTATTCAACGGAACTGCTACCTATGTCTACAGTACTAATACAGTATATACAGATAACATCATAGAACTACATGCTCCTCCCGGAGGAGTCAACGGTCAATGGGCCTATGATGATGGCAAGGACATCGGACTCCGCTTCCATTATTTCAATAGATCTGTTAGCACTGACAGCAATGCCGCACTGGTATTGGCCGACGATAGCCAATATCTAGAATTCTACAATCTAGGTGCTGAATCTAATACAGGAACGTTCAGCGCAGGAACACCTACCTACGGAACATTCAAGACCGGTGCTATCAAGCTGGTAGGAGGCACTACCGCCACTTCTATCACTAGTGGTGATATGACAGTAACGGGAGGCGTAGGCATAGGAAAGAGTCTCTATGTCAATGGTAGCATCGTATTAAATGGATCTCCATTAACTACCCAGCAGGCCATGACCACCTATGAGTTTACGTCAGGCATCAATTCATCTACATTCACTATCAGCGGTGGATATACCGTAGGACAGATAGAAGTTTACAGTAATGGTGTTTTAATGAACTCGGGAGATTATGTAGCCACTAACGGCAGCACGGTGGTGTTTAATGCTCCGAGAAATCAAGGAGATCTAATATCAGTAAGAACTTTCGTATCGTTTGGAGTAGCAGGTAGCACCATGGCCAGCAAGTCCTACGCAACAGCCATAGCCACCGCTATGGGCATGTAAAGGAAAAACAAATGACCACACCATCAAATCCATTATCGCTACTGTTTAACAACAGTGGACAGGCTACATTCAATAATACTGTTACGGTCACTAGTATAGCTATCAGCAACAGCACCAATACAGGTGCTTTGATAGTAGCAGGTGGACACGCTGTTGGAGGAAATCTCTATGTGGGCAATACAGCCGCGATATTATCTCCTGCATTATCGCTTTCTACAGCATCAGGAGCGTTGACAGTACAAGGTGGTGTAGGAGTAGCTGACAGTATATACGCAGGTAATCGAGTAGGTTGGGGATCAACGACCGGCACTTCTGTAGCATATCAAGTATATAATTCTGCAGTTGGCAGTATAGATTTATATTTTGGATAATGGCAACACTAGCATCAAGAATAACATCTACAGGAACATATCAAGTCAGCGGTAGCTTTGATGAAGTTTCCTACAATCCTAATTCCACGGTTAAAGTAAACGTCCTGCCCTATAGCCAGTCATTGAAGCAGGGAAACTGGAGTTTTGGTAATTGCCAGGTATTTACCACAACCACAACGGTAGCACCGGATGGTACACTAACCGCCTACAAGGTAGTGGCTAATACAGGAACAGCAACGACTAACTACTATGGAAATACAAGTTTTATAGCCCCCTCGACTGGAACCTATCAGACTGTAATCAGCATTTATGCCAAACCGGCAGAACGCAATTCTTTGGCATTTTCATTCAGCACAGCGGGTTGGATCGTGTTCAATCTTGGTACTCAGCAGGTCACAAGTATCAGCACAGGTGCTATAGGCAGTGGTGCAGGACACGGAGGATTTGTATCAGGTAGCGTGACATCGGCTGCCAACGGATGGTACAGGGTCAGTGCTCTCACCACAGCAGAATATGTCAATCCATGGCAACCTGCCATGGCATCGGGGACAAACCTATCTTTTATAGGAGACGGAGTTAGTGGTATATACCTATGGGGAGGTCAAGTAGAGCTTTCTTCAGCCGGTTTTCCTAGCGACTATGTTGCCACTACGGCATCTGCGGCCTTGTTGAATCCGCCTATCACTAAAACTAATTCTTCTGGCATCGTTTACGCTGGTGGCGGATTCGATGAAGTTACTTATAATCCTACTAGCGGAGTTACTAAAAACCTATTGTTGTACAGCCAAGATTTTACGCAAACTTCTGCTTGGTCTGCACAGATTGCGGTTACACTAACTAAGACCAATGCCGTTACCGCTCCAGATGGTAGCAATACTGCTATACAATATTATCTTAGTGCTCCAAGTGGCAGGGGAGTAGATCAACATATAAACTTTGTTACTGGTATTACTTATACGTTTAGTATATACCTAAATGCTATACAAAACACTACGTATTATCTATCGCATGTCGACAATTCGACGACCGTTATAACAGGTCAATCAGGAGCAATAACCACTGGCACCGGTTGGAATAGAGTTAGTTTTACATTTACAGCTACCACAGCAACTTCTTTTATCCAGTTTGGGGATTTTTCAGGGAATACCGGTAATATGTTTTACTGTTGGGGATCACAACTAGAAATAGGAACTACTGCTACGAGTTATGTCGCTACCTCCTCCACTACAATACCTGTAAAATCTTTCGTGCAGAGAACAGATAATCAAGGCAATGTCTATGTAGCTGACAAGTTTGACGAAGTCACAGGAAATCTTTTTACATGGACATTTACAGCGACTACAGCATTTCTTCCTACTCTAACCGGATGGGGTGGTATACAGAGTTCTCTCAAAGGGGGGCTAGCGGATGGCAATTTATTTGATGGGTATAGTATGTGGGGATCTATTTACACTTCTAATCCCTATATTACAGCGATCTTTCCTACTACCTATAACGTTACAAATATATATGTAGGAGCCGCTTATCCAAATAGTCCCGGTTATTGGGGTGTATCTTACACTAACAACGGAACACTACAAAGTAGCATGGATGGTATTAACTGGACCACATTAACGAATATTTCAGGAGTGACTCTTGGGAAGGTATCAGTGTTTCCAGTCAACACCACAGCTAACTATATTAGGGCAGTAGCATTAAGCGGTGGCGCATATCTTGCTGTTTCTGAATTTTACTTTGATGCTTCTTGGTACTTTAATACAGGAGTAAAACCAGTTAATACCAATGGCTTGGTCGGATATTGGAGCGCAAACTCGTCAAACAGTTATCCGGGAACTGGTACGATATGGTATGATATCTCGGGACAGAGCAATAATGCCACACTGGTTGGAACTTATAGTTATAATACCGGTACCAGTTTTAATATGTTAGGCACAGGATATGCTACTATATCTAGTAAAGTAGTTAATGGACTAGCGTCTAGTGCTACAGAATTTTCAGTGGCGGTATGGTTTAACTATACCAGCACAGCAACTTATACGTCTATGTTTGAAAAACAAAATGGACCTGGCGGAGGGATACCTCGTATGGATTTAGGATATATTGGGGGAGGAACAAACACACTGTACTGGACTACCTGGAATCAACCGACTGGAGTAACTAATGATATGACCTATAGCACCGGTATCAATTCGGGAACATGGTATCACACGGTACTAACCTGTAGCAGTTCTACTTTTAAAATTGGTTACTTGAACGGACAAAAGGTTGCGTCTGTAGCAGTTACAGCCAACTGGCCGGATGCTACTCAACCGTTTGGAATTGGTGGATACTCTAGAATAATGAACGGGCAAATAGGAGAAACTGAAATATATAATCGATCTTTATCGGCGGCAGAAGTTCTAGATCTCTTTAACTCTACTCGCTCTAAATACGGGTTATAATCTTAGAATAAATACAACACTATGGCAAAACTACTCCCCGGCACACGAATTTATGGTACAGGTACCGTCGACAGCACCTTTTTTATCAATGGTACTGCTGTATCTACTTCAACTAACACTGGGGCATTGATAGTAGCAGGCGGCGCCGCAGTTGGCTATAACTTATTTGTCGGTAGCCAAGCACTGATTGGGCAGTCTACCGTAACAATTACGGGTGTTGCAAGTGGATTTATAGCTAGTCCTGCGTTTATTCTCGGCGGGCAGACTACCGACAGTATGTATTTTAGACGTAACAGTAATGGTAACTATGCTCTACAAACAAACAACGGGAACAACGCAGGTAATATAGCATTACAACCATATGGTGGACAGGTAGCTATTGGAACTAACGGAGTCTTACAAGCAAGTTCACCGAGTACAACTTCGACACAAACCGGTGCTCTAGTTGTCCAAGGCGGTATAGGAGTAGGAGATAGTGTTTATGTTGGTAACCGTGTAGGATTTGTTTCCACAGTTACCAATGCCAGCGCGGTATATCAGATATATAATTCAATAACAAATAGTTTAGATACCGTGTTTGGATGATCGATGACCAATACTATAGCAAGACTGACTACCTCGGGGACATATTATACCAGCGCAAAATTTGATGAAGTGACTGGTATACCTATCATCGATTCTAGTCTACAGATATTATTTGATGCTGGAAATCTTCGAAGTTATCCAGGATCAGGAACCATATGGTATGACATCAGCGGGAATGGATACATAGCCACCTTGACCAATACACCTTTATATTCATCGGCTAATGGTGGTTATATTTCATTCAACGGTGTCAATCAATACGCAAATACCAACTATATACAACCTGCTTATCAATCTACTAGTTCATTTACGTGGAATGTTTGGATATCATCCGGCAATACATCTACCCAAGGACAAAATGCTACTATAGGTAATAGGAGTTATTCAGGCAGTTATTTTGATTTTACCAAGATTGACAATAACTTGACATTTGAATATTATCATACTGGTACTGTTTCTAACTATATAGTGCCTGGAAGCGTATCTAGCAATACTTGGTACAATCTTGCTATAGTGAAAAATACCAGCAGTTTTTCCTATTATGTCAATGGAGTGCTTAAAAATACACTAGTTTCGACTAATACAACAGGAACCGCTCCGCAGGCATTTTGGATTGGCGGAGACCTTAATGCTGGAGAATACGGCAACGCTAACATATCTTTAGTCAGTATATACAATCGCCCATTGTCTAGTACAGAAGTCGTGACTAACTATAATGCCTTGGCACCTAGATTTAATCTATCGCAGATAACTGTAGGAACCGGTGCTCCTTCTAGTGTCACTACTACGGCTGTATATCTTAACTATATGGATGAAGTAACCGGCATAATCAATACCAATGGACTAGTGGGATTACTAAATGCTTCAGCCTATGGTGGGAGCGGTCCATGGAACGACTTAGTCAATACATATAACAGCAAATTTAGCGGCACAGCCACTAACATCACTTATATCACTACAGTAAGCAACACTGCTCTTTATTTTCCTAATACATCAACTAGCGTAGTACAGTTGTATAGTATACCTGCTTCATTTTTTACATCTACTTATACAGTATCATTCTGGGTTTTCATGAATCAGACTAACAAGGCCACTGACAATGCTTTCCTAGGTAATGGCCAATCAGGCACTAATCAAGGGCTCCATATGGGAGAAAGAGGTAGTTATACATATTATGGATTTTTTAGCGATGATCTAAGCGGAACCATTAACTTATTTCCCAGCAGGTGGTATAATATAGTCTATCAGTATAACGCCAGTAATCTGACAAAAAATATATATCTCAACGGTGTATTAGATGCCACAGGAACGGCCACAGGAGCTTACTTACCTACGTTCAATAATACAGAAGTAGGGAGATATTCCTGGAACACCACCTATAATATGTTTGGATATATTTCTCAGGTAGCATTTTACAGTAGATTTTTAAGTCCTGCTGAGATCTTAGATAACTATCAGGCACTGGCCAAATCATATGGTCTGGCTGTAACGACTATTCCTCCTGTGTTGAGAGAAACTACTAGTTCGGTACGTGTTTCTCAGATATTTGACGAAGTAACTCCTATGATAGTTACTACCGGAACTGTGCTGAATCTAGATGCGAAACAGTACGGAGGAGCGGGAACAGTATGGGCCGATCTTAGCCCTACAAATGATCTAGTATCTCTATACAATACTACCTTTAGTTCATCTACCAGCAGTTACTTTACTTTTAATGGATCAAACTCTGTAGTTGGTACTAACTATTATTATTCCGGGACAGGCCCGCAAAACTTTAGCCTCTGTGCTTGGTTCCAAACTTCCGTAGCTAACGGAAAGATAATAGGATTTGAAAGCGTTAATGGCCTTGGCTCATCAGGAAGCTATGATAGACATATCTATGTGGGAACAGATGGTAGGCTCTATTTCGGTGTATATCCCGGATTCATAGCCATAGATGATACTACTAGCACTTCTTATGCTAATAATATATGGCATTATGTAGTGGCTACATTTACTACAGCTACATATACCAATAATATGTTGTTGTATGTAGATGGAAGTCTCACCGGAGTGGCATCTTCTACAGGTCCTCCTCAGGCATATTCAGGTTGGTGGAAAATCGGCGGTAATAGTATAGGAGGCTGGAACACAGTTACTAATGCCACGTTCCAGGGTAATATTTCTATGGTACAGGTTTATAATCGTCCTATAACGGCAGCAGAAGTCTCGGAAAACTTTAATCAAACCAGAGGCAGGTTCGGGGTTTAAAAATACAATAAATATCATACTATGGCAAGACTTCAAAGCGGAACAAGGATATACGGCACAGCAACAGTTGACACGATTTTATTCGTCAACAGTACCGCCACTGCTGTTTCAACTAGCACGGGCGCACTAGTAGTAGCAGGCGGTGCGGGATTCAATGGAAATATATATTTCAATGGAAATCTATACCAGAATGGAGCTCTTTTTACCAGCGGTGTTAGTACAGGAACCACATCTACTTTTTTTATAAACAACAACACACAGAGTACCAGCACTAATACAGGTGCACTGGTAGTAGCAGGCGGTGTAGGCGTAGGTGGCAATATCTACGCAGGTGGCGCTTTATTTGCTGTTACCAAGTCATTCCTGATCGAACATCCTACCAAACCAGGTATGAAACTGCGTTACGGAAGCCTAGAAGGTCCTGAAAATGGCGTCTATGTGAGAGGAAGATTGAAAGGAACTACTACTATTGAACTACCGGACTATTGGTCAAAACTAGTTGACCCTGAAAGTGTCACAGTTCAAATCACACCAATAGGTCGTCACCAGAAGTTATTCGTGCAAGAGATCACAAACAATCAAGTAATCATAGAAAATGATGCACTGTTTGGCGGTAGCATCGACTGCTATTATGTCATATTCGCCGAGCGTGCTGATACTGATAAACTAGCAGTCGAGATACCAGGATGAGCATAAGTTATAATCCCAGTATAGTCACACAAAATCTCGCTCTCTTGGTAGATACAGTAAATCCCAAGAGCTATACTAATAGCGAGAATCTATTTTACTATAGTGAAAATTTAAACTATAGCGGGTATACTAATTTATCAGCATATACCGTAACCTATGCTACCAGCGTTATCAGTCCCGCAGGTACTACATCAACTAATACTGTGATAGGTGCTAGTACATCAGCTAACTACTCATATATCAGCCAGCAGTATATCACCGGACAGGGTGGATATTATACCTTCAGTATGTACGCAAAACCGGGAACTACTGGCACGATCACACTGATACATGGTACTAATGGATTCTATACTCCTAATGGAACCAGCACAGTATATGCCACGGTGATAGTTGACCTGCCTACCAGTACTATGACTCTACGTGGATTGTCACAGGGCACAGGGAATAATAATACCATAGCTGATTTTTCTTGGGGGAAGACTCCGGCAGCTAACGGTTGGACCAGATATTATATCATTGCAAACTTAACTACATCTACCAATCTCTGGCCCATGACCAGTGTTAATGCGGGATTTTATGTAGGAATCCCCGGTAATACTTCTGCAGCTAATGGGTTGAATATGTATGCCTGGGGATTACAGTTAGAAAACAGCACGCAGATGAATAGCTACACGCCTACTGCTGGATCTAATGCTTTCCGTAGTTTAATATGGAATGATATCAGCGGTAATAATAATAACCTAACCATAGGCGGCGGTATATATAATCCAGGGCAAAGCATGAGTAGTGGAGTATTTTTCACCAACTCTGCTACAGTATGTTCAGCTTCTGCTAGCCAGAATTTCTTAAAAACTACCAGTGCCACTAATGTATCATATAGTTTTACTATCAATGCCAACTGGTATGCTGACCAGTATTATCAAACATTATTTGGTATGCAAAGCAGTGGTTTTACTTATGTGGCCACTTTAATTTTAGACAACGCAGTTAGCCCTATAGGAGACCTATGTGTAGATATGAGATCACCGCTAGGAAATGATAGAGATATCATCCAATATAATATGTTGCCCTATAGTAATCAGTGGATATTGTTAACCTATACATTTAATACCGGAACACATAGTCTCTATGTAAACAATAATCTAGTAGCGCAAGCCTCGGGTAATAATAAAATCTTTCCAGGCTGGCCTAGCGGGGTTAGCAATAGCGGATTTGCCATAGGAACCAATCTCGATTCGGCTAGACCTATAGGCAACGCTAACATAGGATGGGTCGCAGTATATAATTCAACCTTAACTCTTGATCAGATAACACAGAATTTCTCAGCACTACGCGGGAGGTATGGTATATGACTATCATAGCAGGCCCAGTTATATCATCGGGACTAATCTATTTCTCAGATCCAGGTAACAAAAAAAGCTATAATCCGTCTGAGAATCTATATCCCCAAAGCGAAACGTTAAATGCGGGAGGATATAGTTTTATAAACGATGCACCTAGCCCTTATTATCAAGTAAACTCCGGTGGACCTTATGGTGGAGTGTACTTTGTTACTACTGTCACTACCTATTCAGGAAATTATTGGTTTGAATGGGGGAATACAGTCAGCCTTAATGCAGGAGATACTGTGACACAGACATGGCATGTTAGGCCTTATGTTACTGCTACCAACACGATGACACAGATCCAACTACAGTTATGGACAGGAGCAGGTAGGGCATGGACCACTACCCGACTAGTTACTTTTAATCTAGGTAGTAATCCTAGCGTATCTGGTTATAGTTATAGCACTAGTCAAACTGGGGCCATATCAGTATTAGATAATGGATGGTATAGGATCAGTCAAACAGCAACTGCTGATCAATCAGGTTATAGTGGTATGAGTCTTTTTGTAGGGAGCCTATCTACTACAGGTACGACCTATCATTTTGCGGCAGCGCAGATAGAAAAAAATCCTCAGTTCACTGGCTACACTCCTACCTATGGTACAGCTATTACGAGAGCCACAGGGTTATCTGATCTCAGTCTGACCAGTAGTACACTCAGCACATTCGTAAACGGCAATGCTGTCTATTATCCTGCCAACGGAGGATATCTTAATCTAGGTCCTGCGAACTACATATCAAATAATATCACTAACTACGCCTATATCAACACACCATTATCTGGAATCAGATTCAGCGCTACAAGTGATTTTACGATTTCTACTTGGTTTAACTTTGGCAATAACTTCTCCACATTGACTAATATCATGGGAACATTAGCAGGTTCGTTATATTTCAATGGTTGGGGATTGCAGTGGTTTGGTAATACTACTACCTATCAAATCAGCACTTGGGTTCGTACTAGTGTAGGTATAGTGGGATGTTATGGCGTCTATGATTCGGCTGGTCCGGGAAATGGTTATAACTGCAACACCAGCACATGGTATAATGCTACCATGGTATACAGTACTATCAATGCTTACCATGCTATCTATGTCAATGGACAGCTGGCTAACATAGCTAATCCTCCATTAACTACTGGAACATTCGTAGTAACTAACCCTAATTTTAATTTAGGTAGCAGTAACGGAGCGGGAGGAGGTGCTACACAGGTACCATTTCCTGGATCATTTGGCCCTACCCAGGTCTACAATCGTATGCTATCGTCGGATGAGATACAGCAGAACTTCAACGCATATAGAGGAAGATACGGATTATGAGTCTAACACACAGTCCCCAAATAGTGACCAACGGACTAGTATACATGGTCGATTCGGCTAGTCCCAAGTGTTGGAACGGCACAGCTACAAATATCAACGCCTTGATCAACTCAGGATCAAGCACATTGAGCGGTAGCGGAGCAGTGCCCACCGCTTGGTGGGGAGATACCAGCTACTATAAAACACGTACATTGGCCATAAACAGCAATACTACCAGCACCAGCCAGCTACAGCTCAATAATATAGACCTAAACGCACTGGCATTAACCGGTAATTTGACCATAATGTACGCGGCACAGAAAATATATTATGGTCTAGGACCCAGCTCTGGCCCGGGAAACAGCGCATTTTTCAACGCCAGTTATAGCGGATATACAGAAGGATGGCGCATAACCGAAGGCAATCAAGGAACACCCGGAAGTCCTTTTACTGGACAACATTCCTGGAGCTTAGGATTTCCAGATGTGCAGGCTGGACTCACGGTAAACGATATTAATAGTAACGTCAATAGGATGAACATAGTGGCATTTACTGTCAATCCCACAACTATAGCAGGATGGTGCAATGGTACCTATATAACCAGGACCAACCCACAGAACTATATCAGTGGTAGTAATAACTGTATATTTGCGGGGAGAGAAGGGGGAGAAGGAAGTTTTAATGGCCTATTGGGATTCATGATGTTTTACAATCGTGCCCTGACACTTACTGAAATACAGCAGAATTTCAATGCCATGCGCGGCCGCTATAACTTATAAATACTGGATAAACGGTAAAACTACATGGCCTATAGCAATCAGAATTTGACAATAATACCAAATATTGGTAATCCAAATGATGTCCCACAGATAGTATTCACAGCCAGCAATACTTCTACCACCTCTACTATAGTATTGCGAGCCTATGCTATCAACGGCGGACAGCTGAGTTTTGAAGGTAGCGCCGGACAGTTATTCAGTATCAACAACAGCCTAGTTGGTACTATATTTTCAGTAAACGACATATCCGGTATCCCTAGTATATCAGTGACAGATACAGGTACTGTAGCACTGGCTCCCTTCAACGGTTATGTCACTTTAGGCAGCAACGTTCCTAGTTTTAGTACCAATACCGGAGCATTAGTGGTATCGGGCGGTGTTGGAATAAGCGGAAATCTAAACGTAGGCGGACAGATCACAGGTGGCGGTGGATCTTTTGGTACAGGTACAGCAGCCACTCCTACGCTAGCAGGTGTCGTATATGCTATCACTACGGCTAGCACACAGTGTTATAACGTAGCTTTAGGATGGCAAGGCCTTGTCTCTAACACCCTGGGATTCTGTAACGTAGCCATAGGTTACCAGTCTCTTAGATCTAATACAGCCGGTTGTTACAATACCGCAGTTGGTACCTGCGCTCTTTACTGCAACACCACTGGTAATCTTAACGTAGGTGTCGGTATCAACGCACTACAGTGCAATAGTTCGGGATATGACAATACCGCTGTTGGCGCGGACGCACTACAGGGCAACACTTATGGTAACTGTAACGTAGCTATTGGTACGTTCGCTATGCAGTGTAGTAAATCGGGTATAGGCAACGTAGCTATAGGCTATGGATCCATGAATCTCAGCGTCAGCGCTAGTAATAATGTAGTTGTTGGTATCTCCGCTATGTTCTGTAACGCTGGGGGAAGTTTCAATACCGCTCTAGGTAGCGGTGCGCTACAACGAAATACTAATAGTGTAGCTAATACTGTTATAGGATATAATTCTATGGCGCTTGCTACGGCCGGTGCCAGCTATAACACGGCGATAGGTAATCAAGCTCTTTTCAATAACAGTGCTAGTTATCAGGTAGCTGTAGGTTATCAGGCGATGTGTTGCAACACTACAGGAGCGAGAAATACAGCTATAGGAACTTTGGCTCTATCGAAAAATACCTATGGCTGCATGAACACGGCACTGGGTTACGGTGTTATGCAGAATAATGCTACTGGTAACTTTAATATAGGCATAGGTTATACAGCATTATATGGTAACACCACAGGCAATGCGAATGTAGCCATAGGCATACAGAGTTTGTGCACTAACACCAGCGGTAACAAAAACATCGCTATCGGTTGGGACTCTATGAAACAGAACACCATTGGTTACATGAACGTGGCCATAGGTGGATATGGAGCTCTATGTGGAAATACCTACGGTAACTGTAACATAGCGATAGGTGCCTGTAGTCTGAATAATAACAAATCCGGATGTAATAACATAGCATTAGGTAGTAATGCGCTTTATTCAAATTGCGGTGGTAAAGATAACTTCGCCGCTGGGGCATCTGCTCTATTTGCCAATACAGCAGGTTGTGGTAATATAGCCGTGGGAACCCTGGCTCTTACCTGCAACACCACTGGCAGCAATAACATAGCATTAGGATGCTGTTCTCTACTCAATAATACTACGGGAACCAACAACTTCGCCGCAGGCTACAGCGCGATGAAATTTAATACCTATGGGTATAGCAACATCGCTATAGGAAACCAGGCATTGGTCAATAATATCGGAGGTTATTATAACACGGCCCTGGGAATCAGCGCATTAGGTTGTAATACTTTTGGTAACAATAACTTCGCGGCAGGCGAATGTGCTATGGCCTCGAATACTGGCGGTAATATTAACATAGGTATTGGATTCCAATCTCTATATTTTAATACAACAGGTTGTAATAATATCGCCTTAGGTAACCAAGCTCTTCTCTGTAATACTACCGGTATTAATAACTTTGCCGCTAGCTCTAATGCCTTGAAGGCTAATACTGTTGGATCTGATAACGTAGCTATTGGATATTTCTCTCTATGTAACAATACCACAGGTAATCATAATATAGCCCTAGGGTGTCAGTCATTATTCAGTAATACCACAGGTTTTAACAACGTGGCCCTTGGCAATCAGGTCATGTTCTGCAATACCACAGGAAACAATAACTTTGCTTCCGGATGTAATGCTCTATACTACAATACTGGCGGAGGCAGCAATAACCTAGTGATAGGCCAGTATGGCATGTTCTGTAACATAAGTGGTAACTACAACATAGCATTTGGACTTCAAGCTATGCGTTGTAACAGCTACGGTAGTTGTAATATCGCTATAGGTGCTTGTTCACTTTTCTCTAATACGACAGGTATTAATAACATTGCATTTGGTCCTAACGCTATGCAGAAAAACACCTACGGTAGTAATAACTTTGCCGCAGGTTGTACAGCACTACAAGCCAACATAAGTGGTAATAATAATTTTGCGGTAGGATGCCTAGCACTATATGGTAATACCGTCGGATGCAACAACGTTAGTATCGGAGTTAGCACGTTAAAATGTAATACTGCAGGTTTAAATAATACTGCTATCGGCTGTCAGGCTCTTTACTGCAACACCACTGGTAGTAATAACTTCGCCGCAGGTTCAACAGCTCTTAAAAATAACACTTCGGGACTATATAATACCGCTATCGGCGCTGCCGCACTTTTTGGTAATACCTATGGGCAAAATAATATAGGTATCGGTTGTTATGCCTTGTTATGCAGTACCACTGGATGTAACAACCTAGCATTAGGTGGAAATTCACTATATAGCAATGCCAGCGGTTCTAACAATATCGCTATTGGCTGTAATAGCATGTATGCCAGTGTGGGTGGTTTCAACAATATAGCTTTGGGATATTATGGATTAAAGGCTAATACTACAGGTAATAGTAATATAGCGCTAGGTTACAAATCATTATATGGTAACACTTCTGGCACCAACAACACCGCAATAGGTTACGGCAGCCTCAAGTGCAACACCACTGGCTGTCAAAACATCGGCATAGGTATTGCCGCAGGATGCCTAATCACAGTTGGAAATAATAACGTAATCATAGGCGGTTATGGAGCAGTAAACTTCGCCAACAGCAACAGCAACATCATATTGGCTACTGGTGCAGGCACAGTACAACATCTATTCAACGCCAATGGCGCTGTTAGTTTTGGATCTACCAGCTCATTTGGTACCAGCGGGCAAGCACTGATTTCTCGAGGTCCTAGTAGCACACCATGTTGGGGTACGGTCAGTGGCAGTTCTCCTTCTCTAAACACCTATTGCTCTTTCTACGTAACTAGTCCTACTATCAGCACTAGCGGTATCAATAACTTTGCCGTAGGTTGTTGCTCATTCACTAATAATGCCAACGGTGCCAACAACTTTGCCGTTGGATACGGTGCGCTTTACGCTAATACAGTTGGATCTAACAATATAGCCATAGGCTGTAATTCTCTGCGTTCAAATCTAGTAGGTACACTGAATATAGCGATGGGGCAGGGGGCCTTGTATAATAATACCGCAGGTAACTACAACGTAGCTATGGGACTTAACGCCATGTGCGGCAATCTATGTGGTGCTAACAACTTTGCCGCGGGCTTTGGCGCCCTACAAGGTACTAACCATATCGGTTGTTATAATATCGCTATCGGTTCAGCGGCTTTACAAAGCAACTGTGCGGGATCTTTCAATACTGCGTTGGGTGATCAGGCCCTAGCCAACAACTCTATAGGTTGTTACAACTTTGCTGTTGGATTATTTCCACTACTAGCTAATACAGCAGGTAACAACAACACAGCCATTGGTTACGGTACTTTAAAATGTAATACCACAGGTGCTAATAATATTGCTATGGGCTATGGCGCTTTAAAGTGTAATACCATTGGAGGCAATAATACAGCGATCGGATGCTGTTCACTTTACTCCAATACTGCTTCTAATAACATAGCATTAGGAGCCTTTTCACTTGCACTTAACACCACAGGTACTGGTAATGTAGCTATTGGAATAAGCGCACTTCAGTGTAATACTCGTGGCGGTTGTAATATAGCATTAGGAACCAACAGCCTATACTGTAATACCACCGGTGTTGCCAACATCGCAGTAGGAACCTGTAGCCTTGCTGGCAATACCTCTGGCTACTATAATACAGCATTAGGAGGTACGAGCCTACGCAACAACTCCTATGGAAACTCTAACATTGCGGTGGGATATGGTAGCCTCTGTACTAATACTGTTGGTAATTGTAACACCGCAGTGGGTAACTACAGCCTCCGTTGCAATACCTGTGGCAGCTACAATACTGCATTAGGTTATGGATCGCTTACAAATAACACCACCAGCAACTTTAACGTCGCTGTCGGATTCAACAGTCTCTGCTCCAACACCACAGGAAACTGCAATACCGCAGTAGGCGCCAGCAGTCTATTCCAAAATACCTCGGGCTCAAGCAACGTCGCACTAGGTTTTAGTAGCCTCCGGTATAACACTACCGGCTGCAATAATGTGGCAGTGGGTTCTTCCAGTCTCTATGGTAATACCGTTGGTCAAAATAATGTGGCAGTGGGAAATAACGCTTTATGTGCTAACACCACTGGCAACAACATGACTGCTATAGGTTATGGGACTCTCCGGAATAACACTACTGGAGTAGGTAACACCGCAGTAGGTACCCTCAGTCTCTCTGCGAATACGACTGGTGCCTGTAACACTGCTATAGGTAATCAAGGCCTCTTCAATAATACTTCTGGCAGCTGCAACACCGCGTTAGGAGGTCTAGCCCTCTATGCTAACACCGGTGGCAACTACAACGTCGCATTAGGTTACAATAGTCTCTATAGAAATACTACCGGCAACTGTAATGTCGCTGTAGGAGCATGTAGCCTCTACGGTAATACCGTAGGCAACTACAACGTCGCAATAGGCCATCTCAGCCTCCGATGCAACACCGCTGGCAACTGCAACGTCGCAATAGGATTAAGAGCTCTTTATTATAATACTACCGGAGGCAACAATATAGCAGTGGGCTACGGTAGTCTTTATGGTAACACCAGTGGTTGTAATAATGTCGCACTAGGTACTAATAGCCTCTTTTCCAACACCACTGGCATACAAAACTCCTCTGTAGGCGCCTACAGCCTACGTAATAACACATATGGCGTCTGCAATGTAGCATTCGGCGCCTGTACCCTCTACTGCAACTCTAGCGGCAGCTATAACTCTGCTGTAGGGATGCAGGCACTTTATAATAATACCACTGGCAGCTACAACACGGCCTTAGGTATCTATGCACTATACGGCAATACCGCAGGTGTCGGTAATACAGCAGTGGGCGCATGTGCATTAAAATGTAATATCAGTGGCAATAATAATATAGCTATTGGCCTATCGGCATTATACAATAATACCACCGGCACCCTCAACACCGCAATAGGCGCTTGTAGCCTCTTCTGCAACACCACCGGCGGCTACAATACCGCATTAGGTTACCAAAGCCTCCGTAGTAACACTTCTGGCACCAGCAACGTCGCGATAGGTAACAACAGCCTCTACAACAACACCAAAGGCCTCTGCAACACTGCTGTAGGTAACAACAGCCTCTACTGTAATACAACTGGCGTCGGTAACATCGCAGTAGGCACTTACGGCCTCTATGCCAACACTACTGGCTCTCGTAACACCGCAATAGGAGTCTTCGGCCTCTACTGCAATATCACTGGCATCAATAACACCGCAGTGGGTGCTTACAGCCTCTATAAGAACTCTACTGGCGGCTACAACACCGCATTAGGTGTCTGCAGCCTCTACAACAACTATGGTGGTAGTTGTAACACCGCACTAGGTTACAACAGCCTCCTCAACAACACCACTGGCTTCAACAACACCGCATTAGGCTTATTAAGTCTCCAAGCTAATACCGTCGGCAACAACAACACCGCAGTGGGCAACCAAAGCCTCCGCTCCAACACCACCGGCGGCTATAACACCGCATTAGGTCTCAACAGCCTCTACTTCAACACCGGTGGCTGCTTCAACACCGCAGTAGGTACCAGCAGCCTCTCCTCAAACACCACGGGTGCCTGCAACACCGCAGTAGGTTACGGTAGCCTCTACAGCAACACGTATGGCTACAACAACACCGCATTGGGTCTCAACAGCCTCTACTACAACACCACTGGTTGCTCGAACACAGCAATAGGTCTCAACAGCCTCTACAGCAACACGTATGGCTACAACAACACCGCATTGGGTCTCAACAGCCTCTACTACAACACCACTGGTTGCTCGAACACAGCAATAGGCAACAGCACCCTCTACTGTAACACCACCGGCAACAACAATATCGCGATAGGTGCCGGTAGCCTCTACGGAAATATCACTGGCGGCAACAACACGGCAGTAGGTAACAATAGTCTTTATAGTAACACCTTCGGCATGTGTAACACCGCACTAGGTTACGGCAGCCTCCGGTTTAATACCACTGGCAGCTGTAACACCGCAGTAGGTCTCAACAGCCTCCGCTCCAACACCACCGGCGGCTATAACACCGCATTAGGTGTTTCTAGCCTTTTCTGCAACACCACAGGTGCCCGCAACACCGCAGTAGGTTATGGTAGCCTCTACAGCAACACCACTGGCTGCGCCAATATCGCAATGGGCCACTATAGCCTCTACGCAAACACCACTGGCTGTCAAAACATCGGCATAGGTATTGCCGCAGGATGCCTAATCACAGTTGGAAATAATAACGTAATCATAGGCGGTTATGGAGCAGTAAACTTCGCTAGTAGCAACAGCAACGTCATATTGGCTACTGGCAATGGAACTGTTAGAGAACTATATAACGCCAATGGCGCTGTTAGTTTTGGTTCTACCAGCTCATTTGGTACTAGTGGACAGGTATTGACATCACAGGGGCCAGGCAGCGCACCTATATGGGCCACAGGTGGTGGTGGTAGTTTAACCACAGGTACCTTAAACATCAGCGAACAGACGGTGGTATCTAGCACCAACACGTTCTCTGTATCGGGAGGTTATGTACCGGGAAATCTACAGGTATTTGGAAATGGTATCTTACTGGGGTCAGCAGACTATACAGCTACTACCAGTCCAACAGTCATAGTCAACAGAGCACGTAATCCAGGCGACGTCATGCGTTTCCAAGCTCTGACCACTAACTTCTATACCACTAACACCTACGCCTATTCAGTACAGGAAATAACAGCCACGACTGGACAGACTATCTTTACCATTCCCGGTGGTTACAAAGTGGGTGCCACTGAAGTATTCCTTAACGGTATACTGTTAGATAGCCCCGACTATACGGCAACTAATGGTACTACAGTCGTACTGACCACAGGAACTGGTGTCGTCACTGGTGCTATATTAAGGACCCACAGTTTCAATACAGTCAACATATCGGGCGCTTTACCATTAAGTGGTGGAGTTATCAGCGGATCTATAAATGTCAATGGTACGATCAAACAAAACAACGTCAGTATTATAGCGTTAAATGCTGCCATGAGTCTAGCATTGGGCGCATAAACGAGATAAATAGAAAACATCGGAGATATAAAGAAAAATGGCCAAACAACTACAAAGAATTTACAGCTTCACTCCTGGCACAGCCGGGAATGGATACGTGCTGATACCTGGTAAGATCGATCAAAACCAGCTATTACTGATCACGAACGCTACTACCAACAGCTTCTTATATAACTTCGCTGATCCAACCTACGCAGGTACTACGGTAACCTTCAATAGAGGCAATAACTCAGTCTTCCCCACAGCGGTCATGAACAGCGACGGATGGACGCAGGTTACATTTGCCATCGACACCAGCGCCATGAGCGCATCACACAACATACAGATCTTCACAGAGCGTCCAGAGATCATCACACGCCCCTGGCCCATGGGCACTGATGCTTTCGAACGCCAACGTGTAGCGGCTCCCCAGGCCATGATCGACGCTGACTTTGAATATGGACTACAGCCTACTAAATGGCAGGTCTTAGAGAAGATACGTGAAAACGTTGGTTTCTATGAAGTTCCGGGTACTGATGGAGCCATCGTCAATATCACTACTGATCAAAGCGGTGGAACACTACTACCATCAGTGTCTAGCCTTATCACAGTTAACACAGTTAACCCACACGGATTGACGGTAGGCTCAGGTATCAGCATACACGGTATCAACAGCCTAGTCAGTAGCTATAACAAAGCAGAAGGTACTTTCTTCGTTAACTCTGTTCCTACGCTGAACCAGTTTACCTATTACGCAGTAGGACAAGTGGGCTACAGTCTCCTTGGTGGTACTATCAATGCTGGTACTGATATCAGCACGCCTTATACAGTATTGCGTACAGCTAAACTATACTACAACAGCGCGATCAGTACAGGCACATTCTCAGTAAACGGCGGTAGCGCATCCACTACTGCTAGCATATCAGTCACCTATGCTAATCCTCATGGATATGTTGTAGGCGACACGATCAACGTACAGATCACTAGCGATCCTAGCAATGCCAGTGGACACCAACTTGCCGCAGGTACGTTTGTTATCACAGGAACATCAGCGCTCAATGTGTTGACCTATAGTGCTAGAAGCAATGGTACTATCACAGGAACACCCGTAGGCGGTGTCTATGCTGGTCCAAGGAACTTCTTTGTGCATCGTCCTCCAGATGGCGGCGTCATGTTGTCAACGGACAGCCCCGCCCACGGAGCTGCCGCGATACGACAGACTAAAAAATACATGCGTTACCAATCTGGTAAGGCCATGAACTTTAATACTGGTATCTTGTTCGCTCCTAACTATTATCTCCGCAGTGCTACAGCTACCAACGTGACTATAGGATCTACTATTACCGTAGTCACAGACGAAATCGATCACGGTCTACAACCAGCTGCCACTATCAGCTTAACAGGCGTCGGCAATAACTACGCAGGTACCTACACAGTGGCCACCATCATAGATAATCGCACATTCACAGTCACAGCCACACAGGTATTGACTAGCGTAACAGCCAGTATACAACCGCCAGCATTGGTCAACCACGTCAACTGGCACGGATCAACGGTCCGCGTAGGAACTTTTGACGATCAGAACGGCCCGTACTATCAGTTCGATGGTATACAGATGGCCATAGGATTGCGCAACAGCGTGGCCCACGTGACCGGAGTCGTTAACGTGACTCCACAAAGCAACAGCATCACTGGTACCAACACGCTTTTCCAAAGCCAACTGATAGCAGGAGACCGTGTGGTCATCCGCGGAATGACCCATATCGTTACACAGGTAGTCAATAATACGCAGATATACGTTTCTCCTCAATATAGAGGTATAACAGCCACTAGCGGTATCTACATGACCAAGACTAGGGATCAGATAGTGCCACAAAGCCAATGGAACCTAGATCGTTGCGATGGAAGCAACGGGCCTTTCAACCCTAGTGGTTATAATCTAGTAACTAACCGTATGCAGATGGTTGGACTACAATGGACATGGTATGGTGCTGGATTTATCGATTGGATGCTACGTGGTCCAGACGGTAACTATATGACAGTACACCGCATCAGGAACAGCAACGTCAACTACGAAGCATGGATGCGTTCTGGTAATATGCCACTACGCTATGAGGTAGTCAATGAAGGCGCACGTTCCACTTTAACCAACAGCATACTATCGAGTGATACATCTCTACAGATAGCAGATACCACGTTCTTCCCCGTAAGTGGTACAGTGTATGTAGATAACGAACTGATAAACTATACAGGAAAGACTTCAACATCGGGACAGGGTACGCTAACAAACCTTACCCGTGCTTATACACTTGGTCCTTACTACAATAACATACAGCAGAATTTTTCAGCAGGGGCCGCTGCCTCACACAGTAGCAGTACCGGGGTCATATTGGTCAGCTGTACTGCTAGCCCATCAGTGACACACTGGGGTGCGGCATACCTAGCAGATGGCGGATTCGACTATGATAGGGGCTACATCTTTAACTATCCTAGCACAAACATAACTGTTAATACCGTCAAAAACACGGTATTTGGTATCCGCCTAGCACCTAGCGTTTCAAACGCTGTCACAGGCAACTTAGGAATACGAGATCTTATCAATCGTGCGCAGTTGCTACTACAGGGTATCGAGATTACCTGTAACGCATTGACCAGTAACAACCAAGCTATTATTATTGAAGGTGTCCTAAATCCTCAAAACTATCCTAATAATCCTGCTAATATGGTATGGAGACCATTGATCGGAACCGGTGCTGGTACTAACACTGGCCAACCTAGCTTCTCGCAGATAGTTCCCCAGGCAGGTATACAGTTTGACGGTACTGCTACCTATGCGACTACACTAGCCGCTACAGCAAACACAGGTACTAACGTCATAACGGTAGCGAGCACAGCCAGTATGGCAGTAGGTGACGCACTACAGTTCGCTGGCTGCGCAGGTAACAGTTTAATAACCAGCATAGGAGTCGGTACAGTGACCCTGAGCCAGAATACCTACACTACTACTACTAACGGATCGCAGGTACTGGGCTATAGGAACACATGGGCGGTAGCAGGAGAGACGATCTTTACCTTTATTTCTAACCCATCTGAACGTGACGTGCTAGATCTAACGCCATTGAAAGAGCTAACAAACACTCCATTGGGTGGTCAAGGATGTTATCCAAACGGCCCAGATGCTTTGTTTATTAACATCTATCTGACCCAACAGCCTGTTAACCTAACAGCTAACGTTAATCTGCGTTGGTCAGAGACACAGAGTTAATCTGTGCTCTATAACGCTGTCAGAGGAAACTTATGACCATAGCAGAAAATCTGAGTTTTTTCCTATCGACCGGTACTACTACTACCAGCGTACCTAGCAACCTGGTAGTAAGTAGCCTGACTATAGGAACTGCTACTTTCACTAACAGCAACATAGCTCCTCAAACATATCAGACTACCGGGAATGGATTATCTACTAGTTTCTCTTTACCATTCACTCCTTCCGCACTGACTGGTTTAATCGCGACTATAGATGGAATAACTGAATACGACTACTCACTCAATGGGAACACGGTCACCTTCAACTTCGTTCCCGCTAATAATACCATAATAAGATTCTTTAGCACAGGCATACCTGGACTAGTCAGCACAGCCACACTAGGTCCGGGCACAGTTACCAGCAGTAGCTTTGCCGCTGGCGCTATCCTAGCCAGTTTAGGTTATACACCAGCTAACAAAAACGGAGATACATTCTCAGGAACATTTGTTCTATCGGGATCTAGCACGATCAACGGTTGGCCTATCAACACAGGTACTATTGTTGTTACTAGCACTGCTACACTGATGGCACAGGCAGTAACCGCTACCTATGCGGCGACGGCATATTCTCTAGCTTCAACAGCTACGGCATATCAATATACATCAGGAACCAACGTTACTTCTGCATTGACTCCTGCGGTGGTATGGGCGGCAGCGGCTCCCGTGACTCTAACTGATGCGTCTAGTATCACTATAGATATGAGCACGGGATTTAACTTTAGCCTATTGACTACATCTGGAGTAGGAGCCACTAGGACACTGGCCAATCCAGCTAACATAAAACCAGGGCAAACAGGATGGATCTCAGTCACACAGAGTAGCAGTGGTAATAATGCTGTGGCATTTGGTAATAACTGGCATTTTTCTACAGGCACAGTGACAACAGTCTCTAACTCTGCCAACGCCGTAGATCTTATCTACTATACAGCAGTAACCAACAGTTATCTGCTAACCACCATCGCAAAATATTGGTTCTAATATGCTGCCGGGAATAATAGGAAATCAAGGAATACGGATACCTACAGTAAAAGCTGGAGGTGGAGGCGGAAGTGCCAGTGGCAGCATAATCTATGCCACAGCCGGAAGTTACAGTTGGACAGTCCCTACAGGAGTAACGTCAGTTAGTGTGGTAGTGATCGGAGGTGGCGCCGGAGGGTCAACAGGAGGTACATTCAATCCCTGTGCCGCTGGAGGTGCTAGTAGTTTTGCTAGTTGTACTATAACTGCCAATGGTGGATCAAGTGGCGCAGGTGGTGGTCCTGCAGGTTCTTATACTGCAGGATTTAATGGTGGCAGCTCAGTTGGGTGTAGTGGTGCGGGGGGAGCGGGAGGATACGCCGGCGCAGGTGGTGCGGGCGGTGCAGGTAGCACAGGCGCTCCTGCCGCCGGAACAGGAGGAGCAGGTGGAGGCGGCGCCGATGGTAATGGCGGCTCTAGTGGCGGTGGTGGCGGAGTTGGCGTATTTGGCCAGGGATGCAATGGAGCCGCTGGTGTGAGTCCCGGAAACTTTGGAGGAGGTGGCGGCTCTGGTGGCGGCAACGGAGGACAGGGTGGCGGCAATGGTAGCGGTAATACAAGAGCCCAGACCTGGGGACTAGCCGGGGGTGGCGGAACAGCAACCGGCGGTGCGGCCAGTGGCACAGACGGAAGTAATGCAACGGCCAACGGTGGTGCGCTAACTACCACAGGTGGAGGGAATGGAGGGAGTTTCAACGGAGCAATCTGTGCTTCTACACGACCGGGCGGTGGCGGAGGCGGAGGCGCATTTGGCGGAGGCGGCGGTTCGGGCGGATATTATTATCCGTCAGGCGGAGGTGGAGCACTTGCCTATCTGAACAACTATGCTGTAACTCCTGGACAACAGTATACTCTTGTCGTTGGTCGCGGCGGTGCCGGTAATGCAGGTGCTAGCTATGGCGGATCAGGATCTGGAGGTGCTGGTGCTGTGCGCATAGTGTGGCCAGGGACCACTAGACTATTCCCATCAACAAATGTAAATACGGTGTAAAAATGGATTCGCAGTTAGAAAAAATGGGATTATTTCCTTCGACCTTGTTCATCAAGGTCATAGATGGGCAACCAGTTGATCACCCCATGCTCGATATTAATCTAAAACACATCTATGGATCATTAGAAGATATTCCTCCAGAATATAAACTGTTTTTGCGTGTTCCTCAAAATGTCACCCCGGGACATTTCCAAAAAGCCGTAGCTACATATCAAGAAGTCGACGGTGTATGGCAAGATGTTTGGGTCATAGAAGATATGAATGAAGAAGAAACAGCGGCTAGGGAAAAAGAAATCCATGCTTGGGCCACGCAGGCAGAAACAAGTTTAAGACGCAAAACTGAAATGATCTTAAACGAATCAAAAAATCCCGATGAAATAGCCGCATTGACTCAATACCTGTCGCTGTTAGATGCTTGGGAGCTTGACATCACTAATCCGGTATTTCCTAATCCACCAGTTTTTAATCCGACCACTAACAGTTGGGAAATTCCATCATAAAAATTTGACATTGGTTCCTTTTGACATATATACTAGAAGTATAGGAACAGCTATGACAAAGAAAAAACAAAAAGTAAAAATACAAGAATCTGAAAATCTAGAAAACTGGTTATTTTTTCCAACATTGGTTTATAAAATTACCAAAACTAATTTCCTAGAATCTGTCAAGACTGTAGCCTATGAACAGATTGATAAAATAGAAAAAAAATCAACAGGTAAACCTTCTGTACACCAAAGTGAAAATATATATCTTGATCCAAGGCTTGATGAATTTTCTAAATATGTAGCAGATACTGCGTGGAACATATTGTCCAGCCAAGGGCATAGAATGGAAGGTAAGTTCACTTCCTATACAGAAATGTGGGCACAGGAAATCGAACAATATGCTTTCATGCCATATCATGTCCATGGCTCAGGTAATCAGATCAGCGGATTTTATTTTTTAGATTGCCCCGAAGAAGCTTCGAAAGTCATCATCTATGACCCCCGTCCTGGAAAAGTGCAGATAAATCTAGAAGAAACTGACGTTAGTAAAGCTACCTATGCCAGTGGTATGTGCAACTTTACGCCAGAACCGGGCATGTTGATATTTTTCAACAGCTGGTTACCCCATGCTTTTGGAGAAAACTTATCTGCAGACCCTTTGAGATTTATACATTTTAATCTTTCAATAGTGGAAAACAGCACATTCCTACCTATGAGCCAAGTTGATTCCGCGGCACCTATAGTGGTATGAACAAATATCTTATCAGATTCAATAAAAGCAAAGGTCAACCTGGTAGAGGTTCTATCGACCATGCTTGGCGTATATTTGAAAATGATCAAGAATACCTAGTTAAACATGTAAAAATACTAGTTCCTTGTCATGATGAAGTATCAAAAGATGGACTAGGTAATGACGATTGGAATATCTGCTGTTACGGGCGAATGACCTTAGACAAAAAAACATCAACAGCGACTATATCTCCTGCAGAAAAAGTCTAAAGTTCTAGTAAAACTCATCGCCGGTGTTATATGTATAAATATAACAAATGGCAAAACAACAGATATTTACTAGCGATGTAACGCCCGGATCAGCGGGCACGGTCCTTTACAGCAACGGAACCAGCGTTTCGTGGGTATCCACAGGCAGTTTGGGGATAGCCGGTGGGGGTGTCACGCAGATAGTAGCAGGCAACAACGTCACTATCAGTCCTTCAGGGGGTCAAGGAGCTGTAACTATATGCGCTGGCAGCGCCACCAGCGGCAGCCTAGGAACCTGCGGTCAGTTTCTAGTTATCAGTCCCACAAATAGCAGTAGCACCGGGGTTAATAATATAGCTATCGGCTGCTGTTCATTCAGCGCTAATACCACTGGTTGCAACAATCTAGCACTAGGTTACGGATCTCTAAGATCTAATACCATAGGCTCTTGCAACGTCGCACTAGGTTTCTGCAGCCTCTACGCTAACACTACCGGTGGTTACAACACAGCAGTGGGCGCTAGGAGCCTATACTGCAACACTACTGGGGCCGCGAACACCGCAGTAGGTTACGCCAACCTCTTCAACAATACTAGCGGAGTTAATAATACGGCTATAGGTCAAGGCAGCCTCTACTCTAACACTACCGGCAGCTACAACACCGCAGTAGGTAGTGGCAGTCTCTGCGTTAACACATCTGGCACCAACAACACCGCAGTAGGAGTCAACAGTCTCTTCTCTAATATTATCGGTTCCAGTAACACCGCAGTAGGTTTCGATAGTCTCACCAACAATACCCTTGGCAACGGTAACACCGCAGTAGGAACCTACGGCCTCTATGCCAACACTATTGGCTCTCGTAACACCGCACTAGGCCCCTACAGCCTCTATTGCAATACCACTGGCATCAATAACACCGCACTAGGCTATAACAGCCTCTTAAACAATACCTATGGTAGCACCAACATAGCAGTAGGGTATGGTGCAGGCTCTAGTATTACAACAGGTATCGGTAATGTAATTTTAGGAAATTATGCTGGATCAGCCGCATTGGCATGTATATTCGTGGTACAGGCAGGCAACTGCGTGAGACTATGCGTCAATAACAGCGGACTTTTTGTGAATGGATCTGCCATAAGTGGTGGGGGCGGTGCTAGCCTAGGTACCTGCTGCCAGTTCCTAGTTATCAGTCCAACAAATAGCAGTAGTACTGGCGCAAATAATATTGCTATTGGTTGCTGTTCATTAAGTGTGAATACCACCGGCTCTAATAACATAGCATTAGGTTATGGCTCATTGAAATCCAATACCACTGGCGGATGTAATACAGCAATAGGTTTTAACAGCCTCAAGTGCAACACCACTGGCGGCTATAACACCGCAGTAGGCTATGGCAGTCTCGTCTGCAACACCACTGGCAACAGTAACGTCGCAGTAGGCCTTAAGGCTCTCTATGGAAACACTATTGGCCTCTGTAACGTCGCAGTGGGTGTTAACAGTCTTCTATGCAACACCACCGGCTCTAATAACATAGCATTAGGATACGGAGCTTTAAAAGTTAACACTTCGGGTTGTAATAACTACGCAATAGGAATTTTAAGTATGTGCTCCAACACTACTGGATATAATAACGTAGCTATAGGACAAAACATATTGAGCTGTGCTACAGTTCCTTGTCTAACCGTAGCCATAGGAAACGGAGCTATTGGTTATAGTACTGCGCCTGCGAATAATGTCGCTATAGGCTCAAGTGCCGGCAGAGGCTATCCATTCCAGCCTGGTGGATATGGCAATATCAGTATAGGCGCAGGCGTCATGCAGAATATCTACAATGGTGGCTATAATATTGGCGTAGGTTTATATAGCCTATATAGCAACACTACCGGTGCTTTTAATACTGCTATTGGAGGTTGTGCTTTATTTAATAATACCACCGGATGTGGTAATACGGCCCTTGGATTGGCTGCAGGTTGTTCACTAATCGGCGGATGCAACAATACCATGATAGGCTGTAATGCGCAGGCTGCATCAACTACCAGCTGTAACAGTATCACGCTAGGTGATGGCAATATCACAAGCCTACGCAGTAATGTGCAGACTATCAGCACCTTATCTGATTGCCGTGATAAGACCTGTATCGCACCCATAGCTGTAGGATTGGAATTCGTCCGTGCCCTACGTCCAGTGACTTTTACCTGGAACCGCAGAGACGGCAGCATGGTCGACAAGACTAGCAGTGGATTTATTGCGCAAGAACTAGATGAAGTACAGAATCGATTCACCGCCACTGACTATTTAAATCTGGTATTGAATGATAATCCTGATCGCTTAGAAGCCAACGCAGGAAATCTACTACCAGTGCTAGTACGAGCTATACAGGAGTTGTCTATAGAAAACGAAGATTTGAGATCCAGGATAGAGATCTTAGAAGGAAAGATAGTATAACATGACCATAGCATTTAATCTAGCCACGCTGTTAACATCAACCACTAGCCTTTCAGTAGGAACGAGCACACTAGCACAGTGCGCGATTAATCTAGCAGGCGGCATGGCCTATGGACTACACTATCAAATAGCACCAAATACCAGCGGATTCCTTTCGCCCCCAGCACAGGGTGCTTATTTGTATTCAAACGGCGGACAGCTCGGTTGGGTTCAAGGAACATCTAGTACCATAGTAGGAGGCACTACTGGAGCCTTATTATATCAGGCCGCACCAGGCACGACCAGTTTTATAGGAATAGGATCTGCAGGCACAGTGCTACAAAGCAATGGCACCACAGCTACATGGGTAACTACCGCATCATTGGGAATAAGCGGCGGTGGTGGAGGTGGTAGTGTCAGCCTAAACGCCTACTGTAGTTATTATATTACCAGCCCTACTATTAGTAGTAGCGGCGTCAACAACATAGCTATCGGTTGTTGTACCTTAAGCGCAAACTCCTGTGGGTCGGATAACTTCGCCATGGGGTATGGCGCACTTAGATCAAATACCTGTGGTTCAAATAATATAGCTATAGGACATAGCACCTTATTCAGTAATACCACTGGATGTGGTAACTTCGCCGCTGGTCGTGTAGCTTTATACAGGAACCTAACTGGAAACTATAACACTGCTTTTGGCTACGGCGCAATGTGTTCAAACACAGGCGGTATCAATAACCTTGCCATCGGACAGTTTGCTATGGCTAGCAACACGATAGGTAGTAACAACCTTGCCATAGGACAGAGCGCACTAGCTTGTAATACTACCGGATGTTATAACTTTGCCGTTGGTTGCCAAGCACTTCAAGCAAATACAACAGGTAATAGTAACTTTGCCGTTGGCGGATTCGGACCGTTAGTTAATAATACATCTGGTAGCAATAACATTGCTGTAGGTTACGGAGTATTGAGGTCCAATACCACCGGTAGCAATAACATCGCTCTAGGTTATAAATCATTATATGGTAACATCTTTGGCTGTAACAACATCGCTCTAGGTTACCAAAGCCTTAAGTGCAACACCTGTGGCTACTCGAACATCGCGGTAGGATATGGCAGTCTCTTCTGCAATACCACTGGCAGCTTGAACACCGCAGTAGGAACCTTCAGCCTCTGCGCCAACACCACCGGAATCAACAACACCGCAGTGGGCGCTAAGAGCCTATACTACAACACCACCGGAGTTTACAACACCGCAATAGGCTATGGCAGTCTCTTCTGCAACACCACGGGTGCCTGCAACACCGTAGTAGGGTATGGTGCAGGATGCTGTATCACAACAGGTATCGGTAATGTAATTTTAGGAAATTATGCTGGATCAGCCGCATTGGCATGTATATTCGTGGTACAGGCAGGCAACTGCGTGAGACTATGCGTCAATAACAGCGGACTTTATGTAAACGGATCTGTTGTTGGTGGTGCTAGTCTAGGCACCTGCTGCCAGTTTCTAGTTATCAGTCCAACAAATAGCAGTAGTACTGGCGCAAATAATATTGCTATTGGTTGCTGTTCTTTAAGTAATAATACTACCGGGTGTAACAATATAGCATTAGGTTATGGATCTCTTAAATGTAATACTATCGGCATACTCAACACAGCTATAGGCTATAATACTCTCGCACTGAACACCACCGGCTGCAATAACACCGCGATAGGTGCCGGTAGCCTCTGCGCCAACACCTCTGGCGTCAGCAACACCGCAGTAGGAGTCAACACTCTCATCTGTAACACTATCGGCATGTGTAACACCGCAGTAGGCTATGGCAGTCTCGCCTACAATACCTCTGGCGGCTGTAACGTCGCATTAGGCTTCAGCAGCCTATACAATAATACTACCGGTGGTTACAACACAGCAGTGGGCGCTAGGAGCCTATACTGCAACATCTTCGGTCTGTATAACGTTGCAATAGGTTATAACAGCCTCTCCAACAACACTTGTGGTAATACAAACGTCGCCATAGGAATGTCTGCCCTCTACAACAACACCACCGGCGTCTGTAACACCGCGATAGGCTATGGTAGCCTTTGTTTAAATAAGACCGGCTCTGCTAACGTCGCAGTGGGATATGGATCATTAGCTTATAACAGCAGTGGTACCTATAATACCGCAGTGGGTGTTATAGCCCTCAATAAAAATATCACCGGTTGCCTCAACGTCGCAATAGGTTATGGCAGCCTCAAATGCAACACTTCCGGCGGGTGTAATACTGCAGTAGGTGCTACTACCCTCCCTGCTAATACCACCGGAGTTTATAATGTCGCAGTAGGATATAACAATCTCCAGTCTAACACCATAGGCTCATGCAACATCTCCATAGGCGCAGCCAACTTACTTTACAATACTTCTGGCTGCGCAAATACAGCAATCGGCCAACTTTCTTTATATTGCAATAAAACCGGTTGCAATAACATCGCAATAGGCTATTGTACCCTCTATAACAATACCTATGGTAGCTATAATATCGCCATGGGCGGATGCTCCATGAAGAATAATATCAGTGGCATCAGCAACGTCGCAATAGGCTATGGTACTCTCGGATGCAACACTACTGGCAGCTGCAACACCGCAATAGGGTCACGGAGCCTTTATGGCAATACTACAGGCGTTGGTAATACAGTAGTAGGCTATAATGCCAATGTATGTGGCCATGGCGGTAGCAACAACACCGCAGTAGGTAGCCTCAGCCTCTACTTCAACACCTATGGCAACTACAATGTCGCAGTAGGTACCAGCAGCCTCTCCTGTAACACCACGGGTGCCTGCAACGTCGCAGTGGGTGCCAGCAGCCTCTATTGCAATACCACTGGCTGCGCAAATACCGCAGTAGGAACCTACGGCCTCTACCTCAACACCACTGGCATCAGTAACACCGCACTAGGATATATTGCTGGATGCACAAATACCACCGGAGTTAATAACACGTTCTTAGGTAATGGTGCTGTAGGATTAGCCGCAACATGTAGTAATACCATTACGCTAGGTAATAGCTCGATCGCCACTATACGTGCACAGCAAACTAGCATAACAGCACTATCAGACTGCAGAGATAAGACTAATATCTGTGGACTACCGATTGGATTAGAATTCGTTCGCGCACTACGTCCAGTTAAGTTCGATTGGAATATGAGGGACGGAGCCAAGGTAGGAATACCAGAAGCTGGATTTATCGCCCAGGAACTAGATGAGGTCCAAAAGAAATTCACAGCTACTGATTACTTGAATTTGATCATCAGTAACGAAGATGGATCGAGGCTAGAAGCTACTCCGGGTAAACTTTTACCAGTACTAGTACGTGCTATCCAAGAACTCAGTATCGAAGTGGATAGATTACGTAGCCTAGTAGAACCACAATAAATCCGCCAGGCCATTGACTTCTGATAATTATCAGTATATATTACTGTATCAATCAGAGGATTCAATGGCAAAAACAATAATCTACATCGATGGCGGCGCAGGCCGTGTTATCGCGGCAATACCCGCATTACTCAAATTCAACAGACTCAACCCAACCCTAGATTGGGCGCTGATCATACCCGCTTGGGACTATCTACTTTGGAGCATTCCGGAACTACAAGATCGTACCTATGGCGCAGACACCAAAGGCATCTGGGACAATGTGATCAAAGAAGCAGATCTAATCATGACTCCTGAGCCCTATAGGCTACCTGCTTACTTCCGCCAAGAGATCAGTCTAGTAGAAGGGTTTGATAGAGAGATCAATGGAACTACAGATCATAGTGATCTAGGTATTCCTAAGATGATATTCAGCAAGACTGAAGAAAAATGGGCAGTCAATACCATAGCTGATGTCAAACAGCAACAGCAGAAAGCCAAAACTATCGTGATACAACCATTCGGTAGAGGTGCTACCTTGGATCGCAATGATGTCATCGACAGCGCCAGCCGTAGCCTTAGCGCAGATGGCTATATCAGCCTGACTAAGAAACTGGCCGCTAGGTATAACATGATATTTTTCGGAGAGCAACAACTACAGATCACCACCGACAGTTACACAGTCAAGTTACCTCCACAGACTGACCTACGCATGTGGGCATCATTGATCAGCTATGCTGACTATTTCGTAGGGGTAGATTCGGTGGGACAACATATGGCACGTGCAGTAGGTTGTCCAGGAACTGTTATATTTGGTAGCACGTTCCCTGTCAATACCAGCTATCCAGATTATTTCCAAATCATAGAGAAAGCAGGACAGAAAAAATACAGTCCGATACGTATCACTGGACTAGACAGCGTGTTAGCAGATCGTTATAATGATACTATGATGGATTTTGATGAGAGTGAAATCACTAATATCTACAACATGATCGTAGCAGACATAGAGAAAACAAAATAATGTATAATATACTAGCGATTAATCCTGGACATAATGGGTCAGCGGCATTGGTATCGGATGGCAAGGTAGTATTCTACGCAGAAGAAGAACGTCTAAGCCGTATGAAATATGACGGCAATCCTTTCCGTGCTATGTTGACTGTGTTAGAAAGCACACATGTAGATGAACTAGTGATCGGCGGAACCAGCCCCGACCTAGTCAAACTACCTTGGACCTATGAAGATGCTTATACAGCACTGGTCCGCAAGTTTAATCCCAAGGTAAAAGTAACTAATCTTGGACATCAGCATCATCTTGGACATGCCGCAGGCGCTTTTTATAATAGTGGATTCACTACTGCTGTAGCAGTGATAGCCGATGGTGCCGGTAGTGTACACAGCGCCAAGATGGGCGACGCAGAAGATAGTCCTGTTACCAGTGGATTTGAAACAGAAAGCATCTACAAGTGCAGTTATCCCAATGGGTTTGATACCGTGTATAAACGCTATGCTGACGGTAGTGCTAGATATTTTGACAACGGAGTACAGGAGTTTGATAATTCTGTCACTATCACTAAAGCCTATGAAGCTGTCAGTAACTATCTAGGATTTGGTTTTATCGAAGCTGGTAAGACCATGGGACTAGCACCCTACGGAAAGTATGACTCTAACATACCTAATTTCTTTGTAGAAGGTAAAGGCAACAAAAATCTATTGCAACCTATGTATCCGGCCGGTGCTCTAATAGATGAAAATAGATTTACATACTTGCGCAGGACCCAAGATCCATCTGTATGGCATCATGATTTCAGTAAGGTCCGTGATATAGACAAGAATCTAGCCTGGCACATACAGCAAGAATCGCAGGAACAACTGGGCGATATCATCGAGTTAGCTGTACAGAAGACAGGAGAAAAGAATGTGGTTATCGCAGGAGGCTATGGACTTAACTGTGTAGCCAACTACTATTACCTAGAAAGATTTCCCGAGCTTAATATCTATGTAGATCCCATAGCACACGATGGTGGAACAGCACTAGGTCTGGCGCTTTTAGCATGGCATCTACATAGCAACAGCACTATTCCTAATCCTCTTACTACCTTATATCTAGGCCTAGAGCCGTCATATGATGATCTCAAAGCGATACATAGTAAAAACCTTAAGGTCGTGGATGATGTCACACCTGATGATATCGCACAGTTATTGGTCGATCAAAATATCGTGGCCATGTTTAGGGGAAGTGCCGAAGCAGGCCCTAGAGCATTAGGTAATAGAAGTATCTTATTTGATCCTCGCGGTGCTAATGGTAAAGATTTTGTAAACAAGGTCAAGGGTCGTGAATGGTTCAGACCATTCGCTGGAAGTGTATTGGAAGAATATGCGCACGAATGGTTTGAGATGAGAGGCTTGAAATCTAGCCCATTTATGATGTATGCCATCAATGTATTACCTAGTAAACTAGGAGAGATTCCTGCTGTAACTCACGTAGATGGAACATGCCGTGTACAAACAGTAAGTAAGGGTGACAATATAGACTACTATAATCTGATTAACTCGTTTTATAAGATGACCGGAGTTCCTATGTTGTTTAATACCAGTTTTAATCTAGCCGGTGATCCTTTGGTTGAAACACTAGAAGATGCCATTGACACGCTGGCAAGATCGGATATAAAATATCTATATCTATCAGAAGTAGGAAAGCTAATAATAAAATAAATGCAAAAATATCATTTTATATCAGGATTACCGCGTAGTGGATCTACGTTATTAACATCAATCCTAAAACAAAATCCTAGATTTACCGCACAGATAAGTGATCCATTGCATGATTATGCCAGGAACATATTAACCACTACACACGCCAGCGTAGGTATGGAGTCTGCGGTACCTATAGAAAAACGCCAAAGGTTGATCAAAGGTCTTTTTAAGGCATTTTACGAAGATGGTAATGAAGTATGTTTTAATACTAATCGTGCCTGGACTTCGCAGACTCCACTGGTAAGAGATCTATTCCCCGGTAGCAAGATCATCATCTGTATAAGGGATGTGCCTTGGATATTGGACAGTTTTGAACAGCTCAATGCCAAGAATCCCTATACGATAAAAGCCTTATATCATCACCAAGATCTAGGCACGGTATATCATAGATCTCAATCTTTGATGGATCCAAACAACGGATATGTAGCAGGTCCTATTACCTGTCTAAAACAGGCCCTTTTCAGCAATGAAAAAGATATGTTGTGCGTAGTCGATTATGATGCGCTATCTAAAAGGCCACAAGAAACTATGGAAACGATATATGGTTTCTTAAACGAACCCTACTATGATCACGATTTTGATAATGTCGAAGATAGCTACGACGAGTTTGATGAAGCTACCAACATAAAGGGTCTACATACAGTTAGGAAAAAAGTAGAATATAAACAGAGAAAACCGATCATCCCATCAGATCTATGGCAACAAAATGTTGGACAGAGTTTCTGGAAGTTTGATTTTGATCATATAAAGAGACAAATACTATGGATAGAATAAGCAGAAAATTTAACAAACAACTACAGGAACCTCAAGCACCCCAGAATCAACCTCGGCGGGTATTGATAGGAACTCCATGTTATGACGGTCGTATCGAAGTGTGGTATGCCAACAGCCTCATCCAGACTATACGCATGGGACTACAACTAGGTATAGAGATCATGCCTATATGGTTAAGTTATGATGCCCTGATACAGCGTGCTAGGAACGATCTCATGGGCATAATGATAGAAAGTGGATTTGATGATATAGTGTTTATCGACAGTGATATAGATTGGGTACCTGAGGAATTTTTTAAGTTGTTGAACCATCCGGTAGATGTAGTCGGTGGAACATATCGTAAAAAAGGTGATCTAGAACAATATGTGGCCAAGATATTAGATACCAAGAGATCGAGAGATCCTAGCAATGGTTTAATACATGCAGAAGGATTAGGTACAGGATTCTTACGTATGTCCAAGGCTGCCGTACAGTATCTATGGGATAACAGCACGCCTTACGAAGAAAAAGATCAAGGAAAAGTGCGTCGTTGGATATTTGATGTAGAGATTAAAAACGGCGAGATTTTTAGCGAAGATATACTAGTATGCCAGAAACTAAACGACGGTGGCATACCGGTTTGGTTAGACCCAACTATAACCTGCGGGCATATAGGAACCAAGAGATTTGCTGGAAACTTTGAAGCTTGGTACGACAATATGCAGAAAGGACAAAATATGTCTCCGACTGGATATGGCGGAGCAACACCGCCCGATATTAAATCATTATACGAGTAATCACATGGGACGTTTTAGTGTAGAAAAAAGCATAGTTACCAACGCACCGATAGCAGAACAACAGGGGGTAGGCGTCTATACTCCTCTACAGATGCCTACAACCTTTGACAAATACACTATCGCATTAGATAGAGACGGTGTCATGGTAGAATGCGGAGATGCTATCACAGGTCCAGACACATTCAACCCTATAGATGGATCATTTAGAGCAGTAGCTTTGATACGCAGTAAAGGACACAAGATAGTAATATTGTTTGATCAACCAGGAGTCGTGCAGAAAAAAGTAACGATAGAACAGGTCGAAGATTGTAATAGACACATGCTACAGCTATTAGGACAGGCAGGCTGCACTAGTATTGACGGTATATGGTATAACACCAGTAGTCGTAAAGAAGATGTTTATGCTAAACCTAATACTGGTTTATTCAAACATGCTGAGTCTAATAGTCCGGGGGTAAAGATCTCCGGGGGAGTATATGTCGGAGATAGTATCGAAGATCTAGTCATGGCAGACAAAGCCGGCGCTACTCCTGTACTAGTGTTAACCGGTAAAGGTCAGAAGACCGCTGAAAAACTCAAAAATCCTATCTATAGATTATTACAACCAAAAGTAAAAATCTATGATAATCTTATGAAGTTTGCGGAGGCACTATGAAACCATTAGGCGGAAGTGAGCTCATGTATTATACAGTTGATAAACTGTTGAAAACCGGCTACAAAGATAAAGTTAATCTAATCCTTAGTTTTTGCGATCCTCAATATATAGATCCTACTAAAAAAAATATATTATGGCAACAGTTAAACACTAACGAAGAAACTGTAGCTCTGATGGGAGATCCTAAGTTTGTAGAAAAAATAGATGCCTTCGTTTGGGTTAGCCATTGGCAATATGAAAAGTTCTTAAAAGAGTTCAAGATGCCTGCTTATAAATGTATGGTCATAAAAAATGCCAGCCAACCGTGCCAATGGATTCCTAGAGAACAAGGGAAGTTTAAGTTAGTATACACTTCAACTCCTTGGAGAGGGTTGGATATATTGATCAAGGCATTTAAGCTGTTGAATCGTTCTGATGTAGAACTCGATGTATTTTCTAGTACTAAGATATATGGACCTAAGTTTGAAGAACAGACCAAAGGTCAATTTGATCACCTATGGGAAGAGTGCAGGAATACACCGGGCATCACATATCACGGCTATGCCACTAACGATATAGTGCGAGATACTGTTAAGAAAGCACACATATTTGCCTATCCTAATACCTTTGAAGAAACAAGTTGTATAAGTGCAATCGAAGCATTGATCTCGGGATGTAAAGTAGTTACAACAGGACACGGTGCCTTACCTGAAACCTGCGGAGAATGGGCAGATTATATACCTTACGGACCTAATAGAGATATAATGGCAGAGAGATTCGCTCACGCTCTTAATAGGGCGATTAACCAATATTGGACGACCAATACACAAGAGTTACTTAAGAGACAGAACGAATACTATAATGGTTTCTATTCTTGGAATACACGTATCTTAGAGTGGCAAGGTTTGATAGATAGATTATCAAAATGACAAAAAAGATATTGGTAATGGGCCTGCCGGGATCCGGCAAAACCACGTTTAGCCAAGAGCTCGTAAAAAGGCTCATGCTTACCCACACGGTTAAATGGTTTAACGCCGATGCTGTCCGTGAGCAGTACAATGATTGGGATTTCAGCCCAGAAGGCCGTAAGCGGCAGGTCGAGCGCATGGGTGATCTAGCCAAGAAAGCCGAAGTTGATTTCGCCATATGTGATTTTGTATGTCCCACACAAGACCTGAGAGATGCGTTTGATGCTGATATAGTAATATGGATGGATACTATCACAGCGGGTAGATTTGAAGATACTAACAAAGTATTCCAAAAACCTATCGATGTAGATTATCATGTAACCGATTGGAGCGATGAGTGGGTTAAAAGCATTTCAGCTTCTCTAGCCATACCTAAAAGCGAAAGCCATTTACGAAGCATAGCTAAAGCAGTCAGCTGGAGAACCCTGGGAACTGTTGATACATTTATATTAAGTTTTATCATCACAGGTCAGGCAAAAATGGCACTTGCTATTAGCGGAGTTGAGATCTTTACTAAAGTATTCCTATTTTGGGCACACGAACGCATTTGGACCAGGGTAGGCTGGGGAAGATAATAAATACTATTATAAAAGGAGACTTAGATGTCACAAATCACATTACAAAATGCCGTTGAAGTAACACCTGCTATCCCAGCAGTAACTTCAAATCAAGTCACTGTACTAGAAGTACGTGAAAACTTTGGTTGGAACTATGATCCAACACAACCTGGTGGATTTTTTGGTCCAGGACGCCCACAATCAGTAGAAGCTACTGTACTATTGAGCTCAGATCCACAGATCCAACGCACGATTACAGTATGGGAAGGTGATGCTTATCTAGCAGTTCGTGGAACATGGACTGATGCTGATCTAGCTACTCGTATTACAGCGATACTAGGCGGTTAAATCAACTCTAGCAATAGTTCGATCTTAGTTTTTATAGATCGATTATTGAGGCTGGTTTTAACACCCTGGTGTAATGGCTTAGGCCATGCGTTAAGGTCACACCAAGCATATCCCGAATGCTCATCATTGAGCGTCGGGATAAATTCTTTTTCTACGATCAAAACGTAGGTATTATATTGAAACTGTTGGTCGTTACTAGTGAATAGTTCTAAAGGAACTATTTTTTTTATGACCGGAGTTTTGCCTACTTCTTCTTCTATTTCTCTTTTAAGAGCATCATAGGGCGTATGGTCCTGTGGTTCTTTCTTTCCGCCCACAAGGCCCCATGTTCCTGCTGTCTTTCCTTGAGTCCTTAGCAAGAATAAAAATCTTTTAGTATCTTTAGTTAAGAATAAACCGCCACTGCAAACTATCTGCATTTATAATATTAAACTCCAGTTACCTCTATCATACACACCTTCAAAAGATTTGGTCCATTGCGTACCATCCCATTTGTATTGTATCCCTGTATATGTATTAGTTATATAGGTAGTTGAAGTAACTTCTGCGGAATTGAAAATAACACTCCATGTCGTTCCATTAGTTGTTATTATATCATTAGCGTGGGCTATGAACTGTGAACCATTGAGATTCTTCCATGCCTTGGCATCAGAGGGAATATCTTCTAATATTAGATATCTTGTATTAGGCTTAGTGATTCCTGGATTTAGTGTGGTAGGATCTACGATGGCATCAATAGTACCTCTACCGTCGATTATGGTATTAGAAGGAATAGTATCTTGATCAAAGTTTAGATTTAGGTTAAAATCGTTTAAAGGATTCAAAGAGACATAAGCGATGATCTGTGTCCCTGACGGAGTATTCAATCTAAGTTGGCTCAATCCTGCTGTAAATTCTCCAGGATATAAATCCAATAGCGTCTGCCACTGGACTGAATGCACTGATGATGTGCTGGTCAAACTGTTATACAACTGATCATCCTTATATGGTATAAGGCTCGCTACTCCATCTAATACCAATAGATCGAAATTTCCAGGAGTTATGGCGGTCCTAGCGGTAGGAGTCTGTCCTTCGAAGAGATCAGTTAAACCTTGGTATGTAGAATAAGGTGCATTTTCTAATGTTCCTGTTGGCTCGGCATAGATATTGGCTATGATCTTGGTGATGATGCCCATCTGCAGTATCTTAGCAGGAGGGGTGATCCATATAGGACTATTAAAACTTATGCTACACACACTGATATCACTTTCTAATCCTTGGGGAATACTTCGACTCTCCCAAACCATACTGCTTATCTCTAGATAACTTAAACTGGTCCAATCGATATAGTTGTCAGAACTCTGTATCTCTAAAGCAGGATTGAACAACACAGCTATCTGTTCCCATAGTTGTAGTTTTTGTTCAGTGTTAGTTACCCATATATCGGCATTAAAGGTCACCTTATAGGGTGTAGGCATCATGCGCTGTACCGTATAGTTTTGACCCTGTGTGTTTACGTATTGTGATCCATCGGCATTCGTACCTCTTTCTCTTATCTGCACAGATTCTACGAAACTAGGATCCTGCATCCTATCTCGATCAAACTGTAGATCCTTAATATAACAAGATATAAACGGAGCACTTTGGATGACATTCTCGCTATTTTTACTAATAATCTGTGCTACCTGTCGACTCATGTCACCATACCGTACCGGTACCTGTGTAAGATTACCCCTAGCATCTTTGTAACTAAAGTTACTCATGACACGTATAAACTGTGTAAGGAATCTCCTTACCTGTCCATCATAAAAAAACTGGCTCATAATTTATCTGCTTTCGGTCTTAGTGCTTTACTCAATGCTTGTCTTTGCGGCATAGTTACATTACCGACAGTGACGGTATTGGTATTATTAACGAATGTACCGAGCTGTGTTTGATTGATAGCTTTTCCAGCATTCAATGTGCCTGGGGCTACATCGTTGGCTCCGAAGTTATCCAGGGTCATCCTTACGCTACTTTCAACAAATACCCAGTAGTGTCCGTCCCATTTATACATGACGTTTGGTACATAATCTATCCTTAGGCAGTATTGTCCTACCACGGGATCTGTAGGATACGTTATTCCCATGGTGATAGGAGCACCATTTGGCGGGATAGCACCATTGGTCAAGTATCCTTGATATTGAGTATTTTTTCCTTCCGGACTGGAACTTAATACGAAACTGGCATCGAGGGCATTGTTATCACTGCTAACATCAACGCCTGTTGTGACATCTACTGATCCAGATAATCCATTAGCATTAAGTGGTATAACATAATAGGCGGTGTTATCGTATCCACTTAATGGAACATCTAGTTCAGCCTGTTGTATGATAGCTTCATTGACCTGTATATTGGTATTGTAGGTACTGAGTACATCTCGTAGGGTCTTATTACCATCTCCTGAAGGGGAATCAAGTATCTCTTTAAATTCTTGGCTATCAACTAGTGGTTGGCATTTAGCTCTCAGCAGGTGCGGGTACCACGTTTGGCTAAATCCTGATGCAGTTCTCGTTACATCAGTTATTACATAAAATCTTTTTAAAGCCACTGTGCTATCGTCGAGTGCGTATTCGTCTTTTAGATGAGGTAGTTCTAATACATCTCCTGCCATTATTTTGCGTCCCAGTGCATCATAGGTGGTCCTTAGATGGAAAGTCACCATGATATTATCATTTTGTAAGAATAATCCAAACTGGCTGAGATTGAAATCTATATCCTGCATCGTATAGATGACACGCATCTGATAAACATCAGGTTCATATTTCCTATCTCTGTTTTCCATGAATAACAGATCTTGTATTCCTAGTTCAGAAATATAGTTTCCGTTGTTAGGTATCGCAGGGCTACTCTCGCCTTCTTGCGGGTTTACTGGTCCTAGATATTTGTGCACGAAAACATCTGTGCCTCCTACTTGGAATTGTTCGTTGATAACACGGTCTAGGAATCTGAAATCCGGACCTTTTTCTGGTTTATATAAACTTAGGCGTGGCATAGTAGTATATTTATAGGTAAATAACAGTATGGCCCAATACAACAATTACCCACCTAATCCTGCGTATCCTCCTACTAATCCCATAACTCCGGATTACGAGGCGTATCTAAAACAGCTTGAAGTGTCACGCCAAGATGTTGTCGAATATGTTAGAACCATGTTAGGTTATGGAATGGTTGACGTTGAGCTCGATCCCGCACATTACAATACAGCTATAGATAAAGCATTGGCCAAGTATCGTCAGCGCAGTAGTAATGCTGTAGAAGAAAGTTTTGGATTCTTGACCTTAGAGATCGATCAGAACGAATATGTATTACCTAGAGAAGTCCAAAGCGTCCGTGAGATATTCCGACGTAGCATCGGCTCAAGGACAGGCGGTGGTGATGGCGGATCATTATTTGAGCCATTTAATCTAGCCTACAGCAATACCTATTTGCTTAGTACCAGCAACATGGGAGGTATCGCTACCTACTATATGTTCGCTAGTTATCAGAAAGAAGTAGGTAAGTTATTTGGTAGTTATATCCTGTTTGATTTTAACTCTGTAACTAAAAAGCTACGCATCACACAGCGTCCAAGAGGACAAGAAAGTGTCTTATTATGGATGTATAATCAACGTCCAGATTTCCAACTATATACAGATACCTATTCAGGGATATGGTTAAAAGATTATACTCTAGCACTATGTAAGATCATGCTAGGTGAAGCACGTGAAAAATTCGCCACTATCGCTAGTCCACAAGGCGGAACACAGTTAAATGGACAGGCCCTCAAAACTGAGGGTAGAGAACTAATCGAAAAACTAGAACTTGAATTGATTAATAATCACGATAATCAAACACCAATGTGGTTTACCAGGGGTTGATCTCTACATCTAAATGTAATAAACTATAAACAAGCAGGAGACACTATGATTATAGGCTTTGTTGGTTTAATAGGCAGCGGTAAAGATACAGCCGCAGATTACTTAGTTAACTTCCACGGATTTAGACGAGACAGTTTCGCCAGCACACTCAAAGATGCTGTAGCCGCGGTATTCGGTTGGGACCGAACATTACTAGAAGGCAGGACCAAAGAAGGTCGCGAATGGCGAGAACAGGTAGATCCATGGTGGGCTGAGAGATTGAATATGCCTACGCTGACTCCCCGTTGGGTCCTGCAGTATTGGGGCACAGACGTTATCCGCAACGGATTCCATAACGACATGTGGATAGCTAGCCTAGAAAATAAGATGCGCAAAACTACTGATGACATAGTGATCAGCGATGTTAGATTTCCTAACGAGATAACTGCTATACACAACAGTGGTGGCATCGTGGTACGAATAAAGAGAGGCGCCGATCCTGAATGGTTTATAGATGCTGAACACTATAATGCTGGACCTAATGGAAATTTGGATTGGGCGTTAAGTAAAAATCGATTAACTGCTCACAATGTACACTCTAGCGAATACAGCTGGGTCGGTGGTAATATAGATCATATCGTTATTAATGATTCCACGATCGATGATCTTTTCCAGCAGATTAAAAATCTGGTACCAAATCTCCCTGTCTCCAACTGACGCCTTCATCTAGTAGTAGTCTCTGGCAGTTGGCACATACTGATTTGAGATTAGCATGGCGACAGTTATCTAAATTTCCATCTATGTGATATACATTGAACTGTTTGGAATATCTGCTAGTGAAGCCGCATTTGTCGCATTTCAGTTTTAACTTGTATCCTGCCCTGGCCCATCTTGGGATTCCTTCTTCTCTTCCCCTAACACAATGGTCGCACTGACTCCTATAATAGGTCTTGCCCTCTTTGTGATAGTTAACAGCCCTTGGCCTAGTTCCGCATTTTTTACATAATAATCTCGACATATGCGCCCTTTTGTTGCCCTTTACAAACGTATTTAATACGGTAAAAAATCTTGTGGTATCGCTAAATAAAACAAAGTGATCCAAATTAGGAGATTCAACAATGGGAACAACACTAAATTCACCAGGCGTATCAGTAAGCGTAATAGACCAGAGTTTTTACACACCAGCTGCCCCTGGAACGGTTCCGATGTTTTTCGTAGCATCGGCCGCAAACAAAATTAATAGTTCCGGAGTTATTGCCCAGGGAACTATACCAGCTAACGCAGGTACAGTATATACGATTTCAAGTCAACTAGATCTAGTTAATACATTTGGTACACCTCTGTTCCCTACAGATAGCCAAGGTAACAGCATCAACGGCGGCGAGCAAAATGAATATGGATTACAGGCTGCCTACAGCAGTTTAGGTGTTAACAACCTAGCATATGTTGTTAGAGCTAATATCGATCTAAGCCAGTTATCAGCTAGCGCATCTGTTCCAACTGGTCTACCAGTCAATGGAACATATTGGTTAGATACAGGCAACACACAGTTTGGAGTTTATGAGTGGGATGCTGTAAACAAAGTATTCACTTTACAAACACCATTAATCATCGATGACAGTAACTCAGCTACAGACACTGCAGATGGATTGACTCCTAATCAAAGTTTTGGTACATTAGGTGCCTATGCTGTAGTCGCTACCAGCATGAATAAAGGTCAAGTATGGTACAAAAACGAATCCAATAACTGGGTGATCGTTGGTACTAATACAGAATCACAGTTTGGATCCAGCATCAGCGGATACACATTTAAATCTAACTCTTGGGTAACAAGCTATCCATTGGTGACCAGCACTGGTATACAAGGCCTAACAGGTGGTAGCACATTCTATATCAATGGAACACAGATCACTATTGGATCAACATCTACTAACAGCGTGGCTACAACTATCAATAGCCTAATGCCACAGAACGGTGTAGGAGCCAAGGTTAACAGTAGCGGTTATATAGAACTATATGCTGATTCTAGAGCCGACGGGGTAACCACTAACGATGGACAAATCGTGCTAAGTGGAACGACATCAACTCTAGTAGCGTTAGGATTGACAGCAGGTACATATGCTCCTGTGGCATTGACACTAGCACCGCATACACAAGTTCCTAAATATGCTTCACTGGGTGTACCTAGTGGTAGTGTATACGTCAAGACAACCAGCGCTAGCGTTGGTGCTGATTGGATCATTAGATTATACAATGCGAATACAGCAGTATGGACTACAGTTTCTGCTCCTATATATGGCGGAACAGATGCAGCCTTAGTTGCTCTAGATCCAGTAGGCGGTGGTGGCCAGATAGCAGTAGGTACCTTATTCGTAGAAAGCAACTTCGACCACGGTAAGAATACATATAATAGTCCCAAAGAAGCTGAGTTTAGAGTCATGCGTAGATCAGCTACTAAACCTACTACTATAGTAGGCGGACAAAGCGTATCGTCTTTTGTTATTCATAGAGGCGCTAGTACAGTTACTACCGTTTACAGTTTCTCAATAGATGAAAGTATCCCCGGAATAAACGGATATCAAAATACATCTACTATCACAGTAGCTACTATCACTGCTAGCACAGGATCAACAAGTACTACAGTGAGTGGTTCTAGTATAGTGACACAGATCAGTGCTGCCGGATTTGCAGAAATCAGCGCCAGTATCAACAGTAGTGGTTATCTAACAATCACTCATGCAAGTGGTGGAGATTTCCGTCTAACTGATATCAACTCAACAGGCATACTCAGCACATTAGGCTATACAGCTACAGGAAATAATCCTACAGCGAATCTACTGGCTCCAGGAGCTTTTGATTCATATACCTTCAAAGGTTCAAACTGGGCTCCGTTGGTATTTGAAGCATTAACTACAGAACCAACGACTAGCCCAACTAATGGACAGTTATGGTATGGAAGTAATCTAGAAGATGTTGATATCTTATATCATAACGGCACTACATGGGTAGGATATCAATATGCTGGTAATGGTTACCAAGGAGTTGATCCTGCGTTCCCTAACAGCGATCCTAATGGACCTATCATAGCCGCAGTACAACCTACTAAACAGAGCGATGGTACAGCATTAGAAAACGGTGATATATGGATTAACAGCTCAAGTTCAGTTATATATGGCCAAGCTATATATGTTTACAATGGCAATACTTTAACATGGGTCCTACAAGATCCTTCCGATCACGTTACACCTAATGGCTGGGTATTTGCTGACGCACGCTGGGCAACAAGTGGTCAGGCTACTCAACCAAGCTCTATTAAATCATTGTTGACAAGTAACTATCTAGATCCAGACGCACCGGATCCAGCACTATATCCAGAAGGCACACGCTTATGGAATCTACGTCGTAGTGGATACAACGTCAAGAAATATGAAGTCGGTTATATCAACATCTACGAAAACAACGGTGTCAATCCTAGATATCAAAATGACCCAATGGAGGGTCAAGGTAACACTACCCCATATAACGCTAACCGTTGGGTAACAGTTAGCCCTAATGACTATTTAGGTAGAGGTGTATTCGGAAGATATGCACAGCGAGGCTTTGTTGTAGCGAGTTTGAAATCAGCTATAGATACAAATACAAAAGCTAGAGATACCGATACAGTTATATTCAATCTATCTGCTTGCCCTGGATACCCAGAAGCGATACAGAACTTGATCGAACTAAATTCTGATAGAGGTTACACAGGATTTGTAGTGGGAGATACTCCATTCCGTTTACCTAGCGATACTACTTCTCTAGCCAACTGGGGTACCAACGCAGCCGGTGCTGTTGATAATGGAGAGCAAGGCGCTGTTAGTTATGATGACTACATGGCTATGTTCTATCCAAGTGGTTATACGAATGATAACACAGGAAATCCTATCATCGTACCACCAAGCCATATGATGATACGCACTATTATTGAAAGCGATCAGAAATCATATCCTTGGTTTGCTCCAAGCGGTGTGAACAGAGGAGCTATCGATAATGCTACATCAGTAGGTTATGTAGATAGCGCAGGTGATTTTATTACGGCAGCCTTACCACAGAGCACACGCGATGTAATGGCTCAGAATGGAAAGATCAATCCTTTAGCAACACTAAATGGGGTTGGTATCGTTAACTATGGTAACTATACTAGGGCCCACACAGCAAGTGCGTTAGACAGGATCAACGTAGCTAGATTGGTAGCTTATCTAAGACGCCAGCTAGGTATTTTGGCTCAACCTTATCTGTTTGAACCAAATGATTCTGGTACTAGAGCCGCAATACAAAAAGCCGCAGAAAGTCTGTTTATTGAATTAGTCAATCAACGTGCTATCTATGACTATATTGTAGTTTGCGATTCTAGCAACAACACACCAGCAAGGATCGATAGAAACGAACTATGGTTGGATGCGGCTATCGAACCAGTTAAAGCAGTTGAGTTTATCTATATACCATTGAGACTGTTGAATACAGGCGCTATAGCATCAGGAAATCTTGGTGCTGGATTCCCCGGTTCAAATTAATGGTAAATATAAAGAATAAGGAGCATTTTGATGGCAATATCTAGTTTAATAAATTATTCAGTACCTTTAGCTGGAGGCGGGCAGAGCGCCGCTAACCAGGGCTTACTGATGCCAAAACTGAAATATCGTTTCAGAGTAACATTCGTTGGATTCGGTGCTAATAATAACACATTCGAGTTAACTAAACAGGTCGTGACTGCAGGTCGTCCAAGTGTTTCCTGGGAAAACGTAGAACTCAATGTATATAACAGTAAGATAAACTATGCTGGAAAATATACATGGGATGCTGTGCAGATCGTGTTAAGAGATGACGTAACCAACGCAGTAACACAGTTAGTTGGTCAACAGATCCAGAAACAGTTTGATTTCTTTGAACAGAGTTCGGCGGCATCGGGAAGTGATTATAAATTCCAAACTAATATCGAGATACTAGATGGTGGAAATGGAACAAATTCTCCAACTACTCTTGAACAGTTTGAACTCTATGGTTGCTACATACAAAAAGCCGCATATCAACAAGGTGATTACAAAACCAGCGATGCTATGGATATTACCTTAGATCTTAAGTTTGATAACGCACTACAATACAACGGTGATGGATCTCTAGGTGGTATTGGTACCTCAGTAGCAAGGACATTAGGTCAAGTAGCTACAAGCTAATAGACCTAAAAATAAAGGCCCTTAGGGGCCTTTTTTTATCACATAAATATTGCTATGAGCGCTTTTACATCTTTCCTATCTACAGTATTATCTGAAGGCTGGATGCGTGATCAAGAACATGCCAGTAAGCTATACAGAGCAGATGGTGTTTATGATTTCGCACCTAAAACAGCATGGATATACTATGTTACATTCCAAATAAACAGCAATGTTCTAGGAGCTGCCTCAGGATCAGCGCAGGTAGCAAATAAGTTTTTCATCAGCCAAAGTTGGAAAAATAGGATGTATGATGGGAATACTATCGGCCAGTTAGTTAAATCTGCTGATCTTCCTAAATTCAATATATCGACTGAGACATTGAATCAATACAATAGGAAAACACAGGTAACTACCAAGTTAGAATATCTACCACTGAATATAACGTTCCATGATGATCAGGCCAATGCCACTAGTGATCTTTGGTTCGCCTATTATAACTATATGTTCGCTGATGGGTATTATAGTCCTGCTAACTCTCCGGGAAATCAGGGATATATAAGCCTTGTACAACAGCAATACTATAATAGCGATAACAAATACTCAGTGGAACCTACCAGATATGGTTATGATCCTCAAAATAAATATCCCTTCTTTGATAGCATTACGATTTATCTGATGAACAAACAAAAATATTATAGTTTTACTTTGATAAATCCTATCATCAAAGAATGGAGGCATGGCGATGTTGATCAAAATCAAGGAAATAAATTCTTAGAAAATAAAATGACCTTGGCATATGAGACTATAGCCTATGATAAAGGAAATACAGGAAACATCAAACCGGCCTTTAACAAAACACATTACGATACCACTCCTAGCCCTCTAGCTATCGCGGGAGGTGGTAGCAGTAGTCTTTTTGGAGAAGGGGGAGTAGTAGCAGGAGCCACAGGAATATTCGGAGCCAACGGATCATTCTCCGCCGCATTATCTTCCAATGATCCATGGGCATTTGCCAAGGTAGCTATTCAGACTGCTAACCTAGCTAAAAATGTCTCTAATCTTAATACAGCGGCCACAGTCAATGAACTAACTAACCAGGGATTGGCTCAGCTGAATAGTATAGCGACCAGCGCCAAATCAGGTAGTTCGGTCATACCTCCTGGATTTAGTTTTCCAGGAGTGGGATTTAACGGCGGCGCCCCTACCACTACAGCCCAGCCTTCTAATATAACTTATAATAAAGTATGACCTTATACAATAACATTCCCCAATCTACATCAGGCGGATCTAGTTCAGATGCCACTGTGCAATATTTCAGTACTTTCTATCAGAAGCCTATTAGTCTTAGTGATCAAGACCTGGCGGCAGTGACCGGTTTCTTCCAAGGAGCTGGATTTAGTTTAGAGAATGCTAGATCTATAGCTACTATAATACTCAGCCAGGCCAAACTAACCAACTCAGATGCTTATACTATTATAGATACCTTGAGAAAGTTAAATGGCCTACAGTTAAGCACCATAGTGGCAGAAATATTGAACACTAACAGATTTAAAACTAGCAGCCTAGGTACATCAAATCTTTCGACTACTGCTGATGAAGTATCGAGAAACATAATAGCATGAGTCTAAGATTTAATCAGGGATTTTTTAGCATCAAGAATCCAGAAAAATACATAGGATTAGGGACACCTCGTTTCCGTAGTAGTTGGGAGCTGTCGGTTATGAAGATGTGCGATGAGAACGAAGCGATACATCAATGGGCCAGCGAAAGTATAAAAATACCCTACAAAGATCCTCTAAGCGGTAAACCTACTGTTTATGTACCTGACTTCTTGGTCATATTCCAAGATAATAAAAAACAAAAACGTGCCGAAGTATGGGAGATAAAACCTGCCAATCAAACCCTGAAAGAAAAGGTAGGCAAAAATATCTACAATCAGGCGCAGTACATACGTAACATGGTTAAATGGGCGGCAGCCAAGGCCTACTGTAGCCAGAACGGAATGAAGTTCCGTATTATAACAGAACATGATTTATACCATACCGGTAAAAAGATGTGATAAGTAGTAGACTATGACAAAGAAGCTAGAAGAACTATTAGATATAAATCCGCTCAAGGAAGAATCTGCTCCCCTTCCGGAAACACTACCAGAAAATCCCGTAATCTCGCTAGAAGAAAAACTAGAAGAGTTTGATAAAATAGCCAGTGCCCTACCTCGTGTGAGAGGGCTAGGAGATATATCAGATCTAGAACTAGATAATCTAGCAAAGAAAGCAGAAGAAGCCTATGATGACATCATGGATCTAGGTATGCAGGTCGAGCCCAAATATAGCGCTCGTATGTTTGAAGTGGCTACAGGTATGCTTAATGCCGCTATAACAGCCAAAACAAATAAGATTGAAAAGAAGCTGAAAATGGTAGATCTACAGCTGAAAAAACTAGCTATAGATAAGAAAAGCGGCAAGGGTGACGAGATCGAAGGTGAAGGCTTCATCGTCACGGATCGTAACAGCATCCTTGAAAAACTTAAAAATCTTAATAAATAAAGCATAGGATACTGACATGACATCATTTAAACAACTACTGTCCGAGAGCACTAAGAAATATAACTTTAGAGTTAAAATCGCCGGAGCTTTTGACAAAGACAACGAAACCAAACTGGAATCATTACTAGATAAGTTCAAGGTTTCTAGTTTTAAAAAATCAGGAACAACTCCTGTGCAGAGCTTTCCTTTAGATTTTCCTAAGTTAAGGAATGAACTAGTTTCTATCTATGAAGTTACAGTAGATTATCCAACTACACCGTTCGAACTTACAGAATACCTAAATAACAATATCAATATTCCTAAAGAACACCTAATAGTAAAAACACCAGGTGATCCTACAGAAGCATACCAAGAGCCAGTAGAAAAAAGAACAGAGGCATTGCTCAATGATGGAGAATATAAAGAATCTCCAAATGCCAAGTTTGAAGATTACTACGGTGACAAATACAACTCAGGATTCGTCAAAGAACTAAACGATATCTTGAAGTTGCAGAGAAGAGAGAGAGGTGAAGTCATACCCGAGTCTAAGCCAGATGATATTATCAAGAACCCAGGTCAGACTTTAAATGATATCCCGCAAAATAACAAGTCGCTATTAAAGCAGGCTACAGATCCAAGGAAACGATAATATGCAAATGATCAATGTACTACAGAGACTAGCAGAGCTAGATTCTAAAAATCCAAATGTAGCTAATCCATTAGCCGCTGGAAAGAAAGTCATGGAGGCTGATCAGATGCCCCAACTTCCTGAACTTAAATCAGTTAATGAACTAAAAGCACTAAGTGGTTTAAAACCGGTAGCAGAATGCGGCATCATGGAACTAGGTGGCGGTGAGATGATGAACGCACATCCCCGTCCTCCAGCAAGTTTCAGTATCAATGCCACAGCAGCCGATGGCGCTGAAGTCAGCAGTATGCTAAGTGATATTTTAAATCTCGCAGGCGTACATAAGGTAGGCGATGAGCACATGCCTGCTGTAGATGGTCCTCAAACATCTATGATACAGACAGCTCCTATGGCACACGGAATGGATGCTAAAGATGCTATGAGATCAGCGCTAGATAAAATGAATGCGCCCGGCGATGAAATGCATGATATGGATGAACCCGAAGACGGGGCCATGGACGATATGCCTATGACAGACGAAGAAGAGATGCCTATGTCTACAGCTGGATTTGGAGATGCAGGCGGAGCCGGAGCCGCTGAACCAATGTCAGCTCAAGGGCTAGGTAGTGGCGGTACAGACAGTCCTGTTAGTTCTATGGCTGACGAAATACGCGACATGGCCGATAAGTTAAGTCAGATCGAAGACAAAGAAGACTTGCCAGGACTAGACAAAGATCAAAAAGCAGACGAGGCCTACAACAACACTCCTGCTGATCCCACAAATGTTCCTCTAGGTAACTCCAACGATTTTTCTTATAATCCTAATATGGGAGCAGGCGCTTCACGACACGGATTAGGCACACAGCCTACCGCGATGGCCGAAGACCTAGAAGATCAACTATATTCAGAATATAAAAAGTTTGTTAGCGAAGCCAAAGCTGATTGCTGTTGCGAAGAGAAAGGCAAAAAAGCCTGTCCAGTACACGGTAAAAAAAAAGCTAACGAAGGCCTAAATCACAATCACGCAGGACCTAAGATTGAACACGCCGATGTAGAAGCCTGCGTTAAGTGCGCAGAGACTATGGGCGTGGCTTTAGAACACGAAAACATGCAGGCACTACATGACTGCATGGAAAGTTTCCCCAAGTTCCATAAACACATCACGAACAAGTATAACGAGTGCTGGGAAGATTTCCACACTAAATGCTGTGAACATTACCATAATAGAAACGGCCATGAGATGATAGCTGACGAAGACCATACCGGACAAGCAGGAGTCGCAGGGCCTGGTATAATGGCAGGTGGTGGTGGCAGCTACGGCATGTATGAATCTAAAAAGAAAAAAGGCGATGGCAATCTAGCTAACAACTATCCTCCCTATGACAAGGTAACACGCGGTGACGTTATCGCCGGTGCCAAAGGCCAAGATCAAATGGGCGGTAAGAAAAAGACTAAAGAAGGCGATGATAAAAGTCTAAGTAAAGCTGCCAAGACAGTTAAGAAAGGTGCCCTACACAAACAAGAAGGTATTCCACAAGACAAAAAGATTGGAACAGATAAACTGAAAAGTCTAAAGAAAAGAGGCACACCTTTAGAAAAAAAACGTGCTAACTTTGCCCTTAATATACAGGGCAAGGGTAAAAAATAAGCAGTATGACCCAATAGCCCCTTAGGGGGCTATTTTTTTCAGTAAATAAAAATATGACAACTAATAGATTTGATGGTAACCTAGTTAAAACTGCTCACAGTAAGCAAAAATATACCGAGCAGGATATAATTGATCTAGGCGCTTGTATGGATCCTATTACTGGTCCACATCATTTCCTTGATAACTTTTTTTACATACAACATCCTACTAAAGGACGTTTACGATACGACGCATTTGAATATCAACGTAGGTTAATAGACAGTTATCACAATCATAGATTTAATGTAAACCTATTACCTCGCCAGACTGGTAAGACTACCACAGCGGCGGGCTATCTCTTATGGTATGCCATGTTCGTGCCAGATGCTACGATACTAATCGCCGCACACAAATATACAGGGGCCCAGGAGATCATGAGTAGGATACGGTTCGCCTATGAATTATGTCCTGATCATATACGTTGCGGAGTTACCAGTTATAACAAACAGAGTATAGAGTTTGATAATGGAAGCCGTATCATAGCACAGACGACTACAGAAACAACAGGTCGAGGTTTGTCACTATCACTACTATATGCAGATGAGTTTGCGTTCGTTCCGCCCAATGTGGCTACAGAATTCTGGACTTCGATATCACCTACCCTAGCTACTGGTGGTAAAGCTATCATCACATCTACTCCGAACAGTGATGAAGATCAATTCGCTACAATCTGGAAAGAAGCAAATAAGCGTCTAGATGAATTCGGTAACACACAAGAAATAGGACGCAACGGTTTCTTCCCCTTTAAAGCGCATTGGAGGGAACATCCTGATAGAGACGACAAGTGGGCAGAAGAAGAACGAAGTCGAATCGGCGAAGAACGTTTCCGCCGTGAACACGACTGCGAATTCTTGGTATTTGATGAAACACTAGTTAACAGTATTTGCCTAGCAGAACTTGAAGGAATCGAACCGATTTTGAAAATGGGACAGGTGCGTTGGTATAAAGAAATCGATCCAAAATCCACCTATGTAGTAGCTCATGATCCTAGTCTCGGTACTGGAGGTAACTACGCAGGTATAGAAATATTTGAACTACCTAGCATGGAACAGGTAGGAGAATGGCAACATAATCTTACGCCAATACAACAACAAGTAAAGGTACTAAGAGAAATCTGCAAATATATAGATAACAAATGTCTAGAATCAGGGAAGAATGCCACTATCTATTTTAGCATAGAAAACAACACAGTAGGAGAAGCCGCATTGGTAGCTATCAACGAGATGGGAGAAGAAAGCATACCGGGTATGTTCCTAAGCGAGCCTGTGAAAAGAGGACATGTGCGTAGATTCCGTAGAGGATTTAACACTACTCATAACAGTAAAATATCTGCCTGTAGCAAGGCCAAACAGTTGATAGAACAGGGAAAAATCAAGATCAACAGCAAGAGTCTTATATCAGAGCTTAAGACTTTTGTGGCCGCAGGTATAACTTTCAAAGCCAAAGATCAGCAATATGATGACTTGGTTTCAGCATTATTGTTGGCAGTGAGAATGATAGTTATGCTAGGTGACTGGGATCCTATAATCTATAATAAGATGGTCGAGGATGCCAAGATGGATGACTACGAAATGCCCATGCCTATCTACGTCAGCAGTTTTTAATAAATATAGCTATGAAAACTATCGAAATAATCAGCCAGGATTTGTTTGACAAAATCCGCAGTCGTTTTGAAAATCTCCAGATGGGGGATGAATCAGGCGAAGTCACTATGGACCCTCGCAAAGCTAGATTTTATGACTTTGATTTTACTATCGAAAGCCATAATCTAGGACGAGTCAGCATCAGTATCAATGAGTTAGGTACGCTTAAGATGTTTTATGGTAAGAGCATCTTAGAAGATATAGATCCTATCAGCAAAGACTATTGGTACGATTTCCTAAGAGAAATGCGTAGTTTCGCTATGCGTAGATTATTGAGATTTGATACAAGAGACATAACGAAATCTAATCTAAACAAGGATGATTTCCAATATCTAGCAACCAATGGTAGCAAGGAAGAAAACATGAATGAATCACAGTTTAAGGGCGGTAGGATGACTAGCCATAGGATGTTAGAAAGAACCAAGCTAGTAATCAAACATAAAAAAGGTGTAGAAGAAGGACAACCTAGAGGAATGCCTAGCAACATCGCGGCTATCTTTATCGAGAATGAAGAAGGTGAGCGTTACAAATATCCATTCATACATACTGCCGGAGCCAAAGCTATGCAACGTCATGTAGCCAACGGCGGGCGTCCATATGATGAATTAGGACGACACATCATAGACACCAGTAGCAAGATAGCTCAACTAAGTGCATTCCATAGACACATGGGCAGGCATGATCAACTTAATCAAGAGGTCCACGAAATAGCAGGTAAGACAGGCGCCAAACTAGAAAGCCTGCGCCAGCATATCAACTCTCTACATGGACAGAGAGGATATGAAGCTTTCGCCGAAACATTTGAACCCGTAGCCAATGGTTATTCTGAAGAGATAGATGATGTGACTATGGAAGATTATAAAAATAAATTTACAGTCAGCAGTTTCAGAGAAGATCTAGCACAATATTTTCCATTGATACACAGCATCATGCAGGAAGCCGGTACTATCGATCTAGAAGAATATGTCAATGAAGGAGACATCTGTGACGATTGTGAACATGATCCCTGTATCTGTAACAAAGACACAGTCAAAGAAAATGAGTTCGATATTTTCCGTAAATGGACCGAATCAGTAGCCGAAGGTGGTATAGAACCAGATACGTTAGGTGAACTGGTTGAACTGTTAGGTAGCCAAGATCTAGCTCAAGTAGGAGTTGATGCCACTAGCACCATAGAAGCTCTGAAAGGTATAGGAATCGAAGATGATGAATTACAAAAAGATCTAGAAGCTATCGCTAAAAATAGTGACGGCCAAGCTAATCCTCAACATACCATATTGGCCTGGCTACAGAAGATAGATCCCCAGGCGGCAGCAGAACTGGAACAAGGAGCACAACAACAGCCAGAGCCGGCTCCAGAAGCTCAACCTGCTCAACAACCAGATCCACAGCAGATGGCACAGCAACAGATGCCAGTAGATCCTCAACAACAAATGCCTATGGCTGAATCTGAACAAGACGAAGACGAAATGCATGGGAAAGAACCTAAGTCTAAGGGTAAGACTGTTAGAGACTTAGCACATTGGTTAGGCGCTTTCTACAATAAAGCTTTCAAAGCTGAAGGGTTTAAAAGTCCTTGGAGGAAAGGTCCTACTGAACTAGGAATCATGGCCGAAAAAGAATTTGGACCTCACCACGCACACCTAGTTAAAGAACTAATGGGTATGAAGGGCGGTGAAACTAAACTAGAACGTGCCGCACGTAGAAGTCACGAGCGTAAACAAGAAATGGAAGGATCCGAAAGTGTGTTAGGACACAAGGACATAGAGCCAAAGATGGCTAGTGCCACACGCAAAGGTCAACCAGAAGCAGGGATGAAAATGTCAGAAGCAGGAGAGTTCGACGCTATCCTAAGGCTAGCAGGACTATCAAAATAAAACAACAAGGAATAGTTAACATGGATCCAAGATTTTTTAGAAAATATTCAGATTTGATCAAAGAAGCTGAACAGATGAACGAGCTTAGTCCAGATCTAATGCGCAGAGCAGCAGATGCGGCAACCGCCAAGGCTGATAGACTAAAAGGTCCCGAAAATAAAGATGATAGACTAAAAGCCAGACGTCAGGAAGAAAAGTTTTATCAAGGGCAGGTTGATAGATCTAATGCCAATCCAGAAGCTGGAACACAAGCAACAGCAAACGCTTATGCTGAAAAATTAAAACAAAATGGTTGGAATCAGATTACCAATCCTCGGCAAATTCAACAGGCAGCTGCATCACTTGGGTGGGACAAATATAGTCAACCACCAGAAGGAGTAACATGGTTTACTCACTCGCAAAGCGGAGAGGCTGCATACATCGATCCTAAGAACGGTCAATTGGTTCGTTCAAGTAACACCCAGCAACGAGTGCGTCATTCGTTTGGAAATGCTAAAGGTATGCATCCAGCAGCAAGTGACTCGCAAAAATGGAATGCAAACAACCCCCCACAAAATATATTCCAACCGGGAAAATAATTGGCAAAATAAAATCAAAATACAGCAGGTTAATTCTTGCGATGATAAATAAAAGTGTGTATAGTTAACTATATGCACTTTTTCTTTTTTAGTCAGTTGGCTTTAAAAGAATGGCACATAAAATTAAACATTAAGGAAAAACATTATGGCAACTTTAGCAGAAATCAGAGCGAAACTTCAAGCATCTTCACAACAAAACACTGGCTCGGGTGGTGGAGACAACGCAATATACCCCCACTGGAACATTCAAGAAGGCACTAACGCTACCGTTAGATTCTTACCAGATGCGGATCCAAATAACACTTTCTTCTGGGTAGAACGTAACATGATCAAGTTACCGTTCGCCGGAGTAAAAGGTGATACAAACAGTAAACCAGTCGAAGTCCAAGTTCCATGCATGGAAATGTGGGGCGAGACATGTCCAATCTTAACTGAGGTGCGTCCTTGGTTTAAAGATAAAAGCCTAGAAGCTATGGGTCGTAAATATTGGAAAAAGAAATCATATCTATTCCAAGGTTTCGTAGTAGACAGCAGTCTACAAGAAGACAAAGTCCCAGAAAATCCAATCCGAAGATTTATTATTGGTAGTCAAATCTATAACATCATCAAGGCAGCTTTGCTAGATCCAGATTTCGCAGAACTGCCAACCGATTATGTACGTGGTACAGATTTCCGTATCACTAAAACATCAAAAGGTGGATATGCTGATTATTCAACATCAGTATGGGCACGTCGTGAACGTGCTCTAAGCGATGAGGAAAATGCAGCCATCAAACAGTATGGCGTGTTTGATCTCAAGAGTTTCTTACCAAAGAAACCAGGCGATGTAGAACTCAAAGTCATGAAAGAAATGTTTGAAGCATCAGTAGATGGTGAAGCATTTGATATGGACAAGTGGGGACAATACTTCAAACCAAATGGATATAACAATGCGAATAAACCATCAGCATCAACTCCATCAGCGGCATCTGTGTCAAGCACACCAGCATCAGCAGATGAAGATGGCGACGACGAACCAGCAAGTGTGTCAACAGCACCTACAGCGCCAGCATCAACAACAGGCGACGCAGGCAGCAGAGCGCAAGACATCCTTGCGATGATCCGTAACCGTCAAAAAGCAGAATAAGGAGATAGACCATGGTAAAGAGCTTTGATATCTCAAAGTTCCGTAAGTCTATCACTAAAAGTATCGATGGCTTAGGAATTGGTTTCAATGATCCAACTGATTGGATTTCAACTGGCAACTATGCCCTAAACTATCTTATCTCTGGGGACTTCTTTAAGGGGGTTCCCCTAGGTAAGGTTACAGTTTTTGCGGGCGAAAGTGGAGCAGGTAAGAGTTATATTTGTTCCGGCAATATTGTGCGTCATGCACAAGAACAAGGTATTTTTGTTATCCTTATTGACAGCGAAAATGCTTTAGATGAAGACTGGTTGAAAGCATTGGGTGTCGACACTGGCGAACAAAAACTGCTTAAACTCAACATGGCGATGATTGACGATGTAGCAAAAACTATCCATGAGTTCATGAATGAATATAAAACTATGGATGCTACAGATCGTCCAAAAGTTTTATTCGTCATCGATTCATTGGGTATGTTGTTGACTCCTACTGATATTAATCAGTTTGAAGCAGGTGATTTAAAAGGTGACATGGGTCGTAAGCCCAAGGCATTGACAGCACTTGTTCGTAACTGTGTAAACATGTTCGGTAGTTATAATGTTGGATTAGTTTGTACTAATCACACATACGCAAGTCAAGACATGTTCGATCCAGATGATAAAATCTCAGGCGGTCAAGGATTTGTTTATGCGAGTAGTATCGTAGTTGCCATGAAAAAACTCAAACTCAAAGAGGATGAGGATGGTAATAAAATTAGTGATGTAGTAGGCATTAGATCAGCCTGTAAAGTCATGAAAACTCGGTATGCTAAACCTTTTGAAAGCGTCCAGGTCAAGATTCCATATTCGACTGGTATGAGCCCTACAAGTGGGCTGGTTGACATGTTTGAGAAGATGAATGTATTATCTAAAGTAGGAAACAAACTAGCCTACACCAATAAAGAAACTGGTGAAATAATGGCTGAATTCCGTAAAAATTGGACTGAAGACAAACTAAAGTTGATCATGCAACAATGGGATGAAAATTCAGTCAATCCAGTAACTACTGTCGAAGAGGAGGCTGAAGAAGCATAATGGATGAAACATTAATCATGGAAATGTGGGATACGTTCAAAGAATATATCCCTGAGAAAAACAAGGATATGGCCGCGACACAATATGTCGATTATCTTATCGGTAAGGACGTTGAGTCTAGTATCCTCGAAGGGTTGGTAGGATATGATAATCATCTCGATGATGCCATCAAACAGGCGTTAGCTGAAGAAGGCTCTGATAGCGATGATTACGAAGAAGATGCTGACTACTACGAAGACGAGGACTAAATGGCCCAATGGTATGCCAAGGTTAGCCAGGACATATCACATCTCCCGAGCTGTATCGATTATTTCTATAAAGAACTAGCAGACGCCAAGGGTGAAACTAAGATTTACGGAAATATCGAAAAAGCTAGCTCAATATTACCAGGAATAGTTGAACATCGATTTAACCAGCTTCAAGAGATTGAAGCTGTGTTAGAGTATCTAAACATAGAACTTAGACGTGTTCGATCAAAGACATTTAAAAAATATCTTGAGAACTATCAAAGGTCATTAAGCTCAAGAGATGTTGAAAAATATGTCGACGGCGAAGCAGATGTAGTTGATATGGAAAAGATTATCAACGAATTCGCTCTATTACGTAATCAGTGGTTAGGCATAGTCAAAGGTCTTGACATTAAACAATGGCAACTTTCAAACATAATCAAACTTAGGACTGCGGGTCTAGAAGACGCATCATTATAATGTATATCGAAGACATGATTTTCTATTGTGTAGGTCTGCATGGAAACAAGTTGATTCCTGCGCCTCATTTTTTCACGACTAAAGAAAAATCTTTGATATCAAGTTTTTTCACACAGGTTTCTGCCGGTAATAGCCTCACTGAAAAACAAGCAATAGTCATTGAAAATATATTTAAATCACATGTTTTAGAAATTACCAGGTATATAGGAGTTGATGTAACTCAATATCTTACATCTCCACAATATAGGCTAGGAAAACGGTCTAGCTCAACTTCTCGATCATGCAGAATGATACTAGACGACGATGGGATTAGGAAAATCGCCTTAGAATTTCCATATGATGAAAAGTTAATAGAAAATATTAAAAAAATACGTGTCTCTATGTCGGAAGAAACCGGAATAGTTTCTAAAAATCACGTGGTTTGGGATAATGCCAAGCGTATATGGAAATGTAGAGTGACCGAATATATACTTTCTTGGATAAATCAAAATATTGTCAATGATAATTTTGTTATTGACGAAGAAATTAAAAATCTGTTGGAAGAAGTAAGAAATATTGAACAAAACGTCGAGGAATATTTTCCTATAGTCGTGTTTGAGGAAGGAAATTTCAAATATCTCAACACACATAAAAATATTCCACAACCTAAGAGTAATCATTTGTTAGAAGTGCTGTTCGAGGCGAAAAAATATGGTATAGACACATGGAGTGAAGATATTGATCTGGCTCTTCAAGATATTTCTATCAAAAGTTTTACGAGATCATTTTTGAAATCACAAAATCTCATCAAACATACTACTACTTTTTCAATCGACGGTACGATCGTAGATTTCTCGCAACTAGAAGATGTGATAAGATATAACGGAACGATACTAGGAGTCATTCCTGCTGGAGATGAATATAAATCTTTACGTGCGTTCTATCTAGAGATGAGAAATTTAGGATATCATGACGATGAAATGTGTGCCCTGTTTAGGGTAGACAATGAAAAAGGAAAAATCACCAATGATTTTATCAAGGAGCATTCTTTGAATAATCCTATATCAGAAAAAATCAAGATTTTTTTCGTTAGTACAAAGATGCCTAAACCATTGATAAAAAATCAGATAAAAATAGGTACCGTTATTACCCTAGGATCTATTAATGCCCATCATAGCCTGAGAAATTTTATTAACCATCATCACAATGTGTTAACATATAAGATGAAATTAGAAAAAAATGCCAACTTGTAAAGTTATAATAAAAGACGAAGTCAATGTTAAGATAGAAAATCTCGATCTCGACACGAGAAAGGCATTGGTCAAGAAATTTAAGTATGAAGACCCCACGGCGAGGTATCGTCCTGCCTATAAACTAGGACGTTGGGATGGTAGCATACCATTTTTTGGTCTTGGAGGAACCACTTATCTTTCTTTGATCGAACGTGTCCTTGAAGAATTAGAAAATCGTAACTACTACATAGAGATAGAAGATCTACGAAATAGTCCTACCTTAGAATTTCCTGAAATTTCTGAAGATTTTTGGGGGGATGCTACATGGCCCAAAGGACACAGATACGAGGGAGAAAAAATAAGATTGAGAGATGACCAAGTTGAAGTCGTGAATATCTTTTTGCGTAATCCTCAAAGCATACAGGAGATAGCTACCGGTTTTGGTAAGACCATCACCACCGCAACTTTGGCGAAAATTTGTGAAAAATACGGTCGTACGATAACTATCGTTCCTAATAAAAGTTTAGTAGAACAGACTGAGGAAGATTTTATCAACGTAGGACTAGACGTAGGTGTCTACTACGGAGATAGAAAAAATCTAGATAAGACACACACTATCTGTACTTGGCAAAGTCTTAATATTTTAGATAAAAACTCAAAAAATGCCTCAGAAAATTCCGAAATTTTAACACTGGCAGAATTGCTTGAAGGAGTGAGATGTGTAATGGTCGATGAAGTTCATCAGGCCAAGGCAGAAGTTTTAAAAAAACTAATGACTCACAATCTAGCTAATGCTCCTATACGTTGGGGACTTACAGGAACTATTCCAAAACAGGATTTTGAGGTGGAAACCATCAAAGCAAGTATTGGAGATATCGTAAATCAAGTAAAAGCACACACTCTGCAAGAAAAAGGCGTATTAAGTAACTGCCACGTAAATGTTATACAAACATCTGAATGGAAAGAATTTGGAAGCTATGCAGAGGAGTTGAAATATCTAGTAACAGATGAAAAACGCATGACCTATATCACTAATCTCGTTAAAGAAATTTCTAAAAATGGAAACACGTTGGTATTGGTTGACAGGATAGAATCAGGACGTATAATAACAAGTAATATAGAGGAAAGTGTATTCATTTCAGGTGAAGTGAAAACTAAAGATCGTAAAGAAGAATATGATGAAGTTAGGACAAGTGATAACAAAATTATTGTGGCGACTTATGGTGTGGCCGCTGTGGGCATTAATATTCCTCGGATCTTTAACTTGGTTCTTCTTGAACCCGGAAAGAGCTTTGTCCGTGTTATCCAATCTATTGGGCGAGGTATTAGGAAAGCAGAGGATAAGGACTTCGTACAGATCTGGGACCTTACAGCCGCATCAAAATACGCCAAGAGACATTTAACAGAACGTAAGAAATTCTATAAAGAAGCACACTATCCTTTTACGATAGAAAAAACAAAATATCAATGATTTTGTTTTTTAGAATCCCAATATATTTTGCGAGATTCAGACATACGTTTTTTAGTTTCTTCAGACATCACTCTACCTTTTAATTTTTCAGATACTATTTTTTTCTGGGCATCTGTTTTAGCAGGCATTGTTTTGCCTATCTGATTCTTTGATATCTTTTTCTTAGTTTCTTCAGAATGTTTATATCCTTTTCGAGATTCTAATATTTTATCAACGGTTGATTGTGCAATCACCTTCCCGGTGTGTGATTTTGATAATTTTTGTTTTTGCTCTTCGGACATTTCTCTACCTTTATTAGGACTAACTTGTCCTTTACGAGTTTTTGAAATTTTCTTACGAGTTTCTTCTGAAACATTTTTACCTTTATGTAATCTAGACATTAATTCTGTAAATTTATTTTTTGCCAATTCATAAAATCTACCTCTGGATATTTTCCTTATCTGTCCTTTATTTTCTACCCTTAATATCATCCATGCCGCGTACCACATCTTCTTAGTATGTTCTTCAGATACAGTCATTTTAGGAAGTAGCAAGTGACATAGTCTGTGCTCTCTTGCTGTTAACTTTACTAAATTAGTCAAATCGTTTGACCCACCCAAACTTTTAGGTATAATATGATGATTCTCTGAGTAAATTTCTTTTGATAAATCTCTTGACCTTGCTCGGTTAATAATGCTATTATAAACATTAGTATACTTGTTCTGTAAATATATCATTTAATAGTTCCTCGTATACTTATTTATAGGAGAATTAAAGTTCAAATACTAACACTAGAAAACAAAACATTTTATCTCAATGATCTACCTGAGGAGATAGAAGAAGACATGAGGTTTGCTGTCTTAGATAACAGTGACGCTTCTAATCCAGACTACTTCTACATACCTCTAATTTTCCTGGAGAGTTTTACTGGTCCAGCAGTGGTATTAAGGATTGGTAATAGAGAAGTAACAATGCCATTAGATTGGTGTACCATCGTCGGAGATCCCGAAGGTCCTGACATGGAAGTGTTACCGATCACTAGTCTCAATGACAGAGGATTCAAAACTTTTTGTTTTAATCCATTAGGTAGTTTTAGACCAGAATTCCATGAGATTGATATCATAAATGTCTATCCAGATGTCAAATGGTATTTTCCTAAGATGAGGCAAGGGCAGTTACTCTGCACTCCTTTAGAACCGGGCGAGAATCCACTCTGTGCCTATTTCGTGAAAGAAGTCAGCAGACAAAGTGAATTGGTGGACTACACCAAATGCTGGTAAAACACAGCATAGAAATGGTGGTATTCCACTATGATGGTGGCAAACATGGTGCTTGGGCAAAACAAACAGATGGCTCAGGAACGGCGTATGGACACTACAATCGCACCGAATGGTGGCCTTGCGAAAATATCTTAGAACCTTTACAATATACTGAAGCATTAGAATTATCAGAGACTGTTCCTGCGCTAAAGATAGCTCTAGAGCAGGTATCTCTATTGTATAAACTCAGCAAGGAAGAAAAATGAGCAATGTGATGTACGGTGCTGGTCCTAGTTATGCCAAGGCAGGGCAAGTATTGACAGCAGGCGGATGGAAAGATCTATCAGGAATTCCATTGAATGATTATCAACTTTGGAGAGAGATACAAGAAAACGCAGAAAAGACTCCATCACTTAAAATCGCATTACAAAATCTAATCAATCTACACAACTTAACTAAAGACCATGGCGACAGCGAAACTTGATATCAAACGTGAACTATCAGCGGTAGATAAGAAAAACTACGAGTTCTATGACAAGCTAGAGGACGACGAAAAAAAGGCGTTCAGTCCATATATCTTGATGCGATACACTTCAAATGTACAGGGCGATAAAGATACACAAGAATGGTTTTTAGAAATGACTAACGAACTGGTCAATAAAAATCACTGGACGTTGAGCAAAGATCATAAGCCATTGTTATGGAAACTATTCGCAGGAGTAGGCACCGGCGTAACAGCATTCCACCCATATCTAGCAGGTGGCAAAAAAGAAAAAGCAGTCAAGATAGAAAAACTATTGGCAGAATTATATCCAGCTAAGAAGATGGAAGACATTAAACTATTAGCTAGTTTAATGTCTAAGGAGGACAAGGAAGAATTATTCGATAAGATGGGGTTTGACAAGAAACAACGGAAGGAATATGAGTGATAGCATTGGTTAATCAACCACACAACTGTGTTCACTGCGGCAAGAGTTTTATGCAGGAAAAAACTCTCTATGCTCACATGTGCGAAAATAAAAGAAGGGCCATGCAGAAAGATGAAAAACGAGTCCAGGCCGGTTATATGGCGTTTAATAGATTTTTTAGGCTCACTCAAAACGCAAAGAAAGATAAGACCTATGAAGATTTTTGCAAGAGTCCTTATTATAATGCTTTTGTTAAATTTGGTAGTTTTGTTACTAATGTAAATCCGTTATACGCAGACAAGTTTATAGACTATGTGATCAAGAGCGGAGTCAAACTAGATCATTGGGCGAGAGATGATTTATATGATACATATCTCTATGAGACTATTAAAACTGAACCAGTCGAAAGTGCTATACAACGCAGTCTACAACATATGATGGAATGGGGAGATACTAGCGGAGCACAATTCAATCATTATTTTAACTATGTCAATCTCAATCGCGCTGTACAGGATATACGGGGTGGCAAGATCACTCCCTGGCTGATATTAAACTGTCGATCAGGCAAAGAACTTTTAAATAAGTTTAACGATGAGCAGTTAGATATCATAGCACCTGCTTTGGATCTACCCTACTGGTTAAAGAAGTTCAAACAGGTGCCTGCTGATGTCATATTGGTCAAAGAGATTTGCCAAGGAGCGGGAATAGAATGACTGAACAAGAAAAAGAAATATTAGAGCAGTGGACTGCGAGGCACAATGTCGCGATTCTAGATACTAATAAACGTGTATCGAGATATATGAGGTTACAGCCTAGATACTTCACAGATGATATCGACTACAATTACATAGATCAAAATCATATCCAACATCAAACTGAAACCCTATATACAGTAACCATACCAGAGAGCAGTCTACATCGTATCGCTGAATTTGAACAGCGTGTGTTCAACCGCATGATAAAAGATGGCAGTTACAATCTGTTTGAAATCATGATGGGACAGAAGGAGCGTGAGAAATATCTCGCTGAAAAATATCCAGCGGTCAAGAAAGCACAAGAACAATATAGCATGATACTTAAACTAGCAGAAAGCGGAGAACTCAGTGCCTGATATCGATATAGATTTTGCGGATAGGAATAAAGTGCTCGACATCATCAAACATATTCCTGCTTCTCTCGACGGAGCCAAGAAACACAACACAGGCGTCTACTGCCAAAGTATTCCTATTAATCCGTTAACAGGACAGGCTAACATAAACTACAAAGAAGCAGAAGAAAGAGGTTATTTCAAGATCGATTTCTTAAATGTTAGTGCCTATGAAGGTATCAAAAATGAAGAACATATCAAAGAATTATTATCTATAGAACCTCTTTGGGATTTGATGTATGAGAAAGAAGTTTGTGATCAACTATTCCACGTCAACGGCTATCATGTTCTATTAGCCAGGCTTAGACCCAAGACTATATTAGATCTAGCAACAGTGCTGGCACTCATAAGACCGGGCAAACGTCACTTGATAGATCAGTGTGCCCAGGATGGATTCGATAGCATACAAGAGGAAGTGTGGTCCCAAACTGACGAAGGGTATAGTTTTAAAAAGAGTCATGCTGTAGGCTATGCCCACGTGATTGCTATGCAGTTAAATTTGATTTGCGAGCGTGTCAGTTACGGGTTTTCTTAGAAGACCTTACTAGTTGTATCGATCTTCGTTTTATGCGTTTTTCGGCTATATCGCCGAGATTTACAGTGGGTCCAAAAATTATTTCTATATCTTTGCTATTGAATGTTTTGATGTAGGGCCTATAAGAGATCAACATATCTTTTAAGAAAATATTGATAGGGATCTTGCGATTTGATTCCCACCACCAAGTTTCTCCAAGTTCTAGAAATACCTGCTTTTCTTCATCAGATTTCATGCACTCAAGGTCGTAGATGCTGGTCACGAATTCATCATAGTTGATGATTATACCGACATATTCTATTTCATTTGACTTAATGCACGTAATAAATGGGAGTTTGTCCTGTATGGTGTTCTTGATTGTCATGAGTTAAAATAAATACTTAATGCTAAAATGCCCAGTCTATTTATACCCCAATTCATTTACCATAATATTGGATTTGGACCTGAACACGAGGATTTACAATAATATGTACCAACGAGAAATACAACTGCAAAAGGGTCTGAAAAACACCATTCAGTTCCAGTTTAAAAACAGTGATCAAAAGTTTGTTAACATATCCACTGGTACATTCGTTTTTAATATGTTTGATGCTATAAATCAAAGGCAACTGGTTTCTAGGGTATTAGATGTAGTAGATGACGGCGTAACAACCTCTACTAGAGGACTAGCTACTCTAACAATATACGACGGAGATACTGTAGATCTAGACAATGGAAAATATCAGTTTTCAGTATCTGCTTACGATAGCGATGGTAGTTACGAGCCCACTTATGCCAATACCTATTATGCTATGGCAGGTACTCTCGAGCTACGTAGCGACGGATATCCTACACTTCAACAGAGCTATGAAGTATTTGATTTCCAACCAGAGTTCGATTACACACAGAGCCTTTATCTCTACTACAGCGGCAATATTCCTAGCCATCCGGAATTCGCAGGCAACACGGCCCTCCATACTGTCAGCTATCATATGACTGGGTATCGTGGACAGGTCTGGGTGGAAGGTACCCAAGATAATAGCCCTAACTATTTTTCAGGATTTGTAGAGATAGATGGGACAAGAAAAACATACGGTCAAGGTCTAGTTGGTTTTACTGGAAACGACTATCAAAACTTTTATGGGGTATGGAGTTATATTAGGATAATCTATCAACCGACGCCAAACCCGATCAACATGAGCAACGATTACTTATCTATATCTTATCGCGGTACATTTGACAAAGCTATCTATAGATATTAAACTAGTAGCATGAGTCTCATGCTACAGGCACTACAAGCCGTATTACCTCCAAATCGAAAACAAACGCCATCAGGGTGGATTAGTTTTGATGCTCCCTGTTGCCATTATAGAGGAGAGACCAAAGACGACCGTAAGCGCGGTGGAGTCATGATTACCGGCGATGCGTTTACCTATCATTGTTTCAACTGTAACTTCAAGGCAGGTTGGAGCCCTGGTAAAATACTAAGCAACAACACAAGGAAGTTATTCAGCTGGATGGGTGTTCCAGAAAGCGAGATAACACACTTGGCCATGGAAGCTGTCAAGGCACAAGACGCCATTCCTAGGTTGAAAAAAGAACTCAGTTTTGAACTCAAAGAAGTAGAGTTACCGGAAGCCGCTATGACCATAACAGAGTGGCTCAATACGCCATACCTACCAGACATAGCAGAAGATCTAGGTAAGGTAGTAGACTATGTATTAAGCAGAGGAATGGCCTTAGAATGGTATGATTGGATGTGGAGTCCTGCCCCGGGATACATCGATCGCGTGATCATACCGTTCTATCAAGACTATAAGCTAGTAGGATATACCGCACGTAAGATCACAGATGGCAAGCCTAGATATCTGGCGCATAGCCAACCTGGATATGTGTTCAATCTCACAAGGCAACCGCTAGGAAGAAAGTATACTGTAGTAGTAGAAGGACACTTTGATGCTATCGCTATAGACGGAGTATGTATAGGACACAATGATCCAAATGAAACACAGATAGCCCGCATCAATACATTGAATAAAGAAATCATCGTAGTGCCAGACAGAGATCGAGCTGGATCTAAGATGCTAAAATCGGCGGTAGATAACGGATGGAGCGCCAGCCTTCCACCTTGGGGAGATGACGTAAAGGATGTAGCTGACGCAGTGAAGAAATATGGTAGACTATATGTCTTAGCCACTATCCTACACTACAGGACAGACAACAAGCTAAAAATACAAGTAATGAAAAAGAAACTAGAAGGAATGGGATGATAAAACAAGACAAAGAAAAACCTAACTATGATTATGAGATACAGAAACTATACCTGGAAATGTTTCTCAGCGATGCTGAAACTTTTAGCCGTTGCCAGAGCATATTCGACCCTGAAAATTTCGACCAAAAACTGAGAGAGACAGCGGAGTTTATCACACGGTATGTAGACGAATATAAAGTGATTCCAGACGTTACTATCGTCAACGCCAGCTGTAAAAGAGAACTACAGACAGTGAGCTTACCACAACAAAACTATGAATGGCTCAAGGACGAATTTGAACAATTTTCTCGACACAAGGCCCTAGAACGTGCTATCATGAAGAGTTTTGATCTGTTAGAAAACGGCGAGTACGGCCCGGTGGAAAAGCTGGTCAAAGACGCTATACAGGTCAGTTTGACCAAAGATATGGGTACAGATTACTTTGAAGATCCCAAGGCTAGGCTGACGGCACTGAAAGACGGAAATGGTCAAATTTCCACCGGTTGGCCCAGCATAGACAAGAAATTATACGGTGGCTTCAATCGCGGAGAATTGAATATTTTCTGCGCTGGATCAGGAGGCGGTAAGAGCTTGTTCCTAGCCAACATGGGCGTAAACTGGGCTCTACAGGGCTTGAATGTGCTTTACTTAACTTTTGAATTGAGCGAAAAATTAGTGGCCATGAGGCTGGATTCTATGGTCACCGGCATCACTACACGTGAGATTTTCAAAAGCATAGATGATGTAGAATTAAAGGTTAAAATGGTGGGAAAACAGGCGGGAAGCATACAGATCAAGTATATGCCCTCAGGAAAAAATTGTAACGATATTCGGTCGTATTTGAAGGAATATCAGGTCAAAAAAGGCCTAAAACCTGACGTAATTTTAATAGATTACCTGGATTTAATGATGCCACTAAATGTGAAGGTATCGCCCAGTGATCTGTTTGTTAAAGACAAATATGTGTCAGAAGAGATAAGAAACTTGGCCATGGAAACCCAGTGCATCACGGTAACCGCTAGCCAGTTAAACAGGGCCGCAGTTGAAGAAATCGAGTTTGATCACAGCCATATTTCCGGTGGATTATCAAAGATCATGACAGCGGATAATGTCATCGGTATCTTTACCAGCCGTGCCATGCGTGAGCGGGGACGCTATCAGATACAGTTCATGAAGACCAGATCCAGCAGTGGTGTTGGACAGAAGGTCGATCTAGAGTTCAATGTAGAAACCCTGCGCATATCAGACCTAGGAGAAGAAGGTGATGCTCCAAATCAATCACAGGGAGCCAGCCGTGCGCCATCTAGCGTCTATGCGGGATTGAAGCGTACCAGTACCGTCGGCACAGATCCTGAAACTGGAGAAGTAGATCCCACGCAGGGTGCCAACGCACCCAAGATACGTGCTGAAGCGGGCAGTGCCGCTATACGCAAGATGTTGGCATCGCTCAACAACGAGCGTGATTAGAACCAGCTGGCTATTTCTTTGCGGCCCGCTAGCTCTATGCCATTGAGCCACTGCTGATCGCCCGAGCCACCGAATACCGTGTTGACTTCAGCGGGCACCGTGAGCCATCTATGCCCATCGCTCCAGGGATGCTCTCCGCTCATCTCACCTTCTAGCTCTCCAGGGCCTAGGATGCGCTGGCCCACTACGCAACGCCAGGCCCTAGGACCCTCGTTGGTGGCTATGGCGGCCAATATGCTGGTCTCGTTGGTGATACCGATCTCGTCCGTGATCTGGCGTGTGTTGGCCACGGCCCAATCCATCGTGTGCACGATCTGCACACGGTTCTGTTCCATGGGCCCGCCGTAGTAGGCCAAGCCCTTCCATTCGCTGCACTGTATGCCCGCGTTTTCCAGCACAGCCGTGACCGGTACTTGGTTCTGGCTGGGCTTGTTGATGACCACCATGCTGGAGCCCGCATCCCAGTGGCTAGTTACCAGGATCAGGCTCCTGTGGTAGTCAGTGTGATAGGTATTGGGTATAGCTACTAGTAGCTGTCCCACTAGATTCTTGCCTGTCTTCATAACAGTATTTATAGGTTAAATACTCTCATGAACATAAGAGAATTCACACCGGGTGTAGAACTACATGACGAACTCAACCCAAAGATCTGGGCGGGCGAAGAGCTCAAGCCCGAAGTAAGGTTGGCCCTGGAGCACATAGCACACAAGTTCATACTGTTCCTGGGCTTCCCGGTCAGGGTAGAAGATGTCATAATAACCGGTAGCCAGACCGCCTACACCTACACGGCAGCATCGGACATAGATCTACACGTGATAGTGGCCTTCAGCAATATCCAGTGCGATCAACCCGTGCAGGAGCTGTTCGACACCAAACGCCAGCTGTGGAAAGCGGAACACGACATAGACATCTACGGTATACCAGTGGAATGCTATGTAGAGGACACGGCCCGCCCGGTAGAAGGCCACAGCTACAGCATAGAACGCGATCAGTGGCTACATCGGCCTAGGCCTCTCAAGACACACGCCCTGCCCCCTGATGTTATAGCTAAAACCACAGCTTGGACACAGCAGATACGTGCGGCCATAGCCAGCAGGAACTTGGCTGTGATCGCCAAGACCAAGGCCATGCTGAAAGACTATAGGGCCCGGGGCCTGGGCAGGGAAGGTGAGATGGGCACGGCCAATCTGGTGTTCAAGACCTTAAGGAACAATGGCGTCATACACGACCTAATGAAGAGCCTGAGACATTTGGAAGATCGCAAGCTGAGTCGCCGTTGACCCTAGCCAAATATCCCAGTATACTAGTAGTATGAAAACACTATATCTAGACATGGATGGCGTAGTAGCCGACTGGGAAACCGCCGCCCGCAGGTTCATGGACAACCGACAGGTGCCCGATATCAATGGCCGCTGGCCCGACGGTGAATGGCACAAGATCCGCGACAACAGGCACTTCTATAGAGATCTGCCTACCATGCCCGGAGCTGAAGACTTGATCACACTGGCACGACAGTTCCGAGACCAAGGGGGCTGGAGGCTCTGTATGCTGACCGCCATACCACACAACAATGACATGCCCGATGTTTACCACGACAAGATCGATTGGATGCGGGATCGCTGGCCCGAGATACGTGTGCACTTTGGCCCCTACTCACATGACAAACAGGTGCACTGCCAACCAGGTGATATATTGGTGGACGATCGCCCCTCCAACATAGCAGAATGGCAGGCCAAAGGTGGCGTTGGAATCGAAGTTAAAAACAGGGATCTGGCTTCAGCCATAGAAATACTGAGGAGCCGCTTCAGGGCGTAGAGAGCCCAACAAGCGCGAAGCGCGAGCGGTAAAAAAGATTTTTTCACTATCTGATTAAATACTGTGTTAAAGGAGATGAGGAATGTTAGAGTTCTTTGCCGTGAGCCTAGTGGGTTTGGCCCTGCTGATCTTATTCATCGCTATCTTTAGATACTTTAGTGGAGATGATCAATGAGATTCTGGAAAGTGACCTATCTGTTAGGCGACAGCGAAAATACCACAGTGATAAGGGCCCTAAATCGTGCTATGATAGAACGTAGCATACCATCAGATTGGCGGATCGTAGGAGTAGAAGAAATAAGATGACACACAAGACTATAACATGGCAGCTGGGACTGACTGGCACTGAAGTGAAAGAAGGCACCAAACGACTGAGCAAGTTGCACGTAGAGCTGGATAGATGGCACAAGGCCAATGGATTCAAACAGCGTATATTCAATCTACAGATAACCCGTCCCTATACCTACGAAGCTGTGATAGACACGACAGATCCCAAGATCGAGCTGTTTTTAAATACTTTCCTACTGACCGCTGGCTCACAGTATACGCTGACAACTGTAGGCCAATAGAAACAGCGTACAAGACTTTTCCTGTCGGAAAGTGACTCCACAGAGATAAGCGTTGTGCAGAGTCCAAGTATCCCAGCACCATTCTCTATAGTGAGGACCCACGGAGCGTTCTAGCCAATCTTCTACGCTAGAGACAGCCTGCACCCAATCTGGTTGCCCATTGAACTCTATTATGGGCCAAGGTGCCACCGCCCGGTAGGGTAACCGTAGAGCAGGATGGTCATACAGTGCGGGCATGACTTTATTTACACAGGGCCCGAAAAAGGTCAGGCTAGGGCAAAAAAATTGCTGTGCAAAATTTGCGGTGTAGGGCGATCTAGATCTAGGTGGTTTTAATCTAAGTCACTTTAGATTTAGGGGAAAAAATGGCAAGCTAGCTGTAGCTTTTACACAACAGCTTGTGCATGCACCTCCCCACCCCAGGGGCCCCTCGGGTGCCAGCAGGCAGGTCATCAGGCCGTGCGCCTGCGGGCCTTGAACATATCCACCAGGGCAAGGTCTGCAGTAGCCAGGTGGGGCTCACGTCTCGTCACTGGCGCGGCAGCGCTGTCCTTAGGTGTGAACAGGTTGACCGTAGCTGAGGTAGCTGTAGTTATAGCACTAGCTGTGCCCACTACTAGCCTGTAAAGGGTCTGCGTGATCACTGTGGCCACGATCCCAATGCCCACTCCTGCTGCCATGCTGACGAACTCGTAGTAGTGTGCTGTGAGGAAGAGGTGTAACGTCATGTGGGACTCCTAGGGTTAATAGTTAAGGGCGATGTTAGATCGTATCGTCGATGACTTCTGCACTAAGGCAGTCGTTGATGTAAAGCACAGGGCCTTGGCTGTATTCACGCACGCCCACCATGCTGGCATCTACCGCACACTCGTATTCCATGTTCATGCTGATCTTCACGGGCAGAGTGGGATCGACCCTGCTTAAGATCTCTATCAGTTCTGCTACTGTTAATGTATCGTTTGTCATAGTGTGCTCCTTTGTTTGCTATGTATGTATTATACAGTCTTTTGGATGACCCGTCAAAGTCTAGGGTCTTTCAGCAGTCTGGATCGAAATCGCGCCATTCATCGGCTTCGGTGGGATCTTCTTCAGGCGCTTCTTCATCCCAGATGACTTCTTCGTCGATCACGCCTAGATCCTCGACAGTGATCTCACCGTCGGTAACCCCTTGGAATGCTGTGCGGAAACTCTGATGCTCAGCTAGGAAATCCAGGATCTCCTCTTTAGAAGTGCCCTCAGGAACTGTCAACTCTTGGCTTAGGGTGGTAGTAACGATAACTTTCATGTCAGCTCCTTTGTTGTTCATGTATGTATTATAACCCCAAATCCTAGTCCTGTCAACCTCTAAGGACATTGAAGATGGAGTTCTGTAAATCTGCCACCTCATCGCTGGCGACATAGAAGTCTGTGCGGGGATCCCAGTACTCGCCTGCCTTTGGATCGTAGTACAGGACACGACCGTTGGGATAGTGGAATGGACCCTCTAGGCCCTTACGGCTAGTGAACTCCTGATTGTGCTTGAAAACGGTGTATGCCATTGTGGGCTCCTTGTTGTCTATGTATGTATTATACTGCCAAAAAAAAGACCCGAGTCAACCGTAGGGTCTTTGATCATTCTAGTGTTACCTGCACTGCTGCCGCTTCCCAGTCTCTGAGGGCGAATGTGGTGTTGCCCGCTCGTATCACCATAGCTGATCCCTTTGAGGCTGCGTGCAGCTTCCTCACGACTTCTCCTGGGATGAAACCCAGTTCCTTGAGCCGGTCATCACAGCAGTGTGTGATGCGTGCAGTGATTCCCAGCTCTAGTTCAGTGAGATTCAGATGTCATCCTCAAGGGCTAGCTCATCTACGGCTGCGTTGAAATCATCGATGAGGTCCTGCAGGCTCAGTTGTGATCGCTCCTTCTTGCGGCGCGGCTTCACTGAGCTACCCTCTTGATACACTAGCCATACGTGATCACAGCAGTAGCTTTTGCCTGTGATGCTGGGCCGACCGCAGGCCTTGCTGAGATCCAGCACACCCTCGCCCAGGTAGGTACAGGTGGATTCGTGATAGTTGTCATGTGTGCTCATCGTGAGACCTTTTGTTCTAGTTCGTTGATCTGTCGTTGATATCTGTTGATCAGCTCGCGTTGTTCTACCATGCCTTTGGCCGCGTGATCTAGGGCATCTTCGTATCGAGTTGCGGCGTCATGCTCACCTTCCTGCCGTGCTATCCAATCGGCCGCCCAGAACAGGGCCAAGAAGCACCAGAACTGCCAACCCCAGGAAGGCACTCCCAGGCTATCGATCAGGATGCCTAGGGTGCAGTAAATGGCTATGCGCTCGATCATGTGCGTCTCATGCAGGTAGTCTTGGCCATAGCTTGCCAGTTGGTAGGAAAGGCTGCTCTCAAGTCGGCCAGCTTCAAGACCATGCGCAGGCTCAGCTCGCGTAGCTTGTCCTTGTGATCTGTTATGAAGGCCAACAGCTCATCCCTTACAACGGGGTCGAACTCATATTTGTCCAGCATACCATCGCCTACGATCTGATTGATCCTTAGCATCTTTTCGCGCTGTGTGTCCATCTGGAGATCGATGTAGTGGCAGCGACTCTCCAATGCGTCCAAGTGGCTACGTAGCTTCTTGCTCTTGACGTGCTCGAACTTGATGTTAGTGATGAATATGGCTGAGCCCTTGAACTCGAAACGATCTGGGATGCCTTCACTGCGCAACATACGGCTGTCTGTGTTCCAGGCTATCCATCTCTTGGCGCTGGAGTCTAGGGCACCTTTGAGTATGTTCAGACTCAGCTCATCCAACAAGATCTGATCGCAGTCATCGAAGACCACTACGTTCTTCTCAGCGGCAAACTCATATAGCTTGCTGTAGAGACCTAGTGCGCTCATGGCACCCTTCACGATCTCGTATTTGGGTTTGCGTTCGGCCAAGGTGTCAAACAGGCCGTCCTTCTGGAGCACAGCTTCTACGCCAAAGCTCTTGCCTACGCCTGGAGGGCCACTCACGATCATTGCACGCACGGTGCCTGACTTGACTGCCTTGGTCATGTCGTCTAGGATCGTGAATCTCTCTCTCAATCTCTCGATGATCTCTTGATCGCTCTCCTTGGCTACCTCACGCTCGCGTTGTGCGATGGCTGCTGTGTCGAACTCCAAGATCGTGGTGCCCGCTGTGGGCTTGGTGCTGGCTTTGGCCATGTATTGCTCCTGCGTTGTTTAAAATCGTATTATAACATTATTTACTAGCCGAGTCAACCGCTAGTTTATCCAAAAAGGTATCGGGCCAAGGCGTTGCCCAGCACTACCAACATGATCGTGCAGGTGGCCAGGGTGAGAGCAGCCAAGAGTAGCAGGAGAGGGATTGGATCGTCTTTCATCAGTAGGTTTCCTTGACTATGTAGTAGATATCGTCCGGGTAGAGTTCCTTGAATGCATCGGTCTTGATGTAGTCGTTCAGGGCCTGTGCATTCATGAACTTGCGATGGTACACTCCCACGTGCGTGTCTTTACGGCATACGGTTAGGTATACGCTTTTTGCGTGTCCGGCCATTACTTGTTGACCTTCACGTTAGTTTTGAATGCTGCCCCGAGGATGACCACTGCAGCCCAGGTCGAGAAATCGTATGGGATGTTGAGTGCGGGGAATAAGGTGTTCAGGGCCCACAGTGTGAGGAGCGGACCGATGGCCACCAGTACGGCTACCACGACGATGGCTCCCAGGAGCTCTGCTAGTTTGTTTGTTTCCATTTGTTTTCCTTTAGTGTTACAGCGGGGTCTTGGCACTTAGTAGTGCATAGGATGACCTACGTAGTTGTAGTCGTCCATAGGGTCTAGTTCGTCTTCAACTTCGGGCTCATACTCGTCATCAGGGAGCATGTTATTGCTCTCCATCATGTCGCCTACGTCCGCATCGCTCATGTAGCAGAGGCAAGCTTCTAATACTGTGTCTGCGTCTAAGAGACCTTCAGCTAGTAAGTCCATTAGCTTGACTGTGTTCTTGCGTGCCACGCTGCCGTTGTAGTATTCTATCATCTAGTGCTCCTTTTACTGCTTAAAAACTTATTATAACGCATTCTGTCCAAAATGTCAAATGCGCTGTAATAAGCCCTTATGGGCTGTAGGGTTATTATATAACATTAATCCACGTAGTAGTCAACCGTTTGCAATAGTGTGCTCATTGCGTTCTCTAACTCGTTAAAGCACTCCAGTTCCGCTAGTTGTACCCCATCGCATGTTGCCTCCAACAGCATAGCTTCCACTTCCGCTAGTTTAACAAGTATTGCATCTTTCATTTGTGCTCCTTAAAAACTTATTATAACGCATTTTGGCAAAACTGTCAAATGCGTTATAAAAAGCCCTTACGGGCTTAGTGTTATTATGCGTCCAGTTCCATTTCCTCTATGTTAGTAACAACATCTTTCAGTCCGTCCTCTAACGCCTCTGCTATTAAATTACGCTGTGCTGTCTCAGCGTTAACTCTGCTACTGTAAACGCCTGTATTATAAAAAGCGTTCTCATCGTCGCCCCATCCCAGCACTTGCACAATGTAAACTTTTTGCATGCCAGCTCCTTTGTTAGTGTAAGTGTATTATACAATAAAAAAGAAACCCGCACAAATGGCGGGCCTTTGGGAGTGTGGCCCAAAAGCCACACCACCATGATTACTCGTTGACTGCGCTCACACCTCCGTCTAGATCGATCTCTTGATTCTCCTCGTCTTCATACTCGGCAATCGTTTCTGATATCGCAAACATCTCATCGAGATCCTCGGGGATGGCATCCTTGACTTGATCGCTAGTCATGTCAGAGAGATTGTAGCCTTCATCCCCGTCTGCATCAAACACGCCACAGAAGGCCATTCCGGATTCATAGTAATAGGCCTTTACACCGAACCCTAGATCAAGTAACCTTTCGTAGGCAGCGATAGGAGGGGCCCAGGCACTGTCAAAGTAAAAACTGACGCTGTTAGAATCTAACCTAGTGATACTGCCATCATCACCCCCGACGTCCCACTTAGTGCCCCACTCGTTGACACAATAATCATACCAGTTTTTGTAACCGTGTTTGATCTTGTTGTCTAGCTCTTTCTGCTCTAGTGCCGCCTGCTCATCAGGATCTCCCACACGGCCTGCCACGATCTGTAGATCGGATGGGATAGGAATAAACTCATCGAGCAGTCTACTATCAGCAAATGCTCGTGCCGCACGCTCGATCATCTCTGGGTCTGTGTGGGTTAACTTGAGGTTGTTGTTACACCAGTTTGGCATAGGATCTCCTTAAATGGTTGAAGTGTCTATTATACTGTCTGCTAGTAAGACTGTGATCTCATAGGCTTTTTTACAACGGAATCTCGCCTGCGCTTTTTGCTGTGCCTCATAGGAGCTCGAGGCCTGGACAGCGATCTCCTTGCCGCGATATAGGCAGATGTAATCTCTCATGCAGTCTCCTTTGGGGTCATAAGTTTACGCATATCTCTCATAAACAAACGGATGGCTTCTGCATCCGGTGCGAACAGTTCATCCCTGAGATCCCACATCTCTGTGGCCGCCATAAGGATGTCACAGTTGGTGTTTTGCTCGGCATACGCTTGTACTCTCTCACACGCTTCTGCTATTAACATAAGTGCTCCCTTTAAAAGTAATATTATAGCGTCAAATTAGATTGGACTTACATGGGCGTGGCTAAAAAGCCACTTGGTCCCAATGCCTGGTATTAGATATCGTATTGGTCAGCGTACCATTCGTCGTCGATCATGTTCTGGCGATTGCGGAACTCGTTGTAGTCACGCTCGTCTTCAGCCATGTTTTCCTCAACTTGTGCGCCTGCTTGGTCTAGTGTGAGACCTTGTGCTAACAGCTCTGCGATCTGTGCGTTGTACTCTTCCTGGCTATAAAACATAAGTGCTCCTTTGTTGCTATGTGACGATTATACTGCCAAATAATACCCGAGTCAACCGTAGGGTTAATATTCGTAGAACTCAACCGTAGGATCCAAGGCCTTGAGCTCTGCGGCCACTTGTGTCAGTTGCTTGTAGCGGCGCTGGACTTCACTGCGAGGTAACTCACCATCACAGCTAAGGTTCTCAGGGCTTAGTGCCGCATCGATGTGTGCAGCGAGTTGGCGGCGGCCTACTGCTGTAGTGATCTCATACTGGCGGCCGTTGAACATGGCGTTCCACTTGTTTTGCTGGGCGATGTAGGCTTTGAGTGCTGTCATATGTGCTCCTTAAAAACATTATTATACTGCCAAATAATACCCCAGTCAACCTTAGGGTCTTTCTCTCAGTCCTTCCCTGCACGCTGCGTCGTGAAACCTGATGACATGGTCGTGAAAAAGCCCCAGAGATCCAACGTTAGGATCCTGGGGCTAGTGCCTGGGGAGCGACTACCAGGACTTTGGGAGCAACCTATTAAAGGGTGATGCCCAGGGCCATGGCCTTGTAACCTAGAGCTACTAGCTCCTGGCTTGGGGTTCCCATTACATACTCTACCACGTGAGCGTTGTTACCTGCTACACGGTTCTTACGATATACAGCGAAACCATGCTGACGAACACGGCTGACCTCAGCGCTGATGTTTTTGATACCAAAACGCTTTTCAGCTTGGCTAGCAGTAATACGCTCGCCGGCCTGTAGTGCCTTGAATAACTTGTATGCTTTGGTTTCTTGATTGAACTTCTTAATCATTTTTGTTGTTTCCTATATGTTGCTGTACTTAAACAGTTACATATATATTACGCTTTCTTTACTGGCTTTGCAACTGGTTTTTTATCCAACTTCTTACTATTTCGTCCAACTGATCTAATGCTTGTTTCATTCTTCGCTCCAAATTCTTTTGTTACGTAATAGCGGATTAGGGATCTCTGGATCATCGTTACGAGATCCCCGTTGTCATCCGTGATGAACCGGACCGGACAGCGTCCCCAGGTGCCCAACCTTTGGAACTCTTCGAACCACTTGCGATGGGCCTTGAGTTCCGGGTCAAAGACTACCCAGGGTCTACACATGTATGAGAGTCTACTCATTGGGTATTACAGCGGGGTCTCTGTATGTTTAGAAAGGTGCGTCTTCGAGATCGGCCTTAGTAGCGATACCTAATGGAGCCATGCCCTCTAGCGCTGGAACCTGTGGAGTTACCGCAGCCTTAGCTGGAGTTTCTTTCTTAGGCTTCTTAGCTTCTTTGTTAGGCTTTTGCTCTTTCTTGGCAGCCTGTGTAGAGACCCCACGCTTCTCAGCGGCAGCTTCGAGAGCGGCACGCACGGCTTTGTTGCCGTTGTCAAAGTTGATGCTCAACAGGTATGCTACAGCATCTTCCTTGGTCATGGGGTTCTTGAGCTCGATGATATCGATATCTTTGTGCCCATTTTTACGTAGTACCTTGACACGCATAGCGTCATTGCAGAAGCGGACTTTGAACTCACCGTTTTGTTTTGAAACTCCGGCATGTGTGAACTTAGACATGTTAATCTCCTTGTAAATGTCTGTGTGTGAAAAATAACTAACTGGAACTATTAATATAGCACAGCTAGTTCGAACTGTCAACTGTTAATAGTTTCGAAAGGGCTCAGATCTTCGGTCTGTGGCTGATCCGCCACACCCTCACCATCCAACCAAGCTAACACCATCTCGATTGGAATCTCGAGCACGTTGGCGATGGTTTTGGCACTCATGCCGTCGATGTAGAGTTGCTCGATATCATATGCGATGTCTTTCATTGCGCTCATTTCGTTCTCCAGTTTAGTGATTTCAATCTCATCCCTAACCCCTCGGCTAGGGCTTTCCCTTAGTGCTTGTAGTCGAGCATGGATACTCATAGTTGCTCCTTGTTAAGCGATTAGTTCCATAGTGTCAGAAACAGAAGCCAATGCTTCAGCTAGTGGCACTAGCTTGTTGTAAAACTTCACGTCTGATTCGTAGGTGTTGCCCGCATACCACACACCATCCTGCATGATGTAGTACCATTCAGCGCCGCAGCCTTCAGCACGCTCAAAGAACTTGTCAAAGGTGTCGTCTACCTTCCACTCAGTACCAGTCTCGCCGCGATCGCGTCCGTAAAAGGTACAGCTATCACCGTGCTCGGCATCGTAGGCTGCCTGCTGATCTTCAGTGAGATCGTATGTGCTGAATGCATGCTTCTCTCCGATGTTCTTCTTGAGGCTGCTGAGATCGCCCAGTGATACTAGCTGGTTGGCCTTTGAGCTGTCGTAGTGTTGGGCTAAGAGTTGGCCATTGTGCTCTAGGTAGCCATCCCAGTGGCAGTATACGCTCTTGCAGTTGCTGCCGTGCATGACTCCGATGCGTGATCTTGTTCCCATAAAGTTCGCTCCTTTTTGTTTAACAATAGATATATTATACGATCAAAACTGCCGCCCGTCAACCAAAGGCACGCAATAACCCTACAACCATTATGGCTATTGATATCACGTTCACTGTCAGCTGTGGGCGATTCTTGACCCGATAGGCCCAGAAGGTAAAGGCCGCTGTGCCTACGGTGAAGCTCACGATGTTCCAGGGATAGGCCGCGGGCCCCACGCTGTTGAGTGCATGCCCTAGTACTATGAGTACTGCGCCCGCCCACTGCACATGATCTAGCTTCATACCACTTCCAACATGTTAGCTGGCACCTTCCAGAGACCCTCTGTGGTGCTGACCGTGACGTATTTCTGTGCGATCTTGGTCACACTGCCCTGCATGGTTCGGCCGCGCCGCACGCTGTTAAAGGTCACTGCCTGCCCTAGGCGTAGCCCGCGCTTGTTTTCAGAGATCAGCCTGTGACGGGCGAACTTGACAGCTTCAGTGATGGTGTTCAATTCATCATTAGTGAACGAACCATGGATGATGGCTTGGTTGACTTGATCGATGTTCATGAGTGCTCCTTAAAAAAACTTAGTATACTATCGGTTTTACCATTTGTCAAGCTTCTTTATAGTGCTTCCACTTGTTGTGATCTCCTGCTCGCTTGCCTTTTTCCGAATGGCATAAACTACAGAGTTCCTGTAGATTTTGTGGACGATTGTCCGTGTTATCACCGTTCTTGTGATCTACTTCTGTGCTTAGTTTAAAGCCTGTAGATGCTACCAAGTCCCAATCTACTACACAGGGGAACCCTAGCCTGCTATTAATGTTAGAACAACGATTTTTCTTGAACCTTTTAACCCCCGGAGCCAATGGATAATCCATATAGCTGTTCTTGTGACAAGTGCCGCAGAACACTCTATATCTCACATCTGATCCACCTACTCGTCCCCTCTGAGTGGCGCAGAGACTGCCACAGCCTGGGTTGATACAGATCGGTCTAAAATGTAATACTCGTCCCATAAGTCGCTCCTTGTTAGTCTATGTCGCTATTATACTGCCAAAATAAAGACCCTTCAATCTCCCCGGGTATCAGTGTTGAGCTCTGGGCGCAACTGCCTGCGTAGCTCCACTTCTCTGCGGTGCGCCTCGGCCTTGCCCCTGATGACTTCTAACACTGCTACAGTGATCTGGCTCTTGTCCTCTAGCAGCCTCAGCACTGAGCAGAGGCTCCAGTCCTTGGCCTCCGTGTGCGCACGATAGAAGTGCTTGGCAGCACGGGTCCTGGCGCTTTTCAACGCTGTAGACTCTGTCTTAGCCGTGACACCCACGTAGCGCAGTGTGCCCACTGTCAGCTGATAGATCACATGATTTCGATCGGTTCTTTTCTTTCTCATACACATATTATACAGTCGGTTTTACCATTTGTCAACCCTATGCTTGTAAAGATATGTAAAGCTTCAATCAGTAGGTCCCTTCTGCACCCTAGCCGCGGGATCTCCTCCGAGGATCCTCTTGATCTCAGTATCTGGATCACCCCGGGCCCTGGCCGATCTCCATTCCGTTTCTCGCTGCTCGTCCTGAGCGCTGTCCTCTGTATACTGTCCGGGGCACACAGCATAGTCTGAATCACAGGCCGTGCCCCACAACAGCTCCGCTAAGACCCAGATCAAGAACACCACGAGGAACATGGTTTCTAGGGTCCAATCCGTCTTTTTCATAGTTAGATACCTTCTTTGATCTTAGAGAAACCCCGGCAGGACCTTCACGATCCCTGCCGAGGCTCAATCTGGGCTACTGCTAGTTCAGTTCCCAGAGCCCTCCTCCCCGTTTATGACTACCTCATATACGGTATAGCACGCGGCTGCCTCCGCGAGGATTCTAGCACAGCACGGCTCCATGATGATCGCTCATCTCAGCTAGGCTGCCTCCTTAGTTCCGGCGCTTATCTAGACCACGGCAGCGGCTAGATCAAACCCGGGATTCTCTGTGCTATAGGCTTATAGTCACTAGTATACAGCCAATACACTACTAGGTCAACGTGTATATAGTACTAGACACATATACACTCATGTAGCTATACACACATGTAGACATATACTCTAGCTCAAGATCCACACGCACATACCAGGACGGCTCTTAGCAGCGGGGTCATTTTAGATCTAACTGTATATAGCTGGCTATATGGTCCTAGACCGTAGGGGCGCAGAATCAGGGGATTTCTGGTAAAATCGGTAGGAAAAACTGTGAAAACCATACCTAGATCTGTTGTTTCTACGCTGAAATCTAGCGTAATAAATCTTGACAGGCCGTTTGGCGAGACAGGCTATGCCAAAATACTTTTCAAGTTATCCACAGGCTATCCACAGCTTATACACATGTTATACACTCGTTATCCACTGGGTTGTCAACGTAGAAGTCACCCTGCTATCCCCTGCTAGAGCTTTACAGCGGGGTCATCTTACAGTACAGCCAGAGTTAACTAGAGTTAGCATCTATCTTCTACTAGAAGATCTGGGCTATTCTAGCTTTTTTTACCGCTGAGCCTTACAGGCTAACTACGGACTAACTAAGGGTTAACTAGCTACAGCGGGGTCTTTACAGCTATTAGACTATTCGTGTATACTGTGTGTACTGCGATTAGATATCTTATACGGGCATTTGTATCTAGAATCACTATGAGTAGCCGGTGATGTGTGTCACTAGCACTTAGACATATTGCTTCTTGGCTATAAATATCTCTATATGAGATACAAAGAATTCGCACCTACTGAGTCTGTTACAGCTGGTACATCTGATTGGCAACCGCTTTATCAGCTTTCACGACAGCTATATCAGCACGTCTATATCAAGGCTCTGGGACCGCGTGTTAGAGTACAGGTCAAGGACCTAGACAGCGTCTACACAGATCGCGATGGTAGTGATCTAGATGGTAAGATAGATCTAGAGTTTTGGCTAGACGCTCCGCATGACTGGGACGTTATTAAGCAGAGCTACGAAGCTGGTGAGGATGATCACTGGCTAGTTGACTATCACATCACAGAAGCCGCTGATCAAGTAGCTGATGCTATACGTCGCTACTATGGCGATACTTGGGCTGAGATCAGCAATGAGCTAGAGGGCGGTTGGGGAGTGGATGGATCAGTCACAGAAGATGTGCAGTCGGCGGAACCGCTACCTCTGCGTGGCTATGAGAATCTCTACGTAGAAGATAGTTCACAAGGGCCCTTGCTCTATGGTGTAGACCTAGAATGGCACGGGGAATCGGGCATCATAGGTTGGTTTGACTTCACGGCTAATCTCTCGACTGGTGTATTCGAGATAACTGGTAATAGGGCCAACAGAACTAGTGGGGGCGAGTTCGACACTGACGGTGACCTAGAGCGGTGGATCGAAAGCTGTATCGAGGACGCACAGCGCGAGTATGGTACCGATTGGGATGATATCGATAGCGAGCTACACGGCAGCTGGGGAGTAGATGACACTGATGAATCCCTTGGTCAAGTGGCCAGCTTAGAAGCTACACCCATAAAAAACATCGATTCAGATCGTCTACAGCAGGCCATCACTACCATAGCCCAGTTGGTGCACGATCGACAGATGGCCTATGGTGTGGCCCAGCGTAGCACCCTAGAAAAGGAACAGGCCGCCAGATACCAAAAACGCTACGCCGCTGTAGCCGCAGATCGACTCAAGGCAGAACAGGGCGAACTGGCCGTGGCAGATCTGGCTACGGCCCTGTATCGATATGTCTATCAACATCAAGCAGGGCACCCCATGGGCGGTAGCAAGAGCCATAACCCCCTGCTACGTGACTTTTTAGAAAATGATGTTACTGTGTCAGTAGATGATCAAGGCGGACTGCATCCCGAAGAAAGCAGTTGGGGTGTCGACAGCTGATGAGAGCACGGGATTTCCTGCTGTTGGAATACGACAGATCCAAGACCCTAAAGACCTTTGGCACCAAGCTACTGCAGGCCCTGGCTAGAGATCCCACAGCGGACCCCAAGCTCAAACATCAGCAGGATCCCAAGCAGGTATTAGATCAGATAGAAACTAACGACCCCACTGAGCACAAGGAATACACACAATGGCTGGCCAAATGCTACAGCAATGAGGCGGTCAAGCTAGAGGACATCAACAGCAAGGCACAAGAAGCCCTGGCCCTTTATCATCAGATGAAACGCAAGCGCCTGTTCCGTGGTGAATACAGCGCCTGGGGTGACATCTACAAGCTGTCATTCCGTGATCTGCTGAAGGTGGTGAATACTGCCCAGCTGAGCCAACAGCTGAATCGAGAAAAGAAAGAACGACCCAAGGGTAGCGCCACAGAAATACTACGCAACGACCAAGTGCGTATCTTGAAGATCAACGATGAGGCCGCGGCCAAATACTACGGGCAGGGCACCACATGGTGCACTTCAGGTGACAAGGACAATCGTTTCAACTACTACAACGACAAAGGCCCCATATTCGTGCTACTGCCCCAACACCCCCAGTATCAGGGTGAAAAGTATCAGATACACATAGCCACAGATCAGTTCATGGACCCCCAGGATGAGCCAGCAGGCGGGGGTACTGACATGGGCAGTTGGTATCTGTTGAAACGACGCTTTGGCGACATCACCTCCGTGATAGCAGAAAACGACCCCAACATTTACCTTAACCTATACTTGATAGATGAAGTCACGTTCAACAGAGTATTGGACAAGGTCAAGGCCCTGGCCTATAGACGGGTGGGTGAGTTCCGTGATCTCTACGGTGAAGATGCTCTACCCGATGATTGGATAGAAGAATACAATGAGTTTCTGGAAGAACTGGATCGGAGGGCCCTGATAGATCTACAGCAGGAACTAGACTACCAAGATGGCCATCACAGGGATCTATTGGCCATACCAGATATGATAGCCTTGCCTATACTCAGCGAGCACTATGGTGTGCTGGGCGATCTAGACAACGGTGATCTTGCCCATGATCTAGCGCAGGCCATAGGCTACGGTATCGTGATCCAACATGATGGCAAGGGCAAGTTTACCGTAACTCTAGACCACCAATACGACCCACATTAGGGTCCAGGGCTGAATATGGGCTTGGCCGCTAGGCTATCCGATGGGGGCTGTAGTATGGTCCAATCCGTGCCCAAGACAGGAGTTAGGTGTATGTGGCTACGGGGTATCCAATACTTGTCTCCATCTATCTTGAGCTGATCCACTAGGTTGCTGAATGCGCTGTCTATCAGGATCATGGCCTGGGCACCCTCTATGACCTTGAGCCAATCAAACACGCTGTCAGTCAAGGCCCTTATTTCTATGCGTTGCCAGTCCGAAGGTACGTTGCTGAGATCAGCCGCACACCTGTAGGTGCTACCCTCTGTGTGATAGACCATGTACTGCTCTTGGGTCACTACCTTATCATAGAGCCGTTGCTCTCGCTCTGGGTTCCTAGTGATGCACTCACCTAGGGTCCATTTCTTCAGGAAGGGTACCCCCGCTTTAGAATACTTGAACTCGTCAAAATGCTGTATCTGGAAGAAGGGCTGTTGGCTCAGTTCTGGGCGTATGTTCAGGGCCTGGTATAGGCATATGATCTCATCGCACTTGAAGGCCTTGAGCCTCTTTTCGGGCTCGGTATAAAAGAAGTCGCCCTTGCTGTCTTCGGGTATGGGTATCCAGTGTACCCAAGGCACTGTCTCTTTGACAGACCCCCAGAATGGCTCACAGATGGGCCAATAGATCTGGTAGCCCTCATCGGCCCAGTATCGGGCGATGGGCAGGGCTATGATGATATCACCTAGCCCCCTTGATTGTATGATTCCTAGTTTCTTCATATTTTTAGTTATCGAATTCAAAAAGTTGATCGAGCAATGTTGGCGCTTGGCTCGGGGGTGTTATAGAAGGACTGTGTAACAAGATCTCCTCAGCGGTCTTGGCCGTATGGGTAGTGTTGTTGTTTTCATCTACGGTCTTGGCCCTGCGTCCTGCTGTATAGGTGATAGGGTATTTCTTTAGTATCAACTGACCCTGTTGCTGTGTGTAGAACGCATCTCCGCATTCTCTGTTACAGTAGAACACTAGATCTCCTGCTAGGTCCTGTTGCCGACAGAACGTGATCAGATTGGTATGATCCTGATCAGTAAAGGTCTGGCTATAACTGGTAAAGCTATCTCTATAGGGTGGGTCAAAGAACCAAAAGGTCCTGCCCTGTTTCAGCGCAGTACAGTTCTGCCAGATACCGCAGGTGATGTCTACCCTTTGTAGGAAGTTATGCCATTCTATAACATTGTCTCTGTCATAGACCTTGACCGTTTGATTTAGCAATCCGCTGGGTGTGGCGAATCTGCCATTGCTGGTCTGGTTAGTCTGCCATATGCCGTTGAAACCGGTCTTCATCAAGAAGTAAAGGCTAGCACTTTCATCTGTGCTGTTCCATTGATGCCAGTTAGTGGTATACTCTCTGCGTAGGTCGTAGTAGAAAGCCTTGCGATCTATCTTAGATAAAGGTAGATACTGTAGCGTGAGGGCATCCATACGGGCCATGAAGTTCACGTGATCTGATTTGATAGCCCTGTAGATACCTATGATCTCTGCGTTGATATCATTCAAGATAAACTTAGTGATGTTGGGACAGTTTTGGGCTACCCAACACATCATAGCGCCTCCTCCAAAGAAGGGTTCAGCGTAGGTATCATACCCAGATGTGGGTATGCCTGGATCCACTAGATATTTAGGGATCATCTTGTTCTTGCCACCTGCCCAGATATATAATGGTTTCATCCTATTATTATACAGGGTTGACTCGGATCTGTCAATGATGTTATAATGGTGTTGTAAATATCACAAAGGAACTACAGCAGTGGCAAAAAACTCATACAAACATTCCGGGACCCTAGGCGATCTAGTATATAGCCTACCTATAGTAAGTTACACAGGGGGTGGCAAATTCTATCTCCACCTCAATCAGATCGATTGGATAGGCAAGCATTATTATGGAGCAGACCCTAGCCCATTCCATCAGGGACGCATGACCCTAAAAGATTACGAGTTCATGAAATCATTTATGTTGGCACAGCCCTACATAGAATCCTTCGAACCTCTAGATACTAAAAAACACGAGATCACCCATAACCTGGATCGATTCCGTGCTCCTTTCGTGGGACACCCTGGCAACTATGTGGACCTATATGCCAATGTGTTTAATATCACAGATGCGGCCATCCATGAGCAACTGCGTACCACACCCTGGTTGACAGCACCCGCTCCAGTAGCCCCAGAAGGCATCAGTGTCATAGTCAATAGGACCGGACGTTGGGTTCCTGGACAGCGCAATCCACGTTACGATGAATGGAAAGCTGATGGCCTGGATCAAGAAGCATTATTTGTTGGACTGAAAAACGAGTACGAAGATTTCGTTAAGTTATCTGGATGGGAAAACTGTAAATATCAGCCTACTAATACCCTGCTAGAAGTAGCGAATCTGATCAAAGGAGTTAACGCATTTATTGGTAATCAATCAGTGGCATTATCATTGGCTATTGGATTGGGCGCAGAGTTTTATTGTGAAGGGCGCAGAGACTTACCTATAGAACGCAATGAGTGTTACTTTCCTAAACAGCCGAATGGCTACTACTTCTGATTTGACGTAGCTTCCTTTATGTGTTACAGTAACGTGTACTAATAAATACACGTTATGAATATGTTTGAAATAGCCACCCCTAAACTTAAAAAGCGAGTACTAAAAGCACTCGACAATATCGAAGACGACGCTGTACTGAAAAAGATACTGCATCAAATGAAAGGTGATATCTTTGGCGGTAATCTAAAGAAAGCCTTAGAAAATAGCGGCATCAAAGATAAGTTTACTTCTGGACATCAAAAGGCCTATCAGTGGTTATGTAGAGAAATCGAGCATACAGAAGCTCCTTTGGAAGATAAAGTACATTTAGTAAAACTACTAACAGATCAATCTAATCTGATCAAACCTGAAGTGTTTACCAGTCCTACTACAGGACGTAGCATCCTAGACAGTCTAAGTCCTAAGATTAAAAATAACAAAGTTTTTAAAGATATTATTGAACCTTTGATGATGTTTGGTATGGCAGGACCTACAGGAATGGGCCCAGGCGAAGCCGCTATGATCGTACTAACTGCTGGTGCTAAAGAAAATACTGATAAAAAAGGTGGAGACTTTTCTATAGGAGATTGGAAAGTTGAGATCAAGATGGGTGGGGCGGTACCCCCGGGAGATAGCGGACAAAAGGTCGGCGATCAAGAGATAAAGAAACTATTAGATATTGCTAAGAAGCATGGCATCTCAGAAGAAGAGATTGGATACAGGAGAGGCGCATTGAATCCCAGTTTCGAAAGAGGATGGCTACCTGCTCTGTTTCAAGCCTATGCAGGTAAAGAAGGAGAAGACAAATCTAGAGAACTACTGGGAAAATATCTCAAAGTTATCTATCCTCCAATAGATGATGGATTGGTATCTACAGTCTATGCTGGACTAGGCCAACCGGGCAATAATAAAGTATTGATGCCGTTGATCTATAACATGTATAAGAAAAGTCACATGTGGGACAGCATGTGTTTTATTGATAAAGACACACTAGAGTATGCTAATACTTTAGAAGCGAGCGACATACCAGAAACGGCAGGAGTTAGCTATAAACTAAGACAAGGTGGCGATACCTACGCTGTGGCTTCGGGGGCATTCATGCTATATCTAAAGCCTGACCCTAACGCTGAAGAGGGCGGAGATGTTCCTAACATAGAATTGAACCCACCAAAGAAGAAAAATAAAAAAACCAAAGTTGATCCTAGACAGCAAGACCTTTTTGATCCTGTTGAACTACAGAAAAAGGCTGACAAAGTAAAACAAGATCTATCAATAGAACAACAAAGGGCAGAGATATTAAAAGATCCTAGCAATCCCATCACCCAGGCTTATAGTAATATAATCAATGGTCTACCAAAAGATTTAGATCCTGCTGAACGAACAGCTGAACTAGATCTATTTTTGAGCACTATCAGCGATGGCTTAATAAATGGATTGGATCCAAAAGCTATCGCAAAGAACTTAATGGATCAGAACATCTATGAAAGCCAGTTAAGGCGATTAAAACAGTTGATCGTTTGACATCTTCCAAAAAATAGCGCATAATAGCTTATTAAGAGCCTATTTCTCCACCATATCGAGTGGATGAGATAACTATATTACCAAAACTAAACTAGGAAAAGGAGGTCGTAATGACGGAATTAACACTAGATAGAGTAGAAGCGAATACAGCTAAAGCAGAACGATTAGGAATAATATTCAAAGCCTGCATCATGCTGATAGGATTCTTAGTATGTGTAAACATGCTGACCTATGCCGTTCATCGCAAGTTGGCACAATCAGAAGTCGTAGAAGATAATAATATCACAGCGGCTGTGAGAGAAAGACAAATCGGATGTCTAGCCAAAAACATCTATCACGAAGCAGGAGCAGAGCCATTTGAAGGTAAAGTAGCCGTAGCACAGGTGACATTAAACAGGGCTAACAATAGCCAATTCCCTGGAGATATCTGCGGAGTCATTTATCAAAAAAACTTTGTCTATGATAAACTCATATGCCAGTTCAGCTGGTATTGTGACAGAGAAACAGGAGTGCGTCCTATCAACAAGGCCATGTTCAACGAAAGCGAAGAAGTGGCAAAGAAAGTACTGCTAGAAGGCTTTAGGCTTCCAGGCCTAAAAGATGCCTTATACTATCACGGGGATTATATCAATCCACATTGGAACAAGCAACCAATCGCCCATATCGGTCATCACATCTTTTACAAGTAAGGAAGTAACATGAATAGAACTATGATGGAGTTTATCTCTAAGTGGCCACGCTGGATCTGGTATTTCGTTAGGGATCATCTAGCTAAGATGTCAGCACATACCCTAGGTTGGTTCAGTATTATCTTGTGCCATTTTGCGGCTATTCCTACCCTGCTAGCTGTTCTTTTTGGACAAAGCGACAAGTTACCTCCCGTGGACCTTATGCTGTTCATCTGGAGCGCACTGATCACTATGTTCTTTAAGGCCATGATCGAGAAGAATTTCTTATATATTTCTACGATCTGTATGGGATTTGTAGCACAGACTGTGATCATGAGCTTGATCTTGTTCAAGTAGAAATAAATATCTCATGCGCATACATGAGATAAACGAATCTGAAGCCTGGCAGAAATCTTCGGGCAAAAACAAGAATGGTGGCCTTAACGCCAAAGGCGTTAAGAGCTATCGAGCTAGTCATCCCGGCAGTCATCTACAAACTGCTGTAACTACTAAACCTAGCAAACTGAAAAAAGGGTCCAAAGCCAGCAAGAGACGCAAGAGTTTCTGTGCCCGCATGAAGGGGATGAAGAAACATCGTACTGGTGCCAAGACCAAACACGATCCAAATTCACGCATTAACAAAAGTCTACGCAAATGGCATTGTGAAAGCATTGAAGAGATGCAGGATTTAATCTTAGCAGGAGATCTTTACATTGGCCTGTTAAAGGAAAATGCCGTATCAGATTTAGAAAAAGATCTCAAGGACCCTAAGAGCTACGATGCTATAGATCATATGATGACGGCTATAGCTAAGAAGCATAATATATCTCCCAAAAAACTACACGATGAATTCGTAGAGAAACACGGAGAACTGCCAGACGACTGGATCAGTGAAAACTTCGCAGATGGTAAAAAGCCCGGACGTAAAGGGTTGAGCAAACGCCTACATGTTAATACCAAAGGCACTGCGGCAGAACTAGAAAAACGTGCCCATAATGCCACAGGTGAGAAACAACGTATGTTACACTTTGTGGCCAACATGAAAGCTGGCAAAAAGAAGGCACATAAATAAAAGTATGAGAATGAGCGAACTCCTGCCTGAAGTGAGAGATCACGGATCCGGCCACAACAATATGATGGATACCAATCCTACCGAGAGTGGATTCTCTTACGATTCAGAACATGGCGGGATGATGCCTAATCGCGAAGATCCAGATGATGCTGAACACTGCATATGGGTAGATGGCAAGTTATTTCGCACCTACTGGGGTAAAGATGTCGCTATGCGAATGGCTCACGAACTACATCGTAAATATCCCCATAGACACATTGAAGTAAAGCCTAAGTTCCAAGCAGAACAACATGATAGTATGCGCATGACTAATAATACCATAGATGACTCAGAGGCTAGAGAAAATGACGAAGGTGGTAGTGTATCAGGTAAAGTGGTATCTAACTTTATGGAGAAGACATCTCCTAAACTATGCAGAAGTCCCAAACGTCTAGGACGTAGTGATCATAGTAGCTGTGTAGCACAGGGTCTAAGACCACATCAATCAAAAGGTAAAGGCCATACTGATGGCAACGGGCATTACCTCAAAGGCCATAAGGCTAAATCCGTCAAATATGGCGGTAATGTTAAAGACTATAGTTAAAAAATTTGACAGCCGCGTCTTAGGTAGTATAATTACTACTAACACAGGACCACTATGATCGGAATAATCGGATACGGAATGGTCGGCAAGGCAGTTGAATACGGATTCCCAAACTGTAAATCACTGATCGTCGATCCACAATACTCAACATTGACAATAGAACAGCTCTGCGAATCAGAAGTTGAAGCTATATTTGTCTGCGTGCCAACACCTACAGATGACACAGATTATGCCGTCCTCAAGGATGTTCTAAACAGGATCAAACAATCCGCATACCGAGGATTGACTATAGTCAAAAGCACCATACTACCACATCATCTAGAAGGGTACGATGTAGTTTACAATCCAGAGTTCTTAAGTCGTGCTACAGCCAATAGCGATTTTGTTAATCCACCTTTAGTGTTAATAGGAGGCGACAGGAGCGCGGCATTATTAGATATCTATAAGAAATATTCTATCGTCAATCTTAAAGTAGTGATATGCACAGATATCAAGACTGCGTCGCTGGCCAAATATACCATGAACAGTTTTTATGCTCTTAAGATAACCTATATGAATGCGATCTATGACATCGCTGAAAAGATGGGAGTTGACTATCAATCGATCACTGAGATATTAAGATATCAATATTGGATGGGCACACATCATTTTGATGTGCCGGGTCCTGATGGAGATAGGGGGTTTGGTGGTCCTTGCCTTCCTAAAGACACCGAAGCACTAGCTAAAGAATTTGATGTTGAATTATTAAAAGTTGTATTATCAATTAACAGGAACTATCGAGATGGAACCATTTGATTATAAAGTTGTTGAGATATTACAAGAAAAATATAAAAGCGAAAAACCAATAGTTAAAAAAATTCCAAAAGACTGCGATGTCTTGTATAATGGAGAACATGGTCTTTTAGTCGTACCTAGAACCGTTAAAGCTATAGCATCGCTTACTAAAAAGACTATATGGTGCATAAGTTATCCTATCGATAATCCAGATCATTCTTTCTACACCTATTCATCAAATGCCTACGTATTCATTAGCGCATCTAAAGACATATATGGGTGGCATGTAGACTTAAAAACAGGATATGGTAAATTTATTACACAGTATTCTAATAAGTTACATGGAATTGGAAAGCAACAAATCATAGATTTACCTCCTATTAGAGAACTGTTTGATCTTATAGAAAATGAAATTCTTAAGAGTGCTAAACTATCTTATTATTATTCTTTAACTATGATACAAGGAAGATGGCAGAAGTGTGAAGGGGTTATATTTGAGGACGACATATTTTCTAAAAAATATCTACATCTTCTTAGGAAGCATGGAGAAGAATTGCCAGAATATAAAGTTCATACAGATGATAAGTTTTTTTGGGGTTTTATAAGAAAGCAGTGGAACGTTATCAAATCTTGGTTTTAGAAAAGTTTTTTTCAAAATTTCTTTGTTGCCTTACTGCTTCTTTATTGATTTTAGTAACATTGCCGACTGATATGGCAATACGTTTAGATTTAATATTTCTAACACCGTGCGGTTCTGAAGTGTTAAGTCTATGCCAAGTGGCTTTTGGAATAACAGCATCGTAGGTTATAGGAGATTCGTCGTCTGCTTGCTCTGTCCATATAGTATGAACATCTTCACCACCACACTCTAATAAGAAATTATAGGCATAAGTTCTTGTCGTATCTACATGTACAGCTAGGCTGTCATTGATTGTTTGAACAATAGCATAATAAGATTCTTGTTCAAACAATGGACCTATATGTCGATCGATCCAATCTTTGATAATTCCGTCTACATTGTAGGTATTAAAGTTTCTATAGCTAGATTTTGAATTTTTAGAAAATCTATAAGTTGTATTTGATGTGTTTATTAAATCAAAAACCGATTGTATAACTTCATCTGAAGGTAATGGTATTTCCGGATGATAGGTAAGAAATTTATCGTGCTCCATTGATCTTGTCTTTAGTTTATGCTATATTTACATGTAACATGTCGCCTATTATAAAAACTAAATTTCCAACAGATAATGTTCCCTGGGAAAAGATATATCAAGATTTTGTCGATTCTAACTTTTTAGATAAACCAGGTTCTGCTGGAACCGGGAATACTGATACAACATATTTTAGTCATCTGCGTAGAGATTTAGAACCTTGGGCAGAGGGTTTTCGCAATCACTTATTGGAAATAGTATGTCCGTTGTTACATTGGGCACAATCTCCGACTTGGAATGATCTTGTTCTTAGAACATGGATGAATAGATATCGGAAAACTGGTGGTACTGTAAAACACACACATAGATGGACTGAACTAGCAGTAGTTTGGTATCTAAAGGCTGAAGATGGTGCTGCCAACTTTGTATATGAACACAATGATCGACAATCAGAAATACCAGTTACGACCGGAGATATATTGATATTTCCTGGTGATCTACCTCATCTAGCAAAAGAACAACTATCTGATGATTCAAGGATCATCATGGCAACAAATTTATCTTGGACGTATAGATGTATAGATAAAGTAAGCATAGAAACATTTGACAAGATATTAAGCAGTAGACTAGCCTACCTACATTCAGTACTATCTAGCGGAAATGATTAATCTATAAATATTGCAAAGCATATTAAAAAGGAACTTTTATGGTAATTGACTTAAACGTAACAAGTACATGCAATCTAGCGTGTACTTATTGCTCTGAGGGATACGAGTGCGGCCTATCAACTGCCTATGAAGAAAACACAGAAGTAACGCTGGATGATATAGAGCAATTTATGGCTAAGATAGATGATCCTAAACGAGACATATATTTCTGGGGAGGTGAACCTTTTGTAAACTGGGAATTCTGCCGAGGAGTGATGGAGAAATACAAGGATGATCCTAACTATAACTTTTTCTTTTATACCAACGGAGTCTATCTAAAGAAATATCTAAAAGAGCTGGTACGTTTCCATGAAGCTATGCCAAATAGGTTAAAGATACAGGTTAGCTATGACGGTAAACCTGTTAATGATATCACACGTATAGATAAAAAAGGAGATCCCAGCAGTAGATTGGTTAAGAGTAACTATCTAGCGGCTAAGAACGCAGGGTTGAATGTCAAAATGAAATCTGTATTAACCGCAGAACATTTCCATCTTATATATGAGGCTTTTCTTGATGTAATCGAGCTGGACGATAACTACTTCCCTACGCCTGATATGTATAGCCAGCTTACATGGGAAGAGTTTCAACCCAAATTAGAAATACTCAAGGAAGGACTGGCTAAGATAGCCAAATACATCTATGTGAACAAATTGCCTCCAGAGAAGTTTGGTTGGTTCACACAGTCACGTGCTCTATGCGCAAGCGGCATTAACTATGTGTCAGTTGATTTGAATGGCGATATCAGTCCATGTCATGGTTGTATGTATAAAGAATCACATGCGCATGTCATGGGCAATATATTACAAGCACCAGACATAGACGCTTTGATTAAAGAAAAGACTCAGATGTACAAAGATGCTCTGCAGAATCAACCTCTGGACTGCCAGTCATGCGACAGTCAGTTCTGCATGAAGTGTAATGCCGCTACGTTTGAAAAAAGTGCAGGCGAAACATATCTAGACAAATGGAGTGATCATACCAGTAACTGGCAGGTATGTAGAGTGTTCAAGGCTAACGAAGTTGTACATCATGCCCTACGCACAGCTTTAAAAAGTTATAAGAAACCAAGATTTGAAATAAAGGCAGAACAATGTTCACTCTAGAAATATCAGTAACAGAAAAATGTAACTTAGGATGTCCCTACTGTTACGTTGCTAATCGTCCTACATGGATGGAACCGGAAACATTTGACAGAGCTTTACCAGAGTTATACAAACTAATGAATCGCAGTGGGGATGTTGACTATCATGTCAGTTTCTTCGGCGGTGAACCCTTGCTTAACTTTGATCTGATTAAACATGCTGTTCCTAAGCTAGCCGCTGATCCTAAATGTAAAGGGATCAACATCATAACCAACCTCACTATGATAGATGAGGAAAAAGCCAAATACCTAAAAGAAAACAATGTCGGGGTCAGTTGGAGCTTTGATGGGATGAGCAGTAATGAAACACGACCATTATTGCCTTTGCTAGAAAATACAAATCCAGAAACAGGAGAACTGTTTAATGGTATCTTGGATATGTACAACTATAAAAAAGATCTAATCACTGATCTTACTAACGGCTGCAAGGTCATGATATGGCCGGGTAATACCAAAGACATGACTGAGAACTTTGAGTTCTTACTAGGCTGGGGAATCGAACATCCGGATTTTAGTATTGTTCGTGATGATGTTTGGACTAGAGATGATATAGTTGAGTTCAGATATGAATGCGAGAGATTAGCCGACGCATGGATCATCAAGATCAAAGAAGGCATTCCTTGTAGTGTAGGATTCCTAAGACTAGCGATCCTAGATATATTATTTGGGTTAGTTAAAGGTAAGAGACAGTTTGGTTGTTTCGCAGGAACTAACGGCGGTGTGCTAATGAGCAGTGGAGAGTTTTATCCATGTGCTCGCTTCGCTAGTAAAAAGATAATGAAGATGGATGAGCAGTATGATTTCAAGTATTATCAAAACATATTTAATCCTGGAAGCTATGACAAATGTCAGCCTTGTGATCTTAAGCAGGTATGTAACGCAGGATGTACCTACAGCCAAGTTATGAATGATAATAAACCTTTAGATTCAGTTTGTGAACTATTTCACATCTATTATGAACAGGCTATGAGAGTAGTAGCCGCATGTAGGAATGAACCTATCTTCCAAGACCTAATATTACATTACATTGAAAACGTAGGTGTAGAATCAGAAGGTGTAGAATGCAGGAACTAAAAAAGAAAACCTATCGCAGTTTGGCAAGTATTCCTGTCAAGGTAGAGATGCAGCCCGTTGAACATGCTACTGATCGTGTATTGACTACAGAAGAACTACAAGAGCAGATAGAAGAAGCACGTAAAGGCAAGGCCAAGGTAGATAGTAAGTATGTAGGTTTCGAGTTAGATGAACGCGGACATCTATTTGAATATAAACTAGACTATGTTTCTTTTTTATCCGATATGAGTTATATCATCAAAGAAGCTAAAAAGAGACCAAAAGAAAACAGATACAAAAATACTCACGAGATGATTATACAATGATACCCATCATACAGGAAAATCCAGGATTAGGTTTCTATGTAGGAGATTCTACAGATAAACCCACACCTGTAGGGTCTGGTGTGAATGTAATCTATTTTACGAATAAATGTAATCTGGCCTGTACCTACTGCTATGAAGATCTTCCAGGTCGTCCTCCGCAGATAATGACGCGAGAAGATATACGTAAATCAATAGATATGATATTATCCAGAGAGAATCCTGATAACCAGACCTTGATAGTATTATTTGGAGGAGAAGCTACTCTAGAATGGGAAAATGTCTGCTACTGCATGGAGTATGCCTACAGTAAAAAGACTAACATACACTTTAATCTCACTACTAATGGTATAAAATATCTCAGTCAAAAGTTTATCGACGAAACTAAAACTAACTTTTTCTACAGTATGGGCCTATTAAGCATAGATATCAGCTTTGATGGTGTTGGTAATGGGGACAGAGTATTCCACAACGGATCGGATTCTACCCTTTCTATGATCAGAGTTTTTGGAAATCTCTTGAAGAATAACGTGAAGTTTAGGATAAGATACACTATGCATCATAGAAATATCAATAATATCTATGAAGATATATCTATGATCATCAATAAGTTCCGTCCTACGAGATTAATCACCAGTGTAGCCTGGGATACATTACAAGACGGTGATAGATCTAAACTAGAGTCAGCAAAAGAACTGTTCAGAAAAGACTGGATAAATAAAAAAATAACTATTCCTGTCTGCGAATTCTTTTGTGATATGTGTAGCGGATGCGGAGAGAGGAAAGAATTGAAAACATACTACACAGATGAAGGTAACGTAACTACTTATGGTAACTATGAAAACGCTCCAAAGTTCCATGATTTTAAAGAAAAGGTAACAATATGTCAGTAATCGAAAAAATGAACCAAATAGCGTCTCTGATAGGTGAGATCAAACAGGAAGATGAAAATGCTGGAAATCTTCTGGCAGAAGGGTTTCTTCTATCAGCTAAACTAATGCAGGAGATAACAGAAGCTGGAAATAGAGACAAGATTGATATTTCAGAACATTTAGCGATGATCGGAAGAGTTTTTGGTTTCACCGTGGAAGACCTAGTAAAATTTGTATTACAGAATAACTTCCAAAGCGTCGAATCAGACAAAGAACCTGATCCGGCCACATTAGAATTTATAACCAGCGATCTAGACGACTATGAAAAATTCTTAGCACAGAATAAAGCAAAGGAAGACCTAGATTTCCTATCTAAGGAGATTTAAAAATGACCTATTGTTCTTGCCTAGCCTGCGGTTCAGTTTGCTGTAACGCCACTGGCGGGGGTACTTGTGGACCTCAAGGATGTTGTGCTTCCTACGCTACAGCCTCATTAAGTTATAGTACAGGTATATGTGGCGCCGGAAGTTGTTCCTACACACCTACTTCTCTATCAGGAGTGATCTGTGGAGCTTGTTTTTGCCAACTATTGACTAATGTCTGCTGTGAAATGTGTAGAAGGAATCGTAGTGCTCCTAGCGGATGGGGACAGAGTAATCCTATTAATCACTCTGATTTTAACAGTTTGGTAAACTATATCAACCAATCTAGTTGTTGGCCTGCCGCTTGCTATCAAAGCTATTGTAATGGTAGTACGACTCCATGTAGTCAATCTAGTGCTGGAGCTCCATCGGGGGTTCCCGCAAACGCTAACGCAGGAGATGTAATTTATAGTAGCTGTATAAATGCCTTAGTCAGCGCCATAGTTACTGCTGGTAATGCCTGTACCTGTAACTGCAACTACTGTACATGTAACTGCAACTACTGTACCTGTAACTGTAACTATACATGTACCTGTAACTGTAACTACAGTGATATCAGATTGAAAAAGAATATCAAACTATTGAAAACTATTAAGGGTATAAACATCTACAGTTTTAACTATGAATGGGATGACACAGAACAGATAGGAGTGATGGCACAAGAATTATTAGAATCAGGACATGACTATGCTGTCACTACAGATTCGAATGGGTTTTATATGGTTGATTACAGCAAACTACCAGTGAAGATGTAAGGAAGTAAAATGGATTATAAAGAAGTAGAAGGAATAGATGCTAACACATACGCAGGTAAAGCCGCTCAGGCCTGTAAGGTAAAAGCGAGAGGTATATTGGGAGATGATCTTTTAACTTTTAAACTTATTGATTTTGTATCATTTATTATGATAAACAATCGGTTTTTAAATAAAGGGATTATCATAACTGATGAAAACAAAGAAGAAGGATATATCAAGATTATAGAAACAGGAGATGAATCTCTAATATCCGATCTAGAAAAGTACCTAGATCTTAGGGATAGTATTAAGAGTATAGAAAATTCTAAGAATGAATACTCTGATATCATCAATAAACTTAAATCATTGCAGGATCATAATGATAGAGATTCAGTCAATGCTATAGTCGAAGAATATCTAAGACGATAAGTTATAGGAAAAATCAATGTTAATAATAGTAAATACGATCGATTCAATCAATAGAAATCTTATAGGATTACGACTATTAGAAACATTCAACGACTTTAAGATAGACAACTTGACTGTGAAGATTGAAGGAATGGCCAGCAGTTTAACTAACTATGTTCTATATAACGAACAAGGATCAATAGTATATCCTACAGAACCAGTTGATACAGATGCTTTGGAAAAACTTATATCTTTCCAAAACGATAGACTGTCAATAACTAGATCAGACCTACTAATCAAATTAGATTTTGCTTCTGTTGAGCATGATTATGGAATATTAAATAATCCTATCATGGAAAATCTAGATCAACCGTTAAACACTTACGAAGCTCAGTTAGATGCTTATCGTAATGATAGCAATAGTTGCAGAGTGATCGTTGGTATTTTTGGAAAATGGTTCATAGACAAGATGAGACAAGATATAGGAGCCGATAAGGTCAAGGTCCTAAATATTGTCAGGAATCCATCTGTTTGTTTTGTCTTAAATCAGACTCAAAATAAACAAAACGATCTATTTAAAGAATATAAACATTTAAGAAAATCAATATTAAATGCCGTAAGTTTATCTAGATTTGATGATATCACCACAGTCAAGTTTGAAGATATGTTATCATCAGGATCGATAATCTTTGATGGTGTTACTATCACATTACCTGAATCGTATCAAAACCATAATAATCTGTTGACAGCATACGAATATCATAATCTGATATCTAAAGCTACTGATCAAAATCTAGATCAGTTTAACCAAGAGTATTCAAACTACGAATTAGATCATTTTGTAGATATTACCGCAGAAGAAAAAACACAACAGACTCCGCCTCCAATCGGACTTTACGGATTTGTAAAAATTAAAGATCATATCACTTTTACAAATCAAAAACTTGGATTAAATATTGCCGAGGAGACATTGACTCCTTTAAGCATGAACATTTTTACATCTCTCGGATATAATCCGTTATCACTTTCTCAAATATCTAGTTGAGATTTAAAAATATCGAGCAGTACAAAATGTCTAAGATATTTAATCTCAAGCAATATGATCTAGTCTTCACTACTTCGTTTTATATCAAACACGGAGTGTCTGGACACATGTATGAGTTGATTGATTATTATTATATTTGTAAAAAGTCTGGAATCAACTGTGCTATCCTTTTAGCAGACGGCGTTGACAAACAAACATTTTTCAATGCGATCAAATACAAATACAACTTTGACATAGATATCCTAAAGGATACACACCAATGTCATAACCCTAGAATTATTAGAACTAAGAATATCTGCATCGTAGATGGTTCCTGGAGAGTTAATGACTGTACAATATATGCAGACAACGCATTCTTATTAAGATGCTCAGAAGACGACTATACTTGGTTTGATACCAGTAAGTCAATTAAGCAAACACATCTTATGCAGGACTTTAAACTGTATCCAGAACGATACCGAGACTTAAACATTAAGGTTGTTGATTATGTTAAGAAAATACTTTGGAGCAAATATGTACAGCCCAAACCGACTAATAACGATACCGGTTTGTTTTATCTAACAACTAACTGTAGAGCAATCCCTGCAGAAGAAGTTAAAGCTATTATGGATAAGGGTATATGTACAAATTATATTATAGTCACTGACCGTCCTAATCTTTACCAACCTCTGTTGGCTGATAATGTATCTATAGCACAGGCTCCATTACAGAATATATTTGAACATTTTGACACCTACATATATACTAAGACAGAATTACAGTCTGATTGCAGTCCTAGGTTTATTGTTGAGTGTGCTATGTTTGGTAAAAACGTTGTTTACGAAATTGATTATCTATGCGCAGGTGTAGAACGTAGAAAACAGGACATAGATGCAGACTTATCAAGTTTAGAATTAACTACAGATGATTACTTTGTAGAATACGTAAAACAGTTTATATGATACCTATTAGAACAGAGTCCAATCATCTCGCTGAATTAAGTTCCGCAGGGCTAGAGCTTGATCTTATAACACAACCCTGTGTTCGTGCTAGATTAGATACAGGTACATTTTGTAATTACGACTGTGAGTTTTGTTACTACAGAGATAAACTAGATGTTAAGACAGAGTTTGATATTGTAAAAGAACGTGCAGACTATTTGCTTGCCTACGGTATCAAACAAGTAGACCTAAGTGGAGGAGAAAGCTCTGTAAGCCCTGATTGGTTTAAGATACTAGACTATTGTAATGAACGCTTTGAACACGTTAGTTGCCTAAGTCACGGAGGTAGATTTGCCAATATTGAATTCCTACAGGAGTCAATGGAGCATGGACTAAAAGAAATCTTGTTTAGCCTACACGGAGCAACAGCAGAAACACATGATGCTATTACCAATCGTAAAGGATCCTTCAAACGTATCCTTCAAGCAATCAAGAATGCACAAGAGCTAGGATGTGTAGTACGAATTAACTGTACTGTCTATCACAAGAACTATCATCAACTGGTAAACATCTATGCTGACCTAATTAATGGAATCAAACCTTTAGAAGTTAATTTTATTACATTAAACTATTGGGATGATGTTTACATTGATAATGTTACCTACAAAGATATGACTGACAACATTAAAAGTTGTATTGATATCTTAGACAAGGGTATGATCATCAATGTCCGTTATGTGCCTTATTGTTACATGAAAGGCTATGAGAAATATGTGTGTGATCAATATCAACACATATACGATATCTATGATTGGAATAAGGAAATGTATTCTAATGTGATTGATGTTAGTAAAACCTATACACAGGAACAAAAGATACAGTTTGCCTATGATGCTTGTAAGAAGTTTCGTGCTAGGTTTTATCGTAAACAAGTTGATTGCCTGAAGTGCAAACACTTCTATATTTGTGATGGTATTGAAAGAGAAATAGCTGACAAGAATCCTGTGTTTCCAGAAGCAGGAGATAAGATCAAACAGGTTAATTTTTATAGAGCAGTACATTTCAAATGAAACTGTCTATATTAATTCTTACACACAATCGTCCTAAATTATTCAAACGTTGTTTGGAAAGTGTTCTCACACAGATAACTCCAGAAGTTGAAGTGTTGGTTAATAATGACAGTTGCGATATTGAAGAGATTGTTCATTCGCAGGTACAATATTTTTATAACAAGTTTGATAGCCTATGTGAGATATATCAATTCCTACTATCAAAGGCGCAGGGAACCTATGTGTACTATTTAGAAGATGATGATTATCTTGTTACTGATTTTCTAGAACAAACATTAGATGCAGATTTGATTGTTGGTAATTACTGTCCTAAATATGCAACAGAAGACATGCTGACTTTTATGACTATGTATAACAACAACAGAGTAACATCGGCTGAGTTTTTATCTAATCTTAATACAGAACATCTGCAACTATCGCAACACATATACAAGCGTGAACATATAGTAGATTTTAATTTTCCAAATGACAGTAACGTACACAACGATATTAAACTAACAATACACGCGGCTAACAAAGCAAGGGCTATTAGAACAGTAAACAAAGTGTTTTACTTTCAAACAATAGATGGTGGAGATAATATCTCTTTTCCTAAACATGAACTATAGCAAGCAACATCACATCGACCAAGACCCTGATCATATCAACGTGCATTGGGATGTTCTTACGATCTGTCAGTTAAAGTGTAGCTATTGTTATGCTCGTAATGAGTATGGAAAGAAGTGGGGTAAGCTGGGCAGTCGTGAAATCGCCGACGGAGTATTAGAAGCACTGAACAGAAGTAGCTTACCATTTAACCTAGGATTGTTGGGCGGAGAGCCTACACTAAGCCCGCACTATTATTACATCTTAAATCGTATTAGTGAGATGGAAAAGTTTAATAAAGTTTATGTTGTAACTAATGGAGAAAAGGACTTTGCTACGCACCCAGACTATGAAAAGATTGCTTTCTTGTTTAGTTATCATCCTGCTGATTGTACAAATAGGGATCGGTTTGTTTCTAATGTAAAACTAATGAAGGATCGTGGCTATAAAGTTAAAGTTAACGTAATGTTACATCACGGCAAGCAGTATTGGCCATTGATCAAAGAAATGTTTGAAATATGCGATGCTATAGGTGTCAAAGCACATCCACACTTTATATATGGTAAAAGTGTACACCAACTGTTTAACTATCGTAAAGCCTTTTGGGATTACTTTAGTTTCTTAAAAGAAAGAGACAGAGAACTAGTCTATGGCGATGAACTTAAGAACGATTACGAAATCTTTAGCGAACGTCTAACAAACTTCGAAGGCTGGAGTTGTTACAACAACAACTATGAGCTAGATGTCTACGGTCAAGTGATTAAGTTCTGCTTAGACAATGAGCGTAAGAGCCTTCTTGAGAATCCAGACTTCTTTAAAAACATAACCAAGACCGTACCTATGACATGCCCTCACAAGGCCTGCAACTGTGATGGCTTACTCAAACAACTTAAGGTGAATCCAAATGCAAGTTGAATGGGAAGTCACAATGAAGTGTAACTACAACTGTTACTATTGCTCTAACCTAGACAAGAGCATACACCATATCACTGATCACGAAGTCCTGCGCAACTTTATCAAAATTTTGGGAGAAACTTATCCAGGTGTGGAGATATTCCTGTTTGGAGGAGAGCCATTTGTGCATCCTGAAATAGGTTTCATCATTAAATGCTTTAACGAATTTAATATTCCATTTGTAATACAAACTAATCTAAGCAAATACAGTATTGAAGTTATGAAAACTATCGATTCTCCTTATATACTACAGGCTAGCATACATCCTACAGAAATATCACACCAAGACCTCGAAGACATCCTTAAAGAAAATATCGTATGTAGAGTTGTTGATGTAATGTTCAGTGGCAAGGAAGCCTTGTGGTACTATTTTAAAGTAAAAGAAAGCACAACTGGTAAAGTATATCTTACTCCAGTTACAGATTTTGGAGATGGCCGCAGTGATACCGCTTTACAGGAATACTTGAGTTTAAAAAATGATCCTAACTATAATAAGATAATAAAATTTGAGGAAATAGAAAGGCTAGGCAAGCCTAGATCAGAACTGTGGGCTACAATATCCTTTAGTCCTAAAGGAAAGCCCTGTCTATACAAAGACAAATACTTTCTGTACAGTCCACAACTAGAGATGTACAACTGTTGCTATAGAATTAAAACGGACGGCATCTGCCCAAAAAGCAAATGCTTCTTAATGTAATGTTTAAGAATATATTTGACGGATACTCGGAAGCAATATCAAATGGCGCAGAAACTACGCTAGCATTCATATTGGATAACAAAAGAGCTATTGTTAATGAAGTAGGGTTTTTTGGATTTAAACAGTTTACCTTAAACTATCGTATATATTTTGATAACAAACGCAAAGACAGAATAATAAAAGACCTACACAAATATGTGTTAAGTAAAGAAGAGGAACATAAGAGCGACCTAGCAATAGGACATAATGCTATTACCAAACTACACTTGCCAAGAGAGTTAGAAATACAGATTGTTGAATTTATGTTTGATCGTATGAAAGACACATATCTGGTAAAGTATAAACATCTTGAAAATTTACCTAACTCATTTGTTGTTAAAAAGCATTTAGTAATAGATTATGTCTACACAAAGATTCTAAGAAAGAAGGAGATAAGATGAGATACTTAATTGCCGGAGCATTTAGCAAGTCAATTCCTATAATCAAGTTCCTTGGACAGCGTATTGTAGACAGCACACAGTTAGTTGTCTATGACGGAATCAATAAATGTCGTTGGAATGGAGGACGCATTAATAGAGATGTTTATTACAAAGACTCTCTTATCGACTATTATTACAGTAAAGGTATTAGTATCGCATTAACATTTAGTAATCATAAGATTAACATTGATGATCCTTTAGGTAATGAGTTATTGAAAAAGTTTCATAGGAAAGGCAATGCGCTTATTATCATCAATGATGATCTGCGTAGACATGTGCGTGAGAACTTTCCTAAGTACGATTTAATCTACAGCATTACAGGTATGGGCTTACTCAATATTCCATTGCAGGATGAAGATATTGCTTTTTATAAACAACTTGAACAAGATTATGACTGGATAGTTCCTCGATTTGAGCATATATTTGATCCTCGATCCTCTGAGCTTGACAAAACCAAATGGGAAGTTATGTTAAACGATACATGTGTTTATGGGTGTAAACATTGGGACGAACATTTTAAGGCTATCGCAGATGAAAACACTGCTGGCCGTCCTTACAGCAAAGAAGTAGAAGAGTGTTGGTTACCAAAGTTTGATTTTAACAAAGACAGCAAATATGAATGCATGGATATCAAACCAGAGGCCATGCGCAAGTTACTAGAATCTGGAGTCAAAAGTTTCAAGATTACAGGTAGGGAAATGACTGATGAGGAATACTATGGTGAGTTGACTAGATTTGTAGATCGAAGCTTGACGGCACTAAAGGAATAAGATATAATAACATATGGCAGACTGGAAAAAACTAAAGATAGTTAGAGATAAAGAGGACATGCAGGTCGGGCAGATTAGACCGATGCGTTCTTATAACGTGCTCAGCGAAATAGAACAGGGCGGTATTGACTATGACTATATGGTTACTTTCCGTATCACAGAAGCTTGCGATCTAAAGTGTAACTACTGCCATTGGCATAGCGGAGCACATTACAAATATGAAGACATCATAACCACTATTGATAGATTATTTGATTTTTTTATCAAACAAGATTTTAAATCTGTACTATTTTATTATCATGGCGGAGAACCTACTCGACATCCTAGATGCCTAGATATCCTAAAATATATACACCAAAAAGGTATAGACAAAGGAATAGATGCCTATAACGAGATGCAGACCAATCTTACCATTAAAGAAGATAAACTTCGTGCTATGCTCCCTTATTGCGATCAGTTTAATGCCAGTTTTCATTATTTAGAATTAAAAAGATTAAACAAACTTAAAGACTTTGACCACAACTGGGAAGTTATTAAGCAGTTAGAAATACCTATCCATAATATGGATATAATGATGGAGAATGTTGAACGAGGGGATAGATGGTATCAAGGTAAGACTGTAGAGGTCATACCTGAAGAGTTTTATAATAAAGTAGTCGATTATCTTAAGTATGACAAGATCCAAAACTGCGAGATGATCTATGGATTTTGCCATTATGTTTATCCGGAAGATGTAGCCGAAAAGCATATGGCATTTTATAAACAGCATAACAAAACAGAACAACGATACGAGATAGATGATATTATATATACCACCAACGACCTATTCAAACTAGGTATAGATGCACGCGGATGGAAATGTGCGGCAGGTCAGGAATCTATCACTATCAATGGAGATGGTAATGTTTTCCATTGCGGAATACATATGACAAATTTTATACGTGATAGCCAGCCCGAGACTCCTTATACCAATCTAGTTAATGACAAACTCGCGATCACCAAACTATCAGTGCTGTATAAAACAGGTACTATCTGTCGCTGGGATTATTGTGGCGGAGATTTCTATCTCAGTAGGGGCCCAAAATGAAAACCATATCATTATTTCCTATAGATGTTTATACTAAGAAAATAGATGTCGACTGGAACCAATCTCAGATATTAGAAAGACTAGACAGGTATTTTCTAGATCAAAAACATAACGGAGTAGTGGATAATGATCTACATAAGGAAGTTTTGTTCAAACCCCTAGTAGAATTTATGGATGTGGCTGTTGCTGAATATTGGAAAATATTAGACTACGATACTGGATATCCAGTATCGATAAGTCAGCTTTGGGCGAATAGATATGACCAGGGCGATCTCTATCCTCATAATCTGGACAATGATAGTCCTGCTATCGTAACCTGCGTATTCTATGTTAGCAAGGATTCTGCAGAACAAGGCAATCTGTTTTTCGGAGACCCTAACCATTTATTGATTAAGACACAACCGCTCAGTACTAATCGTAGGTACCAGAGCCAACCGGAGTTCGATGGAAGGACTGGGGACCTAATCTGTTTCCCGAGCTGGCTACAGCATGGCATAAAACCTAATCACACTGATATCCCTAGACTGTCTATAGCGGCTAACTATGAGCTTAAAGGTTTGAATACGATTAAAAAGGCTATGACCAAATGAAAGTAAAACTAACAGGATGGAATGGATTCCTTTCGACCAAACTGAGAGAAAACAATAGCATAGAATGGGTAGACGATGGTCTATGTGATATACTCTTTCTCATGGGAGGACCTACATTCACAGAGAGCGAGTTAGGACAACATGATGCACAGGTAATGCATCAATACGTACGAGAGACGATAAAGATCATAGATAGATTTCCAGGGCATATTATTTTTGCTAGTTCAACAGGAGTAGATGATATTAGATTGGATCACAAAGGATCTACCTGTTATAATCTAGCTAAACTGTATTTAGAAAACTATCTTATTAATAACACCGATCGATATACTATCTTGAGGATAGGAACTATTATATCAAACTCTCTCGATGATATAGCTAAGATGAAATCTGACCGGATCCAACCGCAGATACAGAATGGTATATTTCCGTCTGAATGGGAAGATTACTATTTGGACATCGATCAGTTTGTAAATACAACTATAGATGTTATCCTTGGCGAGACTTATGGTATTGTAGAATATCCCTTGATTAAACTAACGACAGCACAACTAACTAAAATGAGCAAAAAATGATAAACGTCAAAATCGGAGGAGCAGTACAAAAATATGAATTGATATTGTTGTGGAATATCAAAAATAAAACTCTGATTAAAGATCTCCAGGTTACTTATTATGACATGCCTAATAACTGTGCATGGAATGGTGGACGTGTGAATCGCACTATCGACTTGACTGAAAAAATCGTTTCTACCTATAATAAGTTTAAGTATGGAATATGTTTAGGATTCACAAATAATGTTATATTAGATGTCGGTGATGAAATAGGAAATATGTTATTAAAAATGGTAACAGGTGAAAACAATCCTAACAAACTACACGGAGTCGTTTTATGTAGCGAGACATTGCGTAGGTACCTTCGTAAGAATTATCCGGAGTTAATATTAACCTATAGCATAACAGGACACCCTACGACTGATCAGTTGAACTTCGAGGGATATTACAAAGAGCTCGAAGCCAAATATGATGTCATTGTTCCTAAATATAGTCATTTGAATAATGTCCTTGACCTATTAGAAGCAGGCAAGCTAACCGGTAGCAAATATGAAATATTAATCAATGATAACTGTAACGTTACTTGCCAGTTCTATTCCGAGCATTTCGCACAGATATCACACTTGAATAGTTCTATAAAACATCCTTGGGAAGAAGATCATGAAAGGTCATACCATATAGAGATCAAACCAAAGATCAAGGCAGGTCCTATCACTAAAGAAGCTAACTGCGTACAAGATGATGTGAGAGTATCTCTACTACAGAGATTTTATGATACAGGAGTTAGGCATTTTAAGATAAGTGGAAGAGATCTAGAAGATATAGAATTTGAACACAGGTTGCCTGAACATCTTAGAGAGATACAAAAAATTGAAGTACGCAATAATCTTCTCAGTTGAGAATAATAATGATGTAACCTATGAGAAGATGTCCATAGCGTTAGCCTGTAGTATAAGAGATTATCTACCCGACATCGATATCTACTGCGGAACCTTCACTAATCCGGTAACGTCATATACACGTCTGTGGTTCCATAGATTAAAAGTAAAATATATAGAAGATTTAATCTTTAAGGATTTGCCTCCCGCTAATCCTAAGATGTTCCTACGGACATTTACCAAAGACTATTTTGCCAAAAAACTTTTAGATCATTATGACTATCTAATATATCTGGACGTAGATGTATTGATGTTAGGTATTCCAAACTTTGATTTTGATCCTACTGGTCCTATGGTACTAGTGGATACTATGCCTAACTGGATAGTAAACTTCCATAGACGATACCTAGATGATTTAGAGGAAAGTCTCTACTATAACTGGATAGAAATCATCAACCAACACAACAAAAAAATATTTGATCTAGATTATAAAGATCCCTATGTGTTAGATATACATAATGCTGATGTTCTAATATCTAATAGGATCAATAGTTCTAACTTAATCTTGATAGAACAAAATATAGGAGGATATCATTGCGCAAAAATATCCAAACCTACACATGTTTTTTATCACTATGACTCACTAGGCGATGCGGGTAGTTTACATAACATAGAAAGCACACATCCTGTCCAATATCAAAAATATTTAAAACTATTTGAAGAGACCTTAAATATCAGGGTAATATCTATAGTTGGTTATTGGGAAAAAGTAGCAAAGGAATATTCATGAATCTAAGAGAAGAACTGCTCAGGCACAGTTATAAGTACCGATTGACACATATAGCTTCTGCTCTATCCCAGTTAGATTATCTAGAAGAACTGTTTACGAAACAACTAGTTGTTCCTTATAGAGATAAAATTGTTATAGGAAAAGTTTTTGGAGGGCAATCTTATTTCCTGGTTTGGAAAAAACTAGGTTACCTAGATAACTTACCTAATCTTGAATGCTTACCTGTAGTTAAACATGATGAAATACCTTTCATTGATTTCGCTGAGTTTTCTATAGGAAATGCTTTGGGTGTAGCAGCCGGTATAGCAATGACAACAGATAAAATGATTTGGACTAATATATCAGATAGTGCCCTACAGATGGGCAATACACTAGAAGCCATACAGTTTTGTGGTCACAATAGATTAAAAAACATGTTAGTCACAGTTGATATGAATAATGGACAGGTAACAGGAAAGACCGAAGATATATTACCTGTAGAACCTGTAGTTGATTTTTTTAGAAACTATGGATGGGATGTGAATTTTGATCTAGAAAACTTCAAAGTAGGAGATCGCCCTAAAGTATTCATTTTAAGGAATAAAAAAGGCAAGGGTATTAAATCGATAGAAAAGGATATAAGGAAATGGCATTACAAGAAAATAGAAACATACGCAGAATTACAATCGTTGGTGGAGGAACTTCGGGATACCTAGCCGCATTTTATCTATCTAAAAACTATCCTGAAAAAGAAATCACTTGGATATTTCCAGAAGAAAATAATCCCATTGGAGTCGGAGAAGCGTTGGTTCCTAAAAGTAGCGATTTTCTATTGTCTATAGGAATTAGTCATAAAGATATTTTAAAATACTGTAATGGAACTTTAAAGCTAGGAATACTTTTTGATGGATTCAATAAAAAAGGAGAGGATTTCTTTTTTCCTTTTGGTATTGGAGTAGATGATAAACACAACGGGTCTAGCATCAACTATATCATGCAGAAAGATCTAATACCTGATACTATATTAGAATATAGAGATATGGCCACACATTTTAATACTGTAGAGTTCGCAAAATATCTAGATACAAAGACACATGAGCTCGATAATCTTAAAATACTAAGAAATGAAGTAACCCTAACTGACTTAGAAGGTACATATGATCTATTGATAGATAGCACAGGATTTAAAAGACATATGAGTAAACAACCGGATAACTTTGAGGATATAAGTCATATCATTCCAAATAATCGGGCGTTGACCTGTAGAATCAAATACACTGATAAAAGTAAACAATGTAAACCATACAGTCTATTCAAAGCTATGGATTATGGATGGTGTTGGCATATTCCTTTAGGAGATAAGTTATCTTTTGGATATGTCCACGATAATAAGTTCGATGTAAGAGAAGAGTTTATTTCTCATGTTAAAGACTATATGGGTATCGATCCTTTAGAAATAAATGTGATTGACTTTATCACAGGAAGAAATAAAGTGCACCTCAAGGATAATATCGTGAGCATCGGTCTCGCTAGTACTTTTGTAGAACCGATAGAATCTACAGGTATATATCTGATAATATCAGCTATAGAAAGATTAAAACTCTATATCGATGGAGGAATAACAGAACATGAATATAATCTACAAACCAACGAAACATTTGATGGCATAGTTAACTTTATTGCGGCACATTACAAATATTCTAAGAGAGATAACGAATATTGGAATCATTATAAAAATCTAAAGGTTGAAAATTATAAAGAGACTAGGTTATTTCCTGTAGAAGCATGGAGATATGTCCTTAGTGGATTTGGATTGAATGAATATCCTAAAGAAAGCATGGATCCTAGAGAGTTCATTAACATACAGAAAGGAACTCCTTATGTGAAATGGTTAGAAAGTATAAGGAGTGAACCATGAGAAAAACCCTTCACAAGTTGTTATCGAGATTAAATCATCCTGATGTTTATCTCCTGCATTCCGATATGTGGAAATGGGATAATACAAAATATAATTGTATTAACTGCGGGGTACAAGAACCCAATATGGTTAATATGGCCGCGGGTCTAGCTAGCCAGGGTAAGACTGTGTTCGTCTATGGAGTCTGCGGTTATGTTCTCTATAAATGCTATGAGCAGATGAAATATAATGTACGAGGTTGGGCTGACACCAAAGGATCTGTGATATTTGTTAACGCAGGACATAACGGGGCGTATGCCCATCAAGGAAAGGGCGGATTCATTCCAGAAGATGCTGATTTATGCACTCTATTACAAATACCTGTTTATACTCCTGAAGATCGAAGTACCTTTGTAAAATATGTAAAAGATTCTATTAGACAACCTCACGGATCTCGCCTCATAAGATTAGGATGGGATGATGAAGTATGGAAGAAGTAAAACTACCTCTCTATAGAAGTTTCATACCTACTGACAGTATCCCTTGGAAGCAAATAAATGCCGATCTTGATAGAGGAGATACTGATTATAGAGATGTAGAGAAAGGAGTCACTACCGCTGGATTAGGCCTCAGAGTTGACTTAGAACCTTGGGCATCGGGCTATAAGTCTGCAGTAATAGATGTCGTAAATAGATTTATTCCCTCGTCTATAAAACAAGAATATAATAGTTGGACTGATATGCATTGGATCAATAGAACATGTAGAGACGGACATGTTAGGAAACATATACATTACCCTTGTGATCTAGCTGTGGTTTGGTATTTGGATATTCCCGAAAGAAGCGGGCATTTCGTTATGCATTTTGACAACAAAGATCATGTAATCCCTGTATCGACTGGAGATTTCATAGCCTTTCCTGGAAGTATACTACATTATTCTCAACCTAGTCAAACTGATTCTCCGAGATATGTTATGGCATCTAATGTGCTTTGGACTGAATCGACTTTATATTCCCTCAGAGATAAATTATCAAATCATGAAATAAATTCCTATATTGAAAAAGTATTTTATGAAAGACAAGAACACCTAATAAGAGATATGATGGAAAAGTTATGAATGTTGCTGTAACAGGACTAAACGGATTTATTGGCAGATATCTAGTCAAAGCCCTGACTGAAAAAGGATTTATCGTAGACAACAACGCTAAACATATTAGTCGTGTTTACCACCTGGCTTGTCCTGCTACAACTGAACGAATCAACTCAGATCCTCTAGCAGTAATGGATACTATACTGGATATGACGAGGAGGACCATTAAGATGTGGCCAAATGCAAGATTCATAAATGCCAGTTCTATAGGAGCTTCTCAGATTGATGATGTTGACACCAGTCCACAAACAGCGTACAATATAGCTAAGAGGTGTATGGAAATTTATCTCATACATAGTAACATCATGTTTACCAACTATAGATTACCTGCGGTATACGGAGAAGGTATGCATGATGATCATTTTATTAAGAGGTGTGTGGATCATACAGCTTATAAGCCAGAGGATCCTGATAAGCCCTATTGGATCGCCCACGTAGAAGATGTGGTAGAATCTATGGTAGCTTTAGAACCCATTAAGATGGAAAAAATAACAGTAGGTGAAATATATGAATTATTTAATTCTGGGAGGCGCGGGCTTCATAGGCCAACACCTAACCCGAGCATTGTTTGAGCAGAAGGAAAGGCATGTTGGAGTTACAGTAATAGACAACTTAAAGACTTCTAATAGAGAATGTCTAGAACAGTTCAGAGAATATAAAAATCTATTTAGATTCATAGAAGCTGACCTTACGACCATAGACGACGAAGAATTTTTAAAGATAGCTCGCAAGCACGATAAGATATTTCATCTAGCAGGAAGTGTAGGAGTCGAGAATGTAGATAAAAATCCTAGCGAAACTCTGTTCAATAACCTAGCTCTAGCTAACAAGCTCATTCCTTTATTTCAAAAATTAAGGAATAGACACATTACATTCGCTAGTACTAGCGAGATATACGGTGAAGGTCCATTCTATGAAGAAGCAAATGCCAGTATTGGTCCAAGCAGTAAACTACGATGGGGATATGCCAGTGCTAAACTCACTACAGAGTTTATGATACGGGCCAGCGAGTTTCCTTATACTATCGTAAGGTTCTTCAATATAGTAGGTCCAGGACAGTTAGGAGATTATGGCATGGTATTGCCCCGTATGATATATGCGGCCAAAAATAACAAAGACATAATAGTTTACGGAGACGGTAATCAAGTACGTAGTTTTTGTCATGTATATGACGCCGTCGATGGATTGATCAAACTGTCTGATACTAATGGAGAATTGTTCAACATAGGTAACGACCTTCCTATCAGTATCAAAGATTTGGCACAACGGGTTATCGACTTATCAGGATCTCAATCTAAAATACAACTAGTTCCTTATGAACAGGTGTTCAGCAAACATCATGGGGATATCTACAAACGTATTCCTGATTTAACAAAGATAAAAAATGCCATAGGATATCAACCCAAATACGGATTAGATGATATTATTAAAGATATGTTATGATTTATACATACAAAGCCAAGGTCAAGGCCACTACGAGGTCTAGATGTCTAGATCCCTACACAGAAGAATTCTTGCGAGGAGCAGGTAACTTCTTCTTGGCTAGATGGTTTTATTATTTTAATCATGATTTATATGATCCTGTATTGATATGGAATATGACGGATTTATCAAAGATAGTTTTAGAGTTTGGGAATAATCGATATATAGGTAAGATGATACGTGCCGAAAGAGGAGAAGAAATTTGGTTAGATGCTAATTTTATATCTCCCTACCCTTGGAATAAAACAATAGATGATCTAGAAGTAGGTGATCTTATTAGGACCACCGATCGTGTAGATTTCCCTACTAATATGGAGGACCTTATGACTGTAGGACGATTTCAAGGTAAACTCTATGAAGAAGTAGTAAGACCTACATTAAGGAATGCTAATCTAAGTTCGAGATTTTTTAACATATCTGCTCCTGGTAAACCGTTGTTACCTGAAGGATACACAGTAGCGAAGGCTTTTGCTAAACGTGTACTACCTCATCATTATATTATAAGGATGGATGGTAAGGATTGTGATATGCTAGGAGAAGGATCTCGTCCTTTGAAAAAAATATACACAGTAGAAGAATATGGCGGAATTATTCCTGCTGTTACAGAAATGTTTTTTGATGCTAAGGAAACGATGAAATGAAAATAACAGCTATGGTTCCAGTAAGAAAAGGATCGCAGAGGGTCAAATCTAAAAATTCTAAATCTTTCTCAGATACAAGTTTATTAGATATAAGACTAAATCTATTAAAAAACGTCAATGGGCTAGATCAGATTATAGTTAGCACGGATTGCGAAGAATGTACCAGCATAGCAAAATCACATAACGTAGAAGTGATAGCGAGAGATCCTTACTATGCTGGAGACATTCCTAATAATGAATTCCTTAAGAATCTAGCAGAATGCTGTCCAGGAGATGCTATGATGTATTCAGTAGTAACAAATCCATTCCTAAGAAAATCAACGATAGAAAAGAATTTAAACTTGTTTAGGCAAGGTGGAATGGATAGCATAATGTCAGTCTCTCTAGAAAAGAAGTTCCTATGGTTAGATGGAAAACCGATCAACTATGAAGCTACCAGGGCTCCCAGGAGTCAGTTACTTCCAGAGATAGTATCTCTTAACTTTGCTATGTCGATCATAGAAACAAAAAAGATGATAGAGAAAGAAAATCTAATAGGAGATAATCCACTGCTCATCACTTTAGATAAAATACAAAGCATAGATATAGATGACGAGGAAGATTTTATGATAGCAGAGACACTTTATGAAAAACTAGGATTTGATTGGATATTACAATGAAAATACTTTTCATATTTGCTCATCCTGATGATGAGGTTTTTGGTCCTGCCGGGACTATTACAGATCTAGCTACTAACAATAATGTCCTAGTAGTTTCTTTATGTAACGGAGCTCGTCCGGGTAATCCAGAAGTCGCTGAAGGTAGGATAGAGGCCTTTAAAAAATCTTGTGAAACTATGGGAGCGGAGTGGAGAATATATTCTACTCCAGATTGCGCACTAAGTTATGACGATACTTTAAAGACTATTGAAAATATTGTCAGCCAAGAAATACCCGATATAGTATATACGCACAACATATCCGATATACACAGAGATCACAGATTAGTAGCAGAGTGTTGCATGGTTGCCTGTAGACCTAAACCATCTAGCACAGTTAAAGAGTTGTATATGTGCGAACTACCTGCTAGTACAGACTGGAGCTTTGGACAGATAGAACCTATCTTTAATCCTAATGTCTATAAAGATGTTTCAGATCTTATAGGAATAAAAGAACAAGTCATGATGTTATATGGAACAGAAGTATATGAACATCCGGACGCTAGATCTATAGAAAGTATGAAAACGATGGCCAAAAATCGAGGAAGACAATCAGGAGTCAGTTACGCAGAAGCGTTTCAACTGGTATTCTCTCTTGACCGTAAAAATCGCTGATTCCGAAAGTTTTAAGGAGAGAGGTATACATACCATTCTGGTCATCGTTATAAGGATAACAAAACTTGTGAGGTTTGAATCCTAGATTCTTATCAAACTCTAGAAGCATCTTTTTAGTATCTTCAATAATATAGGACATTTTATCAATGATCTTATTAAAATCTTTCAGCTTTTTATGCTCGTGACCATGTCCGCCTATAGTAACTTGTGGATCATTCATAAGTTCTTTTATCTGTTTCCAAGTCATATAATCTTCTTTATTTCCTTTGAATGCTTTCTCATGGGCCTCGTGGCAGGTGGGAAAATCTAGAGATTGTGTATTCTCGCAGATTATGTTGGTTGAGATAAAGAATATCTTTTCAGTATCGATCTTACTTAATCGATCAAAATAATAGTATTGGCTATACAATCCATCATCGAAGGTCAGTATATAATCCTTTAATGGCAGTTTAAATATCTCTTCTGAGATATGATGTATCATGAGTACTTCCATCAAAATGTATATCCAAATATATCTAGGTCTTCTTCTAGCCACCTGTAGGCGATCGCCTGTGTTTCGCTATCATAATATTCTCTATAGTTATTATGCAGACTAGTATTAGTATGTTGCATGGGCGCATAACATTTTAGCAGGTCCTGTATCTTGACAAAATCTCTTTCTATATATTCTAGTTTAACTACGATATCAGGAATAATATTATTAAAGAAAAAGCATTGGGTTTCTTTGTCTTTCTTGTTAAACATAGACAATCTCAGGAGATCGGAATCTCTAGAAACAGCATTCTTGATCCAATACCGGAAACCCTTATTATAGTTTATTAACAGTTTAAGATCTTCTTCTACATCGTAGCTAACGACCTCTTCAGATCCTTGATTATTCTTCCTACGATGAATCCTTTTTTTTGAATCCTGTCCTAGGAAATGGAATATACTTACCAGCCTATCATAGGGATTACGGACAAACCCAAAAGTAGTTCCATAATCCGGCCACATTTTTTTTATTTCGTCTAGAGATTCGTGAGTAAGCATATTAGGATATCTAGGATCTGTAGGTAAATCTCTATCGGTGATATTGGCCAAGGCCCAAAACTTGAAGCTAGTTGAGCCTACTCTAGGCACATTCCTAAACGTAGCAGGAACTGCTGGAAAATGTATGGGCATTTTAGACCCTAAAACTTTCTCCACATCCGCAACGATCTCTCTCATTTGGATTTTGGAATTCAAATCCTTCATTAAGTCCGTTGCGCACGAAATCTACAGTCATATTCAAAAGATATGGTTCGTGCTTTTTATCTACCAGAACTACGAAATCATCTTGGGCATAGTTTATGGTACTATCATCGTCTTTATACTCGTCTACGTATTCTAATACATAAGCCAGTCCGCTACATCCGGTAGTCTTGACTCCGATCCTTATTCCTGCGCCTTTACCTCTCTTAAGGAGGTAGTTTTTGATTTTCTTTTTTGCTTGCTCTGTTATGGTAATCATGCTATTATTTAAGATAAATATAACTCTAGGAGAACTTATATGAAGAAACTACTCTTTACACTTATACTAGCATCTTTAGCCACAGCTTCGCAAGCCTGTTGTTATCGTGGTTATTATCATCACGGCGGATATTATGGTCCAGGAGTGGGGTGGGTCGCTCCTGCACTAGTGGGCGGAGTTATCGGATATGAAATAGCTCGCCCAAATACAATAGTTGTAGAACAACAGCAACCCCCTGTAGTTTATGTACAGCCACAGCCTGTAGTACAACAGCCTCCTGTGGGATATCACTGGCAACAGATGATTGATCCGCAAACTAACACAACAAAAATAGTATTGGTGCCAAATTGATGAAACTACGCAAACTAAGAAAAAAACTATATAAGGCTATCTTTAAACATGATCTAGCCAAAGAGAAAAAAGTTTGGTTTAAGATCCTTAAGAAGTCCGTTCGACATAAACATACAGAGGATATTAGATAATGGCATATTCTGAGAAAGTTATTGATCACTATGAGAATCCCCGCAATGTAGGTAGCTTCGGAAAAGACGATGCTGATGTTGGAACCGGCATGGTTGGTGCTCCTGCTTGTGGTGATGTAATGAAACTACAGATAAAGGTTGAAGATGGAATCATCACAGACGCCCGATTCAAGACATACGGTTGTGGTTCAGCGATTGCGTCAAGCTCTCTTGTTACAGAATGGGTTAAAGGCAAGACACTGGACGAAGCCAGAGCTCTTAAGAATAGCACGATTGCTGAAGAGCTTGCTCTCCCCCCAGTTAAAATCCACTGTTCAATCCTTGCCGAAGACGCAATCAAAGCGGCAGTAGATGACTATCGAAACAAACATAAGGAGACGGTATAATGGAAATAATGACTATAACTGAATCAGCCGCAGGTAAGATAGCTGAGTTATTAGCAGAAGAAAACGAACCTAATCTAAAGATACGTTGTTTCGTACAAGGTGGTGGATGTAGTGGTATGCAGTATGGATTTGATTTCGATGAAGATCAAAACGAAGACGATTTCGTTATTGAATCAAACGGTGCTACATTATTAGTAGACAGCATGAGCTATCAATACCTAACTGGCGCTACGATTGACTATAAAGAAGACCTACAAGGTAGCCAATTCGTTATTAAAAATCCAAATGCCCAAACAACTTGCGGATGCGGTAGCTCATTTAGTGTGGCGGAATAACAACAGTTGACAAAGTTGGTAAAATCCTGTACAATAGTAGCATGACAACACACAGGAGTACCAGATGAGCGACAACTGCGACAGAGTTATTAGGTCATTAGAAGAACATGCCAGCCGCCTTAATAAAGAACAGATCTTAGAAGCAGAGGCATCGTCTAGTAACACCGAACTATTTGACGGTATGAGATTAGCATTAGATAATCTTATCACTTTCGGTGTAAAGAAAGTACCTACACACGGAGGCCCTGACGGACAGGGATTACCGTGGGTCGCTTTCGTAGAACTAGCAGAACTATTGGCCAAACGACAACTAACAGGTGATGATGCTAAGACTGCTATCGAACTAGCGTTGTCAGCCAGTACTAAATCACAATGGAATGATTGGTATAGGCGCATCCTTATCAAAGACCTGCGTTGTGGTGTATCAGAAAAAACAGTTAATAAAGTTCTAAAAGCATTTCCAGATATCAAACCAGTACCTGTATTTGAATGCATGTTGGCACATGATGGTGCCAATCACGAGAAAAAGATAGCAGGTAAGAAGATACTAGAACCTAAACTAGATGGTGTCCGTGTGATCACTGTGGTTAACTATGAACTACGCACAGTACAACAGTTCAGTCGTAATGGTAAAGAACTGGTAAACTTTTCTCATATCACTGAAGCCCTAACTAAACATATCGATGATTTTGGTCGCAGTTATATTTTAGACGGAGAAATCATCAGTAGCAGTTTCCAAGACCTCATGAAACAGGTACATAGGAAAGATGATGTTAAGGCAGATGATGCCAAGTTAATGTTATTTGATATCTTACCACTTAGCGAGTTCCGTAACGGTAAGAGCGTGATGACACAAAAGGTCCGCAGTAATCTCTTAAAGACATTCAGCAAAGTATGGGAACAGGTTCCTAGCATTGGTATAGTTCCACAGACAGAGGTAGATCTTGATGGAGCCGTTGGGGAAATACAGTTCAAACAGTTTAATAAAGATGCTATTGATGCCGGCTACGAAGGTATAATGATCAAAGATCCAAAAGCCCTTTATGAATGTAAGCGTAGCACAGCCTGGTTAAAACAGAAACCATTTATCGAAGTATCATTGACCGTAACAGCGATTGAAGAAGGAACGGGAAGAAATGAAGGAAAACTTGGTGCTCTTATCTGTGATGGTACCGATGATGGTCGGCGCATCATCGTTAATGTTGGCAGTGGATTTAGTGATGAACAACGGGAGACTTTCTGGGCTGATCAAGAAGCTATGGTCGGACAGGTGGTCGAAGTCCGAGCAGATGCGGCGACTAGGAGCCAGGACAGCGAAGATATCTACTCGCTCAGGTTTCCTAGGTTTCTTCGATTCCGTGGTTTTGCGAAAGGTGAAAAGATCTAATATGGATAAAGGCGCAATCAAAGAATTCATGTATGGTGGGCTCAAAGAGATCCTGTCTAATAGGCATTATTACTATTCTAGCGGAGCAGGAACAGACTACAGCCATCTAACAGAAGTGGGAGAAATAGTGGTGGTAGATTTTGTAAATCTAGTGGCTAGAACCATGTTAGAGTCCGAAGAGAAAGAGTTAAATACCCGTGCTAAAGAACTAGTAGTTAAAGGATTAAAAGGAGAATCAATCTAAAGTGGCAAAAGAAGATGTTATAGAGATGACCGGAGTAGTCGAAGAAGTATTACCCAACGCTATGTTTCGCGTTAAGATAAATGAAACACACAAGATCACAGCAGTGATCAGTGGCAAGATGCGCCAACACCGTATACAGATCCTGCAAGGGGATCGAGTAAAGATCGAAATGAGTCCATACGATCTTACTCGCGGGCGTGTAGTTTATAGAGAAAAATAATCTTATTGCCCTAGATAGGGAGCCCAGCTGGGGTGATGGATATCAAAAGGCAGTTTCTTGCGGCGATCTACCAGCTGATAATAGCTGGGTTTAAATGGCTTGAACTTAGGAACGATCTTGCGATTATTTCCTTTTTTGCTATTACAATCAGCGCAGGCAGTTACAGTATTCTCAAAAGTAGTCTTTCCACCATGTGATACAGGTAGCACATGATCTAACGTAGCTGTCTTGCGGTCTACTTGATCTTCGCAATAGACGCATTTCCATCCGTCCCTTAAGAAAACATTCTGTTTTGAGAAACGAACAGTGGTTTTGGTCTTTTGATATTCAGTCAACATGATAACAGCAGGAACACGGGTTTCCCATCGGGCGCTGTGGACTACCCAATCTTCGTACCATTCTAGTACGTGGGCCTTTTCTAATACCATATATTTGATACTTTCTTCCCAGCTGATTATACTTAGAGGAAGCAGACTAACTGGGTTAGCGTCTGAATTTAAAACTAAAACACCGTTCATGATAATATTTATGGTTGAGTTGATTACCGTTTTATTATAGCAGTTTCCAGGAAAATGAGCAATACTAGTTCTGGAATAAATACCTGTATGACCACTGCAACCATACTCGTTATCAATACAGGCACATCTCCAAACGCTGGGGATGGAGATACGCTAAGAACAGCCTTTAATAAAGTAAACTACAACTTCTCCCTAGTGGAAGAACAGATCAACTCCATAGTGGCCTTTACGGGCACAGTGACGGTAGTAGCCAATCTAGGTGATATCACCATAACCGGTCCTGTGATCAGCACCACAGGAACTAATGAATCTATTGTGCTAGCGCCTAACGGAACTGGAACAGTTATAGTTAACGGAACGCTAGAACCTTTATCGGGAATCCAGTTTCCTAACGGAACCATATTAACTACAGCTATTAATACCAGTAGCATAACGGTCAGCGAAATGTATACCAGCACTGGGGTGACCTATATACAGAATCAAGTCAACAATGTGACTACATTGAGATTCGACACAGACGCTGGCTTTACTGTGAGCGATATAGGATCTGGACAGGCCTTTGTCAGCATGAACAGTACTTTCAAGTATTGGGTCATAGACGGAGAACCTACCTTAATAGCCAACGGATTAGATACCATGCACTTCAAAAAGGGCACAGGTATCAACATAATCAGTAGCGCCACAGATGTACCACAGAGCATACAGTTTAATCTAGCACCTGCTACGACCAGCACCTTAGGTGGTATAATAGTGGGACAGGGATTGGCAATAAATGCTCAAGGTATATTAACAGCCACTAACCTTGCCAGCACGGGAGAAGTAGTGTTTAGCCAAACTACTATGTATCCTCAGGCCAATAATCTAGACCTAGTAATATCTAATCAATATGCCACGGTAGGAAACTACATCTTAGTACCAGCAGTGAATGACAATGTTACAGCATTGACCTTGCTAGGACAAAATGGATTGTTGATCACTACCACGACATCTAGCAATGCTCCTATAGTGATAAGTCCAAACGATGACCTAAACGGTCCCGGGGATGTTCAGATATATGCCCAGGGTGCCTATGATTATACTGCTGGAGTTTATATGGCCAGCACAGTATCTCAAGTGTTCCTATATCCTAGCGATGTGCTGCCGTCATTGGTATCTGCTTCTACAAATGAAACCGTGGGCACTTTAGATCTGGCCACTAGGCGTAATCACAGTATCAGTATCAGGCCGGGCGGTATAGACAGCAGTACAGGCACAGTCTATATGAATGGTACTCTTGTGGTCAACAGCGTCAATATATTAAATGGCAGCAAGATAGGAAATGCCACTACAGGAACATCCGCCGGTGGAAGCGGTGTTACCAGCAGTACCTATCTCACCCAAGCTGTACAGTTAAATCTATCTGCTTTCGTGCAGAAGCTGACTAGCGGTGCCTACTACTTACCTCCTGGTATTGAAGGACAACAGGTATATTTTGCACCAGTGACTGGCGCCACTAGCGGAACTAATATCGCTGTATGGATGCAGGTCATACGCAGTTTTTCAAACAACACAGCTTCAACATCAACTAATAGAGAATGGTTCCCGTTCTATAGTTCAAGCGTAGGGTTACCGTATGCTATCTATACAGACGGTGCGTGGAATCTCAGTACCAATAACATAGTATAATATTATGACCATAAGAAAAATAGCATCGGGGCAGGTAAACACAACACTAGCAAACTATGTGGGAGAAAACGGACATCTTTTCTATGATCCTACTTCCAGGATAATACGAATAAGTGATGGACATACTCCCGGCGGAGTACAGTTTAATTTTCAGTTCGCAACTACTACAACCACTGGAGCTGTTAAAATAGGATCTGGAATAGCAGTAGACTCTAGCGGTACTATCAGCGTAGATATAGCACAGCTTGATATAGACATACAGGCACTGACTACTGATGTATTACCTGCTACTAACTTGGCATATAATCTAGGTAGTCCAACAAAGCAATGGAAAAGTCTCTATGTAGGCACCAGCACAATATATCTCGGTGGTATTTCATTGAGTGTCAATACTAGCACAGGTCAGTTGATTATCAATAATACCAGCACAGCTATCTATTCAGCAGAAGATGGAACTGTGGTTTTTCCTACAGGAATTGTTTTTAATACCGCGAGCTCTATCGTACTACCTATTGGCGGTTATATTACATCCGTAGATGGTGGCAGTCCTTCTTTAGTGGCATCACAAGGTAATGCCGCAGTGATCAGCAACGCTAGCTCTTTTAATCAACTATATGCTTGGGATAACGGGGTTTCTATCCAAACTAGCGCTAATAACAGCGGAACTACCTTTACCACATGGGCTTTTAATAATAATGGTAGTTTAACAGCACCGGGCAATATCAATTGGTCTACAAACTATACCATAGATGGAAGTAGCGCCACTAATGGTATTGCCATGACCACCGATCGTGGAACTATATTGTTTGGTAATCATCCTGAAGTTGGGGGTGTCACCCACTTCCACATCATGAAGCAAAATCCCGAAGCTGTTGATCTTATATTTGGAGATGATTCTAATAATGTTACAATGCTATCAGGGTCTGGTCCTGGCAGTGGCGGGGTTAAGGTTACTACGCAAGATTATTATGGAACAGGTAATCTATATAATTGGAATTTTGATAGTTCTGGTAGTTTGACCGTTCCTGGTAATATTTCAATGCCCTATCAATCTTGGATAGACCTTAACGGCGATGACACTAACTGGCGTATAGGAATGAATTTGAATGCTTATTCCAAATCATTCGCAACAAGTACTATCGATATTGTAGTTGGCCAAGGTTCGGTAGGACCAGATGGATTTTCAGTTGGACAAACAGGAGGCCAAAGCATATTTGAACTCAACGGATATGATAGATCAGCCTACTTCTTGGGGTCAGTAAATATCAGTGACACATTAAATTTACAAGGTAATACTTCAAACATTAATTTTGCCAATAATGTTTCTATATATAGTAGTAGTAATGGACTCATTGATATCAGTTCAGGTGCCGCAGATATAACGGTTCAAAACGGTGTAGTATCTATAGTAGTAAACAATCAAAATGCTCAAAGCAAAACTTGGATTTTTGATTACTCTAGTGCCACTGGTGCCACTATAACATTTCCTGACACTTCAGTACAATCTACAGCCTGGACTGGATCCACAAGTACCTTAGTAAACGGCACATGGACCGCAGTATTGAGTAACACCGGAACTTTGCGTGTACAAAATCTCCAGGTACTAGGTACATTAACTACCATCAATAAAGAAAGCGTTACCGTTGAAACCGTAGGAACCCTAAACTTTACCGATACTACTGTACAAACCACAGCGTGGAATACAGCAACAACTGTTTATTATAACCAGATCAGGAATACTCCTAATTTTATATCTAGTTCCAGTATTAGTGTCAACACCGGCAGTGCTATCACAACAGGTAGCCTAGCTTACAATCCATTAACCAGCGTATTCACGTTCAATCCAACTGCGCCTTTCAACACCGCTACCTTAGTAGCCACTGCCGTAACTGCCAACAGCTTAGGCAATGGTGTTATCTCCATTGCTAACACCAGTGCGTCTACTAGCACCAATACTGGTGCTCTGGTAGTAGCAGGTGGTGCGGGTATAAACGGCAACGTAAACATAGGGGGTGCGGTACTAATAGGTACCAATACCAATCTTTATGTTAACGCCCAGGGACTTTCTCCATTAGGTGGCGGGTATTTCAATGTATCACCAGTACAATCAAAATATCCATTTAATAATATATTTGGAGGAGTGAATACTGCCAATACTTCTGTGATACAGGCGCTATCTCTAGGTGGAACACTTATAGGTACTACTATCACACAATACTCATATCTGATGCAGAATGGGGGTAGCTGGAATCCGCCTGCTAATGGTATAATGAATGGTGGAAATAGCACATATCTATTTGGTCTAGATCAGCAACCTACATGGGGTAATACAGCTACATCGGCAGTGGGAACACCATTTGGTATCTATCTCAATCGTATTTTCTTAAACGCAGGCCCGTCTTCCACCGGCACGGTAACCAATGTCTATCACATTGGAATTAATAATATAAATGCTGATGCCGCATCTAGTGCTACTATAACTAATGTCTATGGTATCTATCAAGCAAACTTTGCCCAATCAAATAATGTAAGTATAACCAATGCTTATGGATTCTATGGTAGACAGACTACAACTGGTGCCACAGCTACCAACTGGAACTTGTACATGCAGGGCAATGCTCCTAACTATATGGCGGGGAACCTATATATAGGAACTACAGCGCAAAGCGGCGGAGCGATATTAACAGTCAACGGTGGAGTATATGTCAACGGCATACTGACTGCTACTACTATAGCTGCCACATCTAGTATCACTATCAATGGATATGCTGTATCTACCGCAACATCATTTAATACAGCTACCTTGGTAGCTAACGCAGTAAATGCACAGATAGCCACTACAACTACTAACTTTAACACAGCTACTTTGGTAGCCAACGCGGTAAATGCGCAGATAGCCACTACAACTACTAACTTTAACACAGCTACTTTGGTAAACATAGCACAAAACGTAGTAGGTGGTATTGGTGTTAGTTCGCTAGTAGCAGGCACTGGAACAAATATCAGCGCATCGAGCGGTACTGTTACTATTTGGACGACTGCTACAGGCGGAACATTTAATACATCAACATTAGTAGCCAACGCAGTAAATGCACAGATAGCGACTACAGCTACTAACTTCAATACCGCTACCTTGGTAGCTAATTCCGTTAATGCACAGATAGCGACTACAGCTACTAACTTCAACACAGCAACGCTGGTCAATATAGCACAAAACGTAGTAGGTGGTATTGGTGTTAGTTCGTTAACTGCTGGTACAGGAACCGTAGTATCGGCTAGTTCAGGAAGTGTAACTATATGGATCAACACCGCTACATTGATGGCGACAGCCGTCACAGCTCTTAACGCTAGCGGAGTCAGCGCTACTACTACCAGCACACTAACCGCTGGTACATATACAGCCGTGTTAAGTTCAGCTACAGGAGTATTGAGTGTTCCGGGCACCATAGCAGGTACGGCTAACACCAGCACGGTACAGATACAGTCTACCTATAACAACAGCACAGGTACTTGGTCGTTTAACTACAATGGTACTACAGGTACAGTCACATTCCCAGATGGTACTGTTCAAACCACGGCCTACAGCACCGGTTCTTTGACCGTTAATACAGCCAGTTTCACTGGAGGTATAGTTAATATAGGCAGCGGAAGCAGTGGTGCTATATTCCAGACACTAGTAGGTGGTTCTTCGTTCGCTTTGTATTCGAGCAATCTAGTACAGTCAGCACAAAACTACGCATTGGCTTATAATGGCGCTTCATTGAATCTCAATGCTCCAACTAGTGGCGGTATCTACAGCAGTATCAACAATTCGATTATTACTACCTTAAACTCTACCGGACTGCAGATAAATTCTGCCACTGCTAGCACATCGACTACGACTGGTGCTTTACAGGTAACTGGTGGCGTTGGTGTCGGTGGTACTGTTACAGCCAGCAAGTTTGTTGGTGATGGGTCAAGTCTAACCAATATAACATTGAATCAGGCGGGAAATATTATTGGTACACAGACGAACGTGACCCTAGTGGCTGGTACTTCGACATACCTATTTGACAATACCGGAACATTGACCATGCCTTACAATGGCGACATTGTGATGACAGGTACTAATGCTAATATTATAGTAGGTGGCAATATAACAATGCCTAACCGTCCAGCGTTCCGTGTATATGGCAATAGTAACACAGGCATAAGTTCTACAACAACAATTACCAGCAGTAATTTTACACTTGATTATCAACAAGGTTCGGCTCTAAATACATCAACTGGTATATTCACTGCTCCTGTTGCTGGCTTGTACATGGTAACTCTAGACATTAGAACCAACAGTAATACTAACGGCTCTATTGGACAAGGAATAGTTAGAAAAACTGTGGCCATAGGCGGTGCAACATCAACCCAAATCATGGTTGAGTTTGGTGCAAATACTACTATGAATCATGCGGGCGGTAGTACTATTGTTAAGATGGCATTAAATGATACTCTTCAAGTTATTGTTACTAGCGGAACACTGAATTTTGACAGTAATGATAGTTGGGCAGTAGCCTTCATGGGATAACATATGGCAATTAAGAAACACGATTTAAAAAACTGGAAACCTGTTGATACAACTAATCCATTAGCTAGTCTAGCATCTGAAATTAATGATAACTTAGCTGATATCGATGCTCGTCTTAATTCATTAGGTGTTGTGGGCAAAGGATTTGCATCAGGTTATGTAGATGCTGGACAGTTTGTTATATTAGACAATCTTAAGTTTAGTGTAACAACGGGCGGGCAAAGAGGTTTAAGTTGTGCTACGGTAACAGGTACATCAATGCTCGCTATATCTGCCAGCTATGCTATGATTAACGGCGGTCGAGGTGGTGACGCAACAAACTGGGCATCAATGCCAATATACACAACAACTCCAAGTAGTTCGTGGTTTGGTTGGAGTTTTCCTAACGCGGGCGACGGTTCTACATATAACATACAAGAAGTTGCTACACAGCGTTTCTACAGAGTTACACTAATGATTGGCCCGGGTTACACAAAGAACTTCATCAGCATTGAAAGATTAATATGATATTACAAGGTGTAACAGTAAAAGGAACATCAATAGTTGATTCTTACATCACCACACAGAATCTGGCAATATGGATTGATGCCAATAACTCATCTAGCTATCCAGGTACAGGCACTACTATAACTGATTTATCTGGCAATGGTAGCACACAGAATCTAGGTACAGCCGCCCAGTTTGTCACGGTTGGCGGAGCTAAATGCTTTGACTGTTCTGCTACTTATGGCATAGCAGCCGCATCAATAGGTCCTACTTTACCCACCACGGGCTTTACCTATATCGCCTGGGCTCGAATGATAGCCAGCTCAGCTACTTTTAGAACTTTATTTAGAGCTAGTCCCAACGATCATCCCCTGCTGATTAATTCTGGAACTAACGATCTAGGCATGTGGGATAATAACGTCTCTACCTTTTATCCTAGCGGATATTCAGTAGCTAATTTGGCCAATACTTGGGTTCAATGGGCAGTTACCGGAGACAGCGCAGGCGAGAGTTTTTACATCAATGGACAGTATGTAGGGCAAGTTACTGCACAAACCGCCGCAGGCAATAGCCACAATATTACAGGCAATGTAAGTGGTACTAGTGGCGCACAACCTTTCGGATACATCGCAAACACATTTTTGTACACCGCCAAATTGTCTCAAATACAGATACAGCAGAACTACGGTGCTTATAAAACACAGTTCGGGGTATAATAACTCAGTAAATATATTTGAAAAACAATACAAAATATTTCATTTCCTAGGTCAAAAATAATATATGGCAATTTATACTCCGGGCACAATAATACAGGCCACTTATACTGCAACTGGTGTCCCACCTAGTGCTCCTATTTCTATAAAAACTTCATTTGTCAGCAATAGCCTAGCGGGCAGTTTACAGTTCACTGGTGGGGCTACAAGCCATAGCGCACCTTATCTAAGTCTAGTTCCGGGTATATCAATAGCAGGAGGCGCCTATACCGTAGAGGGATGGTTTCAACTGCCAAACTTTACACAGGCCTATGGTTTAATGGGAGCTAACGCATCTGCTGGTATGAGTTTATTTGTAGTTAGTAATACTGCTTTTACTACTGACAGTTATGGTGGTCTCGGCCAGAGGACCTATACCGTGCCTACTATGTTGCCCAATGTTTGGTATTATTTTGCTTTGACTCGAAATGCTGGCCAGACAGAAACACTTTTTATTGGATCAGCGACAAGTACCTTAGCCTATAAGGCCACAGGAGCCGCGGGAGGAACTAATGTTAACGGAGGACAGCAAACTAATACTTTGAACTATGGAGCTAACCCTACTAATGATATCGGTACCTATTATGGACAGGCTTGGCCTGGTTATCTGACAAATATAAGAGCGACTGTTGGAACCAGTGTCTATGACCCGACACAACCTAGCATACCAGTTCCAAATGCTCCGCTGGCTGTGGTAACTAATACGCAGTATTTGATGCTAGGCAGCTCAGTGACCGGTGATGCTAGCGGCACACAGACCGTTACTAATCACAGTGTAACCACATCGGCTCTTAAACCTTTATTAACTACAGTTATTGGCAATCCAATGATGGTAGGTGCTGTAGGTACCTATACCGGATCATTGATAACTAGTGGACTCGTTTATAATCTGGACATGGTCAATTATTCGCCAACGACATCTACTTGGACTGATACTGTTAACAGTTATAGTTTCCAGTTTTTTAATGGTAACGGGACAACCAGTCCAGGAGCTCCTCCAGTAACCAACACAGGAACTAACCAAGCCTATTTTCTTACAACTAACACTTGGTGGGCCAAGTGTCAAAGTGGTGGCATAATGCCCAGTGCAGCCAGTTATACTAAGGGAGCAGTCATACGTGGACTGAACACACCATCAGCTCCAATGGGCGCAGGATATTTGCAATGCAGTTTTGAAGCTAGAGATACTACATGGTTTAATAATGGACTTGCGACATTTGCCGCAGGTAATCACTATAACGGAGCATCCTACAGTGATGTCACACAGACTGTGGGATCAGAAAGCTCAAGTACTTGGTACTATGTGAGTGTGTCTTACGATACTGGTAACGGTTGGACGCTGTATGTAAACGGCCGTCTAGTGGGTACGTCTAGTACAAAATTGCCTTCGCAGGGCGGCACTACCCCAGTTATTGGTGCTACTCAAACTGTTCCAGGATTTAACGGTAATATTGCCGCGGCTCACGCATATAATAGGACTTTGACTCCAGTAGAACATTCAAACAATGCCTACTATTGGCTGACTAGATACAATGGCCCTAACCCTGCTTGATTTGGACTTTAATCATTACTAGCCCAACTGCATAAATATAAAATAACGAATTTAAGGAATAACTGATGTCACGCAATCTAACTACGAACTATAGATATCAAGACGCTATGCCACAGCGTGTACGAGATGTACTAGGCAGACTAAAAGTATCTATTCATCAAAATATATATGAAGCTGACTTCGAGTATGGCCCCCAACCTTTACGTTGGGAACAATATGTACAGACTTTCGATGGAGTCAGTGGAATCACAGCTATTCCTAGCAGCGGCGGTGTGCGTATGCGTGTAGGTACTACACTAGGTGATATTACCATACGTCAAAGCCGTCCTTATCACAGATATCAACCAGGTAAGACCATGTTCATGGCTACCGGTCTAAACCTAGGAACTGCTCTTACAGGTAACCTACAACGAGTGGGATTCTTTGATGATTCAAACGGTGTGTTCTTTGAACAGGGAGTATCTACACCTGGTAATCCATTTGGTATGCACACAGTGGTACGCACTGACGTAGGCGGAACAGTTTATGAAACACGTACTCCTTTAGATCAATGGTCAGGAGATCCGTCATTGATCAATAAGCTAGATTTTGCCAAGATACAGATGTTTTGGATAGAATATGGATGGTACGGTGCAGGTGCAACACGTTGGGGCTTCTGGCTAGATGGTGAGCCATTCATCGCTCATCAGATTGGTTGGGGTAACTATCAGAATCCTTACAATCTAAATTCACAGACTACACCTTGGGCACGTACAGGTAACTTACCAGTTCGCTATGAACAACGTAACACAGCAGGTACAGCAGTATTAAATGACATGTACCACTATGGCGTATCAGTTATCGTAGAAGGACGCACAGATGACCAACGCGGATTTACCTACGCATATGGATTACCAAACACAGTACAGACCCGTGTCGTAGCACCAAGCACCAATAGATTTCCATTGTTGACCATACGCGGACGTCAGCTAGGTACCCAGGAATATGGCACAGTATACGCTACCAGCGGCACCAATACCCCTATCACCAGCTTATCGAGTGCTACCACAGCATTCACTATCGTTAACGCTTCTACTATCAGCAATATCATAACAGTAAGCACGTTAACACAGGGAACTGTCCAAACTGGTATGCAGATACAGGGAACAGGTATGCCCTGGGGAGTCTCTGTAGTTACACAGCTTACCGCCAATAACAATCCTGCCGCTACTATCACTACAACTAACACAGTCGCAGTAGGATCTGGAACTATATTCTTGTCAACATGGACAGGAGTAGCCACGGGGCAGCTGGTATCTGCTGCCGGCATACCTAACGGCACGTTCGTGGGAACCACAGCCAGTGGCGTGATCACTCTAGTAGATAAGTTTGGTATCAGCGTATCGATCACACAGCAGATATCCAGTGCTACTACTGTAAGTTTCTATACGCCCGGAGTAGCCGGAACCTACCAGCTAAGCCAGACACCGTCTTTGCTAGTTTATTCTACACAGACATCGGTACAGGGATTCGTACAGCAGTTTAATATCGCCAGTGCTAATCTTCCTGTAAACTATTATCAAGGACGTGTGGTATTTTTCCCCTATCTAGGTACACAGGGTAACGGAATGATGGCACGTATAACCGCTAATAGCAGTAGCACATTATATTGCGTAGATAACGTAGTTGGCCTACAACTGAGCGCACTACCTACTGTTGGTACCATAGCTACACCATCTATGACAGCCGGCACGATTGGCAACAATACATTCACTGTATCTAGCATATCAGGCATAGTAGCAGGATTGGCAGTAAGTGGTACAGGTATATCCTCCGGAAGCCTAGTGACCTATGTTACCGGTACCACAGTTACAGTCAACCTACCCTTATACAGTAATGTCAGCGGTAATGCTACTTTCGTACAGGGCTACTGCATAGGATTAGCCAATCGTGGACAGCTATTACCCAAGCGATTGATGGTCAGTTCTGATTATCGTTGTGTGGTTGAGCTGATCAGCGGAGGGACTACCAATCCAGTAGTTTTCAATGGACAGCAACCAAACTATGTTCCTATGTCACAAATCGGTAGTCCCAACTCATTCGCTGAACGAGATTATATATCTACAGCTACAGTGAACAACACCGGTGAGGTGGTATTTGCCTTTACACTAGCGGCTGGATCAGGATTACAAGATATCGATCTCAGCTACTTCTTCCCCTTATACAACAACATCCGCGGTAATCAGATCGATACGCTAACACTAGCGATCACCACGGTACCGGGTACGACTGCTACAGTAGGTGGACACTTGATTTGCCAGGAGGCTATGAGTTAATATGAAAGCAAGCGAAATACTACGAGGACTAGCTGATCTACTATCTGGCCTTGAACTTAAATCAGCACAACCGGTAGAACAACCACAGCAGGGTGTGTCTCTGATACAGGTCACTGCCGATAACACAGATCACAGCGATGCCAACAAGTTCCTTCCTCCTCTGCAGGCTAAACTAGAGCTACTGAAAAAAGCTACTGGAGTAGAAAGCGTATACGATCAACAAGGTGACGATCTAGATCGCATGAAACAGATGGCAGGTATACATCCTGTAGCACTCGACGCAGCCGGTGATTCTGAACCACTAGACATCTAAGGAGCTCTCGATGGGAACTCCTATACAGAAGTTATTTACAGATAGAAAAAACGCAAATGGTTCTACCTACGTAGGTGAGATAAATCGCCTGTGGTATGATCCACAAACAGGGTTCCGTGTCAGCGATGGAGTCACTCCAGGAGGACAACCTGCCGTAGTGGCAGTCTCTACTGCTAGCATCGGGGATCTAGTCATTACTGGTTCCACTATCTCAACAATCAATACTAACGAACCTCTCAATTTGAATAGCAACGGTACTGGTACTGTTAGTGTGTCTGGGGCTTTTAACGTAAGAACACCGACAGGTATATTAGTCATGGAGGTGCCTCAGAATGGATTTGTTAATTTCTATGCCGCACAACAAAATGTAAGTGATACAGCATTTGAGATCATTGGTAGTGCTGATGGCGCAAGTTTTCATCCAACTAACACGGGTGTTATGCTCCAGGTAACTGGTAATCCAGGTGTTAGCAGTCGTATATATAATGATAGCGAAGGTAGCTACCCAGTTTATACTGGTCGTAGATATAATGGTACCGCCAGTAGTCCTTCGGCAGTACAGGACGGTGAAGATATAGTTCGATATGGCGGAGCTGCTTACAATGGCTCCGTGTTACCGTCATTGGGTAATGCTCGTATGACATACAATGCCATCGGCGCACAAACTCCTTCAAACGGCGGTAGTTCAATAACATTCTTTACTACTCCTGTTAATAATGCCACTAGTGCTATCGCACCGGTCATGACCTTGACCAATAGTGTGATCACTGTGGCCGCCAATTTTGTGCCCAGCATGGACGTGGCTTATGATCTTGGTATGCCATCTAGTAGATGGCGTACCATATATGTAGGTACTGGATCGGTATATATTCAAGATGCTATATTGGGAACTAACGCTGAAATCACAGTTAGTAATGGTGTTATGCAGATCAACGGTGCTAACCAACTACAGGTTGGACAGTTAAAGTTCATCAATAACACTATTGAATCTACCTCTACTAACATCAATATTCAGTTGGGCTATGCAGGAGATTCGGGTAACTTTACCATTAATCGCTCGATGGTATTGTCCAACGCAGGCGGATTGACATTCTCAGATGGTACCACACAGACCACAGCGGCCATCCCGTTGACCACCAAAGGAATCAGTTTAGGGGTAGCCACACTAGGAGTAGATGGCAAGCTGTTGTCTACTCAGATTCCCACAAGTTTGACCAGTGCTGTGACATTTGCTGGTGGATGGAACGCCAGCACAAACTCTCCCTATTTAACTAACAATACTAGCACGTATACGACAGGCACAGAATTCGTAATTACAGTCGGCGGTACGCAGAATTTAGGCGGAGGCAGTGTATATTATTCAACTGGCTCGTTTATTCTCTATGGTGGCGGAGTTTGGAACTACAGCCCACAGATTTCAAACTTTACCAGCATAACTGGCACTAACCACATCAGTGTCAATTCACCAACTGGCGCTATACAGGTCACCAGTGATGCTACCAGTGGTAATACTCCATTAACAATAGTATCAAGAGATAGTAGTGGAAACTTCCAAGCAAATACCATAACTGCTAACCTATCAGGAAATGTCACCGGTAACGTTACCGGGTCTTTAACGGGCAATGCACAGACAGCAAATAAATTAAGTTCAGCGGTCAGTATCAATGGAGTGAGCTTCGACGGATCCACGAACATTCAAGTCAATAATACAGCTACACTGACATTTGGTACAGGTATCAATGGCGGTAGTTATAATGGATCGACTCCTGTAACTATCACTTTGAATACAGCTACCTTGATGGCTAATGCTTTAAACGCAAGTAATGCAAGTAATATAACTGGCGGATATGTTAGCAGTATTACCGCAGGTACAAGCACAGCGATTTCAACAGGAACTGGAGCTATTACTATATGGAATACATATTCACTACCTGTAGCAACTACATCAACCTTGGGTGGTGTTGAAGTTGATGGGACAACTATATCAGTTAATGGTAGCGGAGTTATTAGCTCATTACAATCTTTAACAACAAGTTCAACTAGTGCTACGGCTATTACAGTACCTCTTAATGGTCCAGGTATGTTTATATACAACCCAAGCACTAATGGTAACTCAACTATAACATTGGCTAATTTTACACCAGGTCGTATTGTTCGTATGTTTATCACTCCAAATGGCGGTAGCAATACACAACAATTTATTTTTAATAACGTGCCGGCTGGGCAAACAAGTATTGGAAAAAACAACCCTGTATTACAACATCCTGGCGGATATAGTATGATATTAGCTGAAATATATTGTACATCGTCGGCAGTAGGCGGAGTTTACATTAACTTCGCGGGCGCACAATAATCAATCTCGAATAATAAATAATATACCAACTTTAAGGAAGTAAAATGAAAAAACTAGTAACATCGCTTTTTATTGCTCTAGTAGCATTAATCAGCACACAAGCACACGCTTGGAATCAACGTGCTCCATTTCCAGTAGAACAGTGTAAAGTACACGCACCCTATGGATTTCCACAATCAGCAAGACCCATCCAACCTCTATGCCAACAGGCCTATCTAGTAGGATACGATGCTCCTGCTAAACTACCAGAGTTCGTTATGTATGAACTACTGCCACAGAACGCACTAGGCTGTGTAGCACGCACCAACGCTTTCGCTGCCAACCAGTTCGTACCTAACGGTGCTACACCCAAGGACTATGCGGCTACTGGCTACGACAAAGGACACATGGCTCCGGATGGTGATCTATCTTGGGACACACAGGTAGAGTTTGAAAGTTTCCTAATGACTAACATGAGCCCACAAGCTGGTTCATTAAACAGAGGTATCTGGAAACTGCTAGAAACTTCAGTACGAGGATGGGCGGTACAAGGTAACAACTCATACACAGTTATCGCAGGTGGCGTTTATGCTCCAGGCGACAAAACTATTGGTGCCGGTGTTGTAGTTCCACATGCGTTCTACAAGATCGTTATCAATAATCAGACAGGACAAGTAGCAGGTTGGATGTTTCCACACGTAGCACCTTATCCTAACCTAGGCAATGATCTAACCAAGTTCCGTATGCCAATCGCACAGATAGAACAACAGGGCGGGGTCAAGTATCCATTACCAGCAAACGCTCAAGAACTACAGCCAGGCAAAGAATGGCCCGTGGATTTTGGAAAACTAACACAGGCGAAACGTGCTAAATGCGGTGCTAACGCCAGTGACGATTAAAGAGAAAAGAAATGGCAACAGGAACAGTAAAATGGTTTAACACAGTTAAGGGCTTTGGATTTATAACACCCGATAGTGGTGGGGCAGATGTATTCGTACATTACTCGCAGATACAGTCAGAAGGTTATAAAAATCTAAAAGAAAACGAAAAAGTACAGTTTGATCTAGTAAGCACACCCAAAGGCGATCTAGCTAATAATGTAACTATCCTAAACTAAAATAAATAAAGGATACGCCTAAAAAACGTATCCTTTATCTTTGGCAGGAATTTATGAAAACATTTAGAGATTATCTCAAAGAAGCAGAACAGGCAGCCGCCGCTGATGAGCCGCCAGAGAAAAAGACTAAAACTAAAGTTCGTCCCGATACATCAGCGTTTGATAGAGCCTTCGCAGGACCTAGCCAAGATAATCCATTAGCGAATAGAGAACCAGAGCGCAGAAATCAAGAACCAGAGGCGCCTAGAGATCCTAGAACCAATCAAAGTAGTAAAGTCAACACTAGAAATAAGACCTCTGGACTAAGCACACCTGGCATGTCCGCTAAACTAGCAGGTATGCGTGACATAGCACCACACCCAGATGATGTGCCTGCTAATCCAGAAGAACCTACTACGGATATAGCTCATAGAGTAGATCCAGATAACTTGCCATCAGTGGCAGGCCAGGCTCTACAAGCGGCCGGTGTAGTAAATCCAGAATGGCACAAGGTAGCTAATCTACCAGGTAACATGAAACGTGCTATACAGTCATTAGGTCGCCATCTGTTTGGATCTATGACACGTACTAGGACAGAAGACATACAGATGATTGCCAACCTAGGCGGACAGGGACCTAACAGCACAGCTGAAGTCCGTGCCGTGGCTAACTGGATACGGGACAACGGAGATGATCTAGGTCCGGGCGATATCGATTTCGCGACCAGCATACCTGGATACAACGCAGAGATACATAACTATGTAGCCGCAGGAATACATTGGCTATTAGTAAGAGATGAGTTTGGACAGTATATATACAGCTGGCCAGAACAGGACAGCATAGGATACCAAGGGCAGGAAAGATTAGGTCGTCCAGAACAACGCAGATTAGGTAGGTAAATAGATCATGAGACCAGAACGATTAAGATTATTCGCACAGCTAGCAGAAGGACTGATGGAAGTTAGCTCTACTAGCGAAAAACTATGGAACCATCCAGGTGCCATACAGATAATGAAACATCTACATAGCGAGATGGAACTAGCACATGACACAGAGTGGGAAGACCTTCCACGTATATTCTGGAGCGAATTCAAAGATACACGCACAGGCAAGTGGGTGCTTATCAAAGGAACCAAAGGCACAGGTGCTATCAAATCACTAGGTAATGGCACTTATCTAGCCGTAGGTAGCAATGGTGCCCAGGTACAAAGCCAAGAAGAAACCAAAGGTGGTAGGGTAGAAGCTTTTCTCAAACCTATCATAGGTAATCCTGGTGCTATGTTTAGTGCAGAACAAGGCACAGCGGTAAAAGATAAACAACAGGCCCGTGCTCGCAATGCTGTTCCGCCAGAAGGTCAACAGGTCAGTGCTGAGACCATAGTGAAGAAATTCAAACCCATGTGGAAGAAAGCCATAGAGCATGCCATATCTGACATGCGAGGATTCGTCGTGATCCAAGTCAAGAATGGAGCTTTTGAGAAAGCACAGAGAAAACTGAAACAGCTAATGGCATTACGTGCTCTAGATGATTCACTGGACGAAGGAGATGAAGCACCAGAATTAATAAAGAAGGCTGTAGGTAGTGCTATAACTCTAGCAGCCGGGCATTTCTATCCCGAAGAGACAGGTGAGATAACAAGGGGATACGGTGGTTATGGTGGCACATATGGTTTAAGAGCAGAGAATCCAGAAGGTGTTAAAATGCTATTAGCAGACCTAAGCAACGGAGATACTACCAAGATGGGAGTGATCCTAGGATTTTTTAAGAGGAGCCTCTTACAATGAAACTAAGCCAAGTAATGGCGGAAGCAAACGCCGCAGTCAAAGTATTAAGAGATCCCAAGCGGGTCGAGAAACTAGCCCTCGCCTTCAGACACGATCACAGCGTTCCACATAATGCGGTAGCTAAACTAGGATCGAAACCAACTGATGAAGACATAGTTAAATTATGGAGTTCACTTTTAGATCAAAGTTTAGACCTCAGCAGAAAGAGCCCCACTAAACCTAATCTATCAGCTGATGGTAGGTTCGATGATTGGTTGACTAAATTATATATTAATGGTGCTGTGGATTTCGAAGACATAAGTGGAGAAGGCGGAGACGCATTGTGGAAATGGTTAACCCTATCTAGAGGTCGTGTATTAAAACCACAGGACCAAGACTTCAATAGATTTGAGAGCATCCAACAACTTAGTAATAGGATGAATAGTGGGTATTACAGAGGCGCCCTTGAACGCCTTAAGAACCAAGGCGAAATACAGAAGCTTAAGAAGTTCGCCAAGATGATCACCGTATATAAAGACGATAGGTTTACCTGTATAATTCCCTTAAACTATGGAGCTACCGCTGTGTTCAATAACGCAGAAGGATTCCAGGCTAACTTCTGCACAGGTGGCAGCAGTGGAATAACCTGGTTTAGACGATACGCACCGGATGGTATCATAGTCTGCGTATTGGATGCCAAAAATGTAGATACTAAAAACGGTAAATGGCAATTCCATGCCCCTACACGCCAGATAGTTAACGCCCAACAGGACGATAGGGGGGATGTCAGCGGCAATGATCAAAGGTTTGCTGAACTGTTTCCAGGACTAATGAAGAAAATCATAGCAGGCATAGAAGCCAAGGCAGATGAGATAAAACAGGCCAGCGATACTGTAGACAATGGATTTACTGATGCTCGCGATAGGCCAAGCAAACTAGTCGATGGTGGATATGATATACCTAGAGAAATACAGAGGATAGAACGCACCTTTCCTATCAGCACAGCTTCTACCGAACCAGGTGCAGGCAGATTACCGGGAACACGAGAACAGCCAGGCGGAGAAGAGCTAAGATAACACGTACCTTAGGACCGTGTGCCCGGCTGCTGGGCTATCATTAGAACCGCCATTCGGATGATAGAAGTGAGCTATAAATATTATTATGAGATTATACCAAATACTAAAAGAAGATCATAGAAAGATAAAGATGACCGGACTACAGCAGTTCGTTGATATCATGCGTGATTTCTTACCCTTGGCTATGGAAGAGCTTAAGATCAAAGAGCTACCTCACATACGCTTAGAAAAGTATATATCAGACTCATCACAGCCTACTTTTGGTAAATTTGTTCACACCGAGAATGTTATACATCTAGGAATAGAAAACAGGCATCCCCTCGATGTAATGAGAACTCTAGCACACGAGCTAACACATTTCAAACAAGGTAGAGAGAATAGGCTTAACGATACTAGCGGACAAACAGGTAGCCCCATAGAAAACGAAGCCCACGAAGTCGCAGGTATCATCATGCGTAACTTTGGTAAACGCTATCCTCATTACTTCACAGACGATCCTATCATACTATAGTCGTAAAAAAAGGACTGTATCTCTACAGTCCCCAGTGGCTCTATGAGCAAGGTTTATTTCTTGGTATTGCCATTTACAAAACTATACATTTTCTCTGCTGTTTCTAAGATTGTTTCTAATCCGGGAAATGTTGGCATAGACACAGTTGTTTTTAACTGTCCGTCTTTGTCTTTTTCAGCAGTCATCTGCCATCCTGCAAATTTAGTCTGAAAATCTTCTGTTACATAGTCCTTGGCCATTCCTAGAATATCTGCGCGGATCTCGTAACCGTTCTTGTTGAATTTAACTTCTGGTAATTTTGGTGTTTCAAATGTTGACATGTTTTTCTCCTTGTGTGTTAATGTCTGTGTATAAACAGCAACTTCGCTGTCTATGTATTTAGTATACAGTTATTAGGCCAGTAAAGCAAATGGTCTGGTTATTCTCTTAGTGAGATAATCAGCCATACCTAGATTATTTTCAGCTACTTCATTCACATAGGTCATAGGAGTAGCTATAGGTAACTTTATCTCTGCTAGAGTCTCTCCTGAACAGTTTTCCATAGTAATACCGTATTTCTTACAGAGATGCTTGATCCTAGTGTTGCTGGTCAAACAAACCATAGAACCTTTTAATATATGATGTGTACGACAATATTGTATACAACGTTTCATGAGTAGATTTCCTAAGCCCTGTCCTTGATAGTCTTCTAGGACGCTGAATGCCAGTTCCATCTCTCCCTCTAAGGCTATATGCCCTACCGCTATAAACTCTAAACTATCATTCTCTATAGCAAAGAGAACATGCTGATCACTACAGGTTTCAAACTTATCACAAAGTGTGTCGATGACTTGATCGCTAACTGGAATGCCAAAGCGAAGTATCTTAGATTCTGTGCCAAGAAGTTTAAGGTGCGAGCGATACTTAGGATATTCATGAGGCAATACCCTACGAACTGTTTGATAAGACATATTATCTTGTTAGTGTTAGGTAAACAAGTATAGCTACAACTGATAGTATAGCAAATTTTGGACCGTATTCTCGTTCTTCCCATTTTTTAATCAGCTTGGCCATGATCAGCTGCCTCGAGTGCCTTTGATGATCATTTCAGCTTTTGCCATGCGTGCGGCAACTACAGCTTCCATTAAATTTTTAAAAAAACGTTTAATCATTATACATTCCCCCAAACGTTGCCGCGACGTTGATCATAGTAACGGGCCCAGTGCTCTACTTCTGCGCCATTTGTAGGACGCTTACTAGCAATAAATGCTTCTAGCCCACTTTGTGGACGAATTTCAAAAAACTTGATAAGTTTTGTTAATAGTTTTGACATTTTGTGTCTCCTTTTGATGTGTGTCTATTAGTGTTTTCACTAATAGTATTTATACTAGTATATGTGCGACCGCACAAGAATACAAGGTTTTATTAATCCAAATATTTTATTATAATAGCGATACACGAAACCATAAATACCAAAAGGGATAAAAAGTGCAAAGAAAAACCCGTAGCCTGTTAGAAGAACTCAATGACATCTCGATCAAGAAAGATCAAGAAGCTTTTATTGAAGCCCGTGCAGGTCATGTTATAGACAGTGCTATAAATCTGTTGACCTTGATTAGAGAAAACTTTAGCCCTGATGAAGCCTACGAGCTAGAACGTAGATTGATCAATAGCATCAAGGGATCTGATCCCGCCAAGTTTACCCGAGGAATCCGTAAGCTACGCGACAGCAAAGAAACTGCTAAACATCTCACATTGATAGAGGGTGATGTTAAACCCGAAGAAAACTAATACATTACGGGCTATTTTTTCCAAACTGGCTAAATAGTTGTACACCGACCTCGGAGCGAGGTCTATAAATTTAAGGAGAACTAAAATGGGTGGAATTTCAAGAGTACATGGTGGCTTACTAGCACCAAAAAACTTCGCAGGCGTTAATCTACAAGACTTCACACTAACTTTCTGGGTTGGCGATGCAGCCGTTGTATGGAGCGACTATACATATAATGGTGTCGTTAACACAGGCGCCAGTATCTATGCTACACAAGGTACAAGTCCAGGTGGCGCATTTGATCAGATCTTCCGTAATGCTACAGGCAATATCGGAACAGTTAGCCGTGTTGGTACACTACAAAGCACAAGCACATCAGCTACATTAAACTTCGCAGTTGAAGTACTAGGTTCTGACTATCTAAGCACAGGTACATTAGGTACAGGTAGCTCAGAAGATTCAACATATGCTTATGCTACAATCGCTGCCGCATTACAAGGTCGTATCCAAGCACTAGGAACAGTTAATAACGTTCACTTATCAAGTGCCACAGTTGCTAACTTTGTATATTAATCGGTAACTAACAGTTTACTTACTGTAGAAAGGCATCTTTTTTAGATGCCTTTTTCTTTGGCCATAAATATCATAAAGTAGGTAGTTATGGAAATAATAGAAATAAAAACACTGATCGATGTCACGAACACAAACAAAAGCCGGCCGAATCAAGGTAAAGCGCTTGAACATGATCAGTATAGGAATTACACAACATTGATGCAGACGATAGGGCTACGGTGTATAATACAGTACGATAGCAATCCCACGGTAGAAAATCTAGACCTAAAGAATCAGGGATTTGGATCTGCTTATAAAGGCAAACACAATATCTGGACATTTCGATTCCGTCCGGATCGCACGGGAGCTTTTGAAGAGAATGGCGATCCAGTAGGCCTACTCAAGAATGATATGAACGAGATACCTATCATAGGAAAACTAACTGAGACGATAAATATTGATAAGGCTGTTTTTTACACATGTGAATCTCAGCATAAAAATACAATCATCAAGGCAATCACAGGCAACTCTTAGGCAACTATATAGCAGTAAAAACGTTTAAGGAGAGCCATGATGGCTACAGCGACATTTAAAAAACCACGAACTAGTATAGAAGCAGTACCGCAACTTGCGACCCTACCTGAGAGAGTAGCCGTGGTCGAAATTAAAGTCCAGACTATCGAAATAAAGATAGATGATCTTAAAGGTGATGTGAAGGAAATGCACGATTGCCTAGACAGGACTAGAGATGGTATCATGGAACAGTTGAAATCTATGAGTGACGAAGCTGAAAGAGCACATCAAGCATTAGGAACTAAGATCAGTTCCCTAGAAAAATTCAAAGAAAAATGGACCTATATGGCTATCGGTGCCGCTGGCATACTAGGTTTCGCTAGTGGACATTTAACAACTTTACTCAAAGCCCTAGCATGAGAGCAAGAGAATTCGTAGTACAAGAACAGCGCACAGATGAGTTTATACAGGCTCTGGCTCCTATAGCCGCAAGAGGTGCGAAGATAGCAGGAGATGCGTTAGCTGCCGGAGCTAAGACAGCGGTCCAGGTCGGTGGCAAGGTAGCACAAACAGTCGGCAACGCTGTCTCTGGGACAGCAAAGACCGTAGGTAATCTAGCATCAAATAGGTCTCAAGATATAGTTTATGGAATATATGGCAACGCTCAAAATATAGGTCAAGGAATAAAAACTACAGCCCAACAGGCATCTGATGGTTACGAATCAGGACAACAGATGGGGCAGAAACTAGCTGGACAGATAACCCCTCAATCACAACAGCAACGTCAGAATACTGTCAATAAGATAGTTAGGGATCAAGGAAACAAACAGATCGGAGCTGTTAGGAACGATCTTAATAAAATAAAAAATCAAATACCGGATATGGATGTGCAGAAAACTGTACAGGCATTGAAGGCTACGCAAGATGGTAAGAAACTGAATCCTGTCGATAACCAGAATCTTGCCGCTATAGGTAAAGAAGTCGCTACCGCAGTGTTAGATGATCCTGCGGCAACTACTCGTTTAAATGCTATGCTTGGAAAAGGCAACGCAGAAAACGATAAAGAACAGCAAACACTCACCAACAAGATAGCTACAAACGGCCAAACAAGATCTCGGTAAAACACAATAAATATCAGTATGAGAATACATCACATACTCGACGGCATATCTATTATCATCACTAACGAAGAGCGCGGCTTTATGTCTAAGAACGACGACCGTAGCATCAACATAGAATCATTAGATGATCACGAACAATGGATAGCCCAAAACCTAGTACGCAAAGGTGTTTATACACTAAGTAAAGATAAGAAACATATCACTAGGATAGATAATGCTAGACAAAGTTTATAAAAAACTAGAGCCTCTCGCTAAAGGTATAGAGAAAAACCTTAGAAATAAAGGATTCGTCGTACCTACAGAAAACTCTGATGGCACCATCACTGTAGGCCGCTATACTATACAGAAAAAGCGTTCAGGATTTTACAAGATATCAAATATCCTAGGAGAGACCATAGTTGATCATATAAACTTGCCCCAGACTGCGGCATTATTAGCAAATAATCTAGCCCTAGGACGCTGGGTAGATGATCGACTACTCACGCAGGATAGGCAATATGGGTATAATCTGTTTGAAGAGCAACAGGCCAAACGTATAATAGAAAATCACAAAGACTGGGATAAAGTCGATGTCATGCATACCAAGTTGGACATAGTGAGCAGGAAGAAGATATCAGCTAAACAAAGCATCATGTTTAGTTTTGAGAAACTGCGTAATGTGAGATAAATATATTATCATTTTCTGGAACCTAGCATGATTACATCAGATTTAAATAGTAAGTTATCGGCCGCCGCACTGAACGAAAACATGTTCAAAAAGTTTGGCACTAAGATAAACTTTGACAAGTATACGAGAGAAGAACTTGAGAACTATCGTAACCTACTTCGAACCAATATACATCAAATAGAAACCACTAGTAACTTTAACGATCTACTGAGCAATGAAGATTACCAGAAAGACAAATACATGGTAGGAGTCATCAATACCAAGATCAAAGAGATGCTAGGCGAAAGTAGACTGCTAGCAGAAAAAAGTAAGAGTCCAAAACAAGCAAGAACCATGGCCGCCGCCGCACATGATCCCGAATTCGCTAAGAAGGTAGGAATCAAACAGAGTGTCGCTAAGGAGTTTAACAAGGCCGACAAAGGCACCAAACAACTCAGCCATGCTATGAAGAAAAAGAAAACTAAAGAAAGTTACGAAGAAAAAGATCGCCCGGCAGTAGATCGTAAGAATGAAAAAACACAAGGAAAGCCAAAACAATCTCCGAGTCCCGAAGAGCGTTTTAAAGATGTCGGCAGTAACAAGCCAGCATTTCTAAGAAAGAAACATATCCCCAAGGAAAGTATCATGAAAACAACAGAAGCTTCTAAGAAGAAAAAAGGCGATGGTAACCTAGCCAACAACTATCCTCCCTATGACAAAGTAACACGCGGTGATGTTATTGCCGGAGCTAAAGGTGAAGACCAAATGGGTGGCAAGAAGAAGACCAAAGAAGCCACAGCCAGCAAGTTTGATAAGAAAGAAGTTACTTGGACTGACAAGAGTGGCAAGAAGAATCCGGCCACACGCTATACACGTAAGAGTAGCACGTTCTCTAATGGCACAGATGATAAGAAAAAAGAAAAAGATGTAAAAGAACTTTTTGATTATTCCTCTGGACCAAACAAAGGTGGTAGAAGCAATCCTTCAAAAGACAAACTAGCACAACGTGGAGGCCGTAATACTCCAGCTGGAGATCCAACGGGATATAAAGCCATAGCTTCGGGTGAAGACAAAAAAGCCAAAGGCATGTATGGCATCAATGGACCAAAGGGTAAACTACCTAAAGAGTCTATGAGAGAAGCACAGCAGATCTTCCGCAACCATGTTAAGATCGTTAACGAAAGTCTACGCACACTACTACGCGAAGACGAAGAAGGCAAAGCAAAAGCTATCACAGCGGCCAGTGATATGGTAAATGACTTTACAACATGGATGCAACGTGTTGGACAGTATCAGACTAAGAGCATGATAGAACTAGCAGATACTATCCGCGGTGAGTTTGGCCAGGCAGAAGCCGAAGCATTTAAATCTGCAGTGGCTCCGGCGCTACAGGCTACATTAGAAACTATGACACAACAACGTGAAGCTATCAGCCACGCTGTAGCTGTCCTAGCTGGCGAAGCCACTGGTGAAGAAATGGGCGGAATGAGTGGCGGGGAAGTTCCTGACATGTCAGGTGGTGGTGCCGCTGATACCATGAATCCAGAAGTAGGTGGCGATGAGTTTGGCGCTAGTGATGCGGCAGCAGGCGGAATGGAGGCCAGTGGTCGTGAGCTACGTGAACAACATAGACTCGCACAGGTTAAACAAAAAATCGCTGAATCACAAGCTCTAATGGCCATACTTAGCAAATGAGATTATTTGAAGTAGAAGACAACGTAGCACAAAATCTCGTTGTCTTGCTTAGACAGCAGGTTGGTCGTACAGACAGCGTGAGCCACGACAAGGCTCCGCAGACACTAACTTATCCTGCTCTGGCCCATATGTTGAACATGATGGGATTCCCTGGCTTAACCAAAGAAAGCCTTAAACAGCTCTACGATAAAAATGATGAGTTGAAAAAAGTCATACGCGATCCTATGCCTGCCGGACAAGACCCCAATGGTAAAGAAGCTGATTTGATAGTATTAAAAACAGCAGAAGAAAAAGAAAAAGATGTGCCAGCGACAGCAGGTGGCGGAAAGAGTGTAGACGCTATGGCTAAGTCTGGTGCTAACTATAAACCAGAATTGAGTTGACAAACCAATAAAAATGTAGTATATTCATGTATGACATATACTCCACCTCCGTTCATCGAACGGTTCCAATACAAAAACTGTAAACAGATTAATGATCCCATAACACATAAACGTGTTTACCTTACTCCTGATGGAGAGAAACTACCTAGTGTAACCACGATCCTGAGTGCTACTAAAGACATGACCCATCTTAATGAATGGAAGAAACGTGTTGGGGTAGAGAACGCACAACGGATCACTACAGAAGCCGCAGGAGTAGGAACAGCCATGCATGCTAACCTAGAACGATTCCTTATAGGCGAACAGAGACAGCCTGGAAACAATGTGGTACATGTTCAGGCCAACAAGATGGCCGATCAGATCATCGAACAAGGATTAAAAGATGTAGATGAAGTATGGGCTATGGAACAGAGTTTATATTTTCCAGGGCTTTATAGCGGAACTACAGATCTAGTGGCCGTGTACAAAGGAAATCCTAGCGTATGCGATTACAAACAAACCAACAAACCTAAGAAAGAAGAATGGGTAGAAGACTACTATATGCAGTTGATGGCCTATATATTAGCACATAATGAAATCTACGGCACTGATATAAGAGAAGGACATATTTTTATGTGCAGTAGAGATTTCCAATATCAACAGTTTGATCTTTGGCCCAAAGATTTCAATCGCTGGCAAGATGCCTGGCTAAACAAGGTAGAAGAATATTATACTACAGGATTGCAAGGCCTAAAGCAAATGCTCACACAGTAAGATAAATATCAAACTAGGGGATATTATATGGCTGTTATAGAGATTGCTAAGATACAGGTAAGAAGAGGTCAAGAAGGCCAAGTAGGAATGCCACAGTTAGATAGTGGTGAGTTTGGTTGGGCTATAGATACACAGACCCTTTATATCGGTAATGGCAGTGTAGATGAAGGTGCTCCTGCTGTAGGCAATACCGAAGTAGTTACAGCCAATAACATATCAAACTTTTTCAATATCAAGGCTGCCTACAACTATGGTAGTAGCGCAGGAACTCCTTATAGCGTTGTAGGAACTTTTCCTATCAACAATACTGTAACAAGGACCGTAGCCGGCAAACTAGATGATTTCGTAAATGTTATAGATTTTGGAGCCATAGCAGATTGGAATGGCACATCTGGCACTGATAACACAGCGGCGTTCCAAGCGGCTATATATAATATATATCTACAGAATCCTACTAACTCTATCAGTGACAAACCTCTAAGGATTCCTGCAGGACGTTATTATTTTAGTAGCACTGTCTATATCCCCCCTAATGTAACCATAGTGGGAGATGGTCCCGATAAAACTATCTTAGTCACTTCTTCAACGAATGCCAATCTATTACAGTTGTGTGATGGAACCAGCTTAGGTTATGGAAACAATCCCTATATAGTTTTTATTCCTGGACAGAATAATATAACCAGCAGTGGACGTCCTCAAAACATCCACATAGAAGGTATGACGCTGTCGTACAGCACAGCAGGTGCTTTACCTAACTATGTACCGTTGTTAAGCCTAGATTGCGCAACTAACTCTCAGATAATCAACTGTAAGTTTGCGGGAGCCTACAACGCCGGTAATATCGCCAACAGCGATTTTAATAATCAATATGATGGCTATGTGGGTATAGATATACGTAGCCAAGGAAATTCTCCTAATGTGGTGGTAACTGAAAAAATCTTGATCGAGAACTGTGTTTTCTCAGGATTGAAATACGGAATCAAATCTACATATGACTGCTATGATATTATTATCAACAACAATATATTTGAAATATTGAATAGAGGTATCAACTGGGCTCCTAGCCTAGCGGTCTATGCTACACAAGGTCCTTTTAGATCTAGAATCACATCTAATATCTTCAATAACATCTATAATGAAGGAATATATGTAGGAGGCAGTAACGGAATATCAACCGATCATGTATCGAGTTTCAACTCATTCAATGGTGTAGGCATACACCTAAGCCAGAATGGCTATAGCGATCTAAATGCTGCCACTCCTGTGATAAGATTCCTGAGCCCTGGTAACGTTTCTATCGAAGATAAGTTTTATAGAGACGATGCTATTAAAAAGACCAGTGTCATTCCTACTCTATATCTTCCTAATGTAGCAGGAAAAAATCTAGTTAGCAGTAATGTAGCTTATACGGCAACACTAGTTAATTCTCCAGGAACAAGTATTACACTAGTTAATATTCCGTATGCGTCTAACGATCAAATGATCAACCTACAGTATCTATATAGTGGAGCAGGAGTGAGTGGACATCCTCAATCCTTTGTCAGCAGGAAAGGTTCATTGAGTCTAGGTATATCTAGCATCATACAGTCAGCTACTGTGACAGACAACTTTACCTATTCTATATCTGGAGGTGGTTATGATCCAGAACCACTAGCAGGTCTACAGTTTACAGCATCGTTAAATACTATCACAAACTATATAAACATTTCTTACACAGGCGCTTACATAGCCGGAACGATTGAATATCAATATAACTATATCGGTTAAATGCAATACACAGAAGTAGAACATCAGCTCGATGATTGGGTCAGGTTTAGGCATGGCCTCGAGCAATCAGCCAATCCATTAGAAGAGATAGCAAACTATTGGAGCCGTATCAGGCTTATACAATACAATCATAATATCGATCCATACTATGCCGCCAGTTGGCCAAATCCTTGGCAGATAATAGCAGAAGGACAATATGATGATTTAACCATAGCTATTATAATCGGTTATACCATCAAGCTCACAGATAGATATAGAGATAGCAAGGTCGAAGTTAGGATACAAGTTGACCAAGACCGAACTAAAGTATATAATCTAGTATACGTGGATGACACTTACGTACTAAATTATGACAGGTACAAAGTAGTTAAAGCCCAAGATATCGATGATTCGTTTTTCATAGAAAATCAGGTTGTGCTAGCAAGGCCTAGGTAAATATTTTCCTAGGTAAGTCGATCCCAAAAGAATAATAACACACAAAAGGTAAAGTATGACTACAGTTGTTAAGCGCAACGGAGAGAGAGTTCCATTAGATATTAGTAAAATACAGAGACAGGTGGCACACGCATGCAGGGGGATAGACGGAGTAAGTCCTAGCATGATAGAGATCAAGGCACAGATAGAAATACACGATGGCATGACCACAGAGACTATAGACGAGCTGTTGCTCAAGGCCATGGTAGACCTAATAGACGAAACAGAAAATCCAGAAATCAATAATGTAAACTATCAATATGTGGCCGGACGACAACGTGTCAGCATGTTGAGAAAAGAAGTATACGGTAGTTATGATCCTCCTAAACTTTATCAAATAGTTAAAACAAATGTTGACGCAGGCATGTATACCACAGATCTCCTGACGTGGTACACGGAGGATGAATGGAACATCATTGATCTATTCATCGATCATACCAAAGATGAAGAATATACCTATGCCGCTATAGCACAGCTGACAGAAAAATATTTGGTGCAGAATCGTGCAACAGGACAGATATACGAAACACCGCAGGTGCGTTACGCTATCGCGGCCGCTACTGCCTTCCATAATGAACCACAAGAAAAGAGATTGAAGTATGTTAAAGAATATTATGAATGCGCTAGTGATGGACATTTCACTCTTGCTACTCCTGTGCTCGCTGGGCTTGGTACTACTACTAAGCAGTTTAGCTCTTGTGTGCTTATTACTAGTGATGATACTCTTGACAGCATTTTTGCCGCCGGAGAAATGATGGCCAAGTATGCCAGCAAGCGTGCCGGCATAGGATTAGAGATTGGACGCATACGCCCATTAGGAAGCCCCATAAGGAATGGAGAGATCAAACACACTGGTCTAATCCCATTCCTGAAGAAATGGTTTGCTGATCTGCGTTCATGTAGCCAAGGTGGTATCCGTAATGCCAGCTGTACTGTTACATTCCCAGTCTGGCACGCACAGTTCGAAGATTTGATCGTTCTAAAGAATAATCAAGGAACAGAGGAAGTACGTGTAAGGCAAATGGACTATTCAGTAGTGGTCAACAAAATGTTTTGGAATCGTTACAAGAAGGGAGAGAATATCACCCTATTCGATCCACATGAAGTGCCGGATCTGTATCAAGCCTATTATAGAGATAGTGAAGAGTTTGAAAGGTTGTATACAAACTATGAGAAGCATCCGACGATTAAAAAGAAAGTCCTATCAGCAGATGAGATATTCAAAAATGGAATACTTAAAGAGAGGACTGATACTGGGCGCATATATCTTGTCAATATCGACAATGTCATCAGCCAGGGTCCATTTGATACAACGACAGATCCGATTTATCAATCAAATCTATGCCAAGAAATACTTTTACCCACGAAGCCTTTCCAACGTATTGAAGATCCAGAGGGACGAATTGCTCTTTGCACTCTTGGCAGTATAAACTGGGGAGCTTTTAAAAATCCCCAGGATATGCGCAAGGCCAGCCGTATGCTGGTCCGTAGCCTTAGCAATCTATTGAACTATCAGGATTTCCTCAGCATACAGAGTGAACTAGCTAATAAAGAGTTTGAACCATTGGGAGTTGGTATCACTAATCTAGCCTACTGGCATGCCAAGCGTAATCTAAAATATGGACAAAGCGAAGCACTGACAGAAGTAAAACGATGGATGGAACATCAGGCCTATTATCTAACCGAAGCCAGTGTAGAGCTAGCTGAAGAACGCGGAGCCTGCCAACGTAGTGAATATACCTACTATGGTAAGGGAGTATTTCCCTGGGAACGGCGCAATCCAGGAGTCGATGAACTAGTGGATTTCGCACCTAGCATGGATTGGGAACCACTGCGTGAAAGGATGAAACTACACGGTATCCGTAACGCAACACTAATGGCTGTAGCACCAGTAGAATCTAGTTCGGTAGTGTTGAACTCTACCAATGGCATAGAAATGCCGATGGAATTGATCAGCGTTAAAGAATCAAAGGCCGGATCGTTCGTGCAGGTAGTTCCAGAGTACAAACGTCTAAAGAGCCGTTACCAGTTGATGTGGGACCAAACTGACTGTCTAGGATATTTGAAGACAGCCTGTGTGTTGGCAGCCTATATCGATCAAAGTTTGAGTACAAATACTTTTTACAATCCTGCCCATTATTCCGGCAATAAGGTACCGGCGACTTTAATCGCCAAAAACCTTATGTTGGCTTACAAATGGGGATTGAAAACCATCTATTACAGCCTTATTAATAAGGTTGGTGCGAAATCATCAGTAACTGGAACGGTAGCTGTAAATGGCGGTCATTCAGTACCGGTACTTACGAGTGAACCAATTACTGTGTATGCCGAAGAAGAAGAGGATTGTCTTGCCTGCAAATTGTAATTCTGTAACAAAAGAATAGTATATTATTCTTTTATGATAAATAAAGTATGGATTACAAAAAACATTACGATCTGCTTATAGAAAGAAGTCAAAATAGGGTTTTAGAAGGATATACTGAAAGGCATCATATAATTCCTAAATGCCTTAATGGATCTGATGATGTATCTAATATTGCTATTTTATCCCCTGAAGAGCATTTTTTAGCGCATCTACTTTTGGTAAAAATTTATCCAAACTGCCAGCCTTTAGTAAATGCCGCAATCATCATGACTACTCATCATACTACGCAGAGAGCCAATAACAAATTGTTTGGGTGGTTAAGACGACGAGCATCAGAAGCAATGAAACAGCGAATAAAAGAAAACGGTCATCCCAGAGGCTTTTTAGGAAAAAAACATACAGGTGATGCTCTAGAAAAAGTAAAGTCTGCACAAAGGTCATCTGCTATTGCTAAAAGAGTTAAGATCTATGCGTATAATATGGACGGAACTTTTTACAAAGACTATGACTCTATTAATGAGTGTGCTGACGATTTACAAACAAGCCCATCTAATGTAAAATATACAGCAGATGGAGAATTTAAGCACTGCCGAGGAAAACAGCTTAGGTACAATTATCAAGAGGTTATTGAAAAATACATTCATCCAAACTCTAATAAAAAATTAGAAAGTATTTGCCCGCATTGTAGTAAAATAGGATCAGGACCTATAATGAAGCGTTTTCACTTTGATAAATGTAAACATAAAAGAGATAAAAAATGAGTAAAGAACAATACGACCTATCCACACCCACCAACTACTTAAAGAGACGCATGTTCCTTGATGGAACAGTTACAGTACAACGTTTCGAAGAATACCGACAACCTAAGGTAGCCAAATACGAAGAATTGGCAAGAGGTTTCTTCTGGGTGCCAGAAGAGATATCACTTACTAAAGATAAGATCGACCACAAGGAGGCCAGTGATGCTGTCAAGCATATTTTTACTAGTAATCTACTCCGTCAGACTGCTCTGGATAGTATCCAAGGCCGCGCACCAAATCAGGTCTTTGGACCAGTAGTAAGCATTCCAGAGTTGGAAGCATTGATCAGTAACTGGAGTTTCTTTGAAACGAATATTCATAGCAAGTCTTATAGTCATATCATCCGTAACGTCTATGGTGTACCAAAGGATGAATTCAACAAGATACACGATACAGCAGAGATAATCAGCATGGCCTCGAACATAGGCAAATACTATGAAGACCTGCATATACTAAACTGTTTTAAACAGGTCAGTCCCGGAACTGTACAGGAAGACAGCCATATTAAAGCAATCTGGCTAGCACTTAATGCCAGCTACGCCTTAGAAGCACTGCGCTTTATGGTGTCATTTGCTACAAGCCTGGCTATGGTAGAGAACAAGATCTATATCGGTAATGGCAATATCATCAGTTTGATACTGCAGGATGAGATATTACACGCAGAGTGGACTGCCTTTATCATCAATCAAGTGGTTAAAGAGGATGAGCGGTTTGTCAAGGCCAAAGCTGAGTGCGAACAGGAAGTATATGACATGTATATGAGTGTTATCTCGGAGGAAAAGGCTTGGGCTGATTATCTGTTTATCAAAGGTCCTGTCATCGGATTGAATGCGGCTATATTAAAAGATTTCGTTGATTACACAGCATTCGCCCGATTGAAAGAGATAGGAATCAAATATGAAGCCGATCATCCTCGCCAAAGTCCTATACCTTGGTTCAACAAGCACGTAAATATCAATAAGAAACAATCAGCACTGCAGGAGACCGAAAGCACCAACTATGTGATCGGTGTCATGAGCGATGCTGTTGAGTATGACGATCTACCAGATCTATAAGGAGTTAAAATGAAAGCAATAGTTTGGTCCAAATATCATTGTCCGTATTGTGAGCAGGCAAAAAACCTGCTCAAGACAAAAGGATATGCTATCGAAGAGCGCAAAATCGGAGATGGCTATACGAAAGAAGAGTTATTAGAATCAGTGCCTAACGCTAGGACGGTGCCTCAGATATTCTTAGATGGAGCACTTATAGGCGGCTTCGATGACCTACGCAAACATTTCAATACGGTGATATGATGACCTGGTGGCCCACCGTGACCGATGGAAACAAAATCACCGTGACTGATAAGAGCGATGATAGTGCTACGGGTTTAATAGCTCAGAATGTCAGTGACGTTTTACCAGAAGCGATCTTAGAAGATCTATTAACTATATCATCTACTACCGGTTCAGGATCAGGCAGCCTTTTAGGTAGTGGATTAAATTCAACTTACCAGTGGAATACAGCTAATAACTATCATCAGGTAGTAGTCAATAATCAGCCTTCCTATGTCTATCAAACGAATGGTTATAGTAACATAACAACCGGTACGCCCGGTATACGAGTCACAGGCGATGCTGAGTTTGATGGAGATGTCAAAATCAAAGGCGTCAACATCACTGAGACCATAGAAAAGATAAACGCTAGATTGGGTATACTGGTTCCTGACCCTGACAAGCTAGAACATTTTGAAGCACTCAAGAAAGCCTACGCACACTACAAAACTTTGGAAGCCTTATGCGAACTTCCGATAGAAGAAAAAGATGACAAGTGAAGAGTTGAAAAAAATCACCGATCTAGAAAGACAGTTGAAACTTTTAACCCAACAGGTCTTTGAGTTAAATAAACGCATGCAGTGGCTTGAGCGAGAAAATGGTCGCCGTAAAGCCGAGATACAACAAGCACAACGCAAAGGATAATATGCTTTTACAAAAACAGATAGCACCAAATGATGTAGTAAGCATCAAACTGATCAATGGAGATGAGTTGATCGCACGCTTCTTATCAGAAGATACCAACATGATAACTATTGAACGACCATTGGCATTGACTATGGGACAGCAGGGATTAGGAATGATACCTTGGGTGTTTCTAGGAGATCGTAAAGAGATGTCTCTAAAGAAAGATCATGTGTTTGTCATGGTACCAGCAAAGAAAGATGCCGCCGACCAGTACATGGAAGGCACCACCGGCATAGCATTGAGATAATAGTATGGCACTTCCAATCAGTCCCACTGCGAGTGCTACAGGTGCTGCCCCAGCAGTTGCCACCGGAGCTAGTTTCTTATCGGGCGTAGGAGCGGCGGCTTTAAATCCAGCTACCTGGGTAGCGGCGGCGGCCGCACCGGCTATCGCAATAGGAGCGGGAGCAGTGTTAGGTGTTATAAAAGCAGTGCTTGGTCCATGGAGACTAGCTCCTGCCTTCAGTCTAACATTGGGAGGACTGCCTGGTATGAAACAGTTATCAGGACTAGCCGCGATCAAACAGTTTACCAGTACAATAGCCACGGCGGCAAAACAGAGTCTGCAGGATTATAACAAGATTAATAACCAACTGAGTAATGCCTTACTTTCTATAATAGGGTTAGGACCTAAGTCAACAAATGGAACTCCTGCCTCGGTTATTGGGGTCGATAGTACCAAATACAACCCTTATCATATTCCTTTGAATAACGCATGGGTAGGTATGTCTTATTTTTCGACGGCTACGACTTCAACCGTAATATACCTGGCAGGCCATACAGGTACTTCGGTGGGATCTTATTGGTGGAATACAGTGGCACCAGCCTTTGCTAGTACCCTAAGTAATTCATTACAGAGTATATTTTATTCTGCAGAATTATTTACAGATGCCCTGTGCGGACTCAGTCCAGGTTCTGGAGTATTAACTATAGAGACTATAATCCAAGACAACCTAAATAGTCCAACTAGTATTATAACTGCTACCACAGTATTGCCAGCAGGTAGCACCGCATCCTCAACATCTAGTATACTCGTACCATCCCTTCAGACTTTTGCAGCCACGATGTATTTTCCAAACTATATCAATTCTGCTACAACCGCTCTCACTAATCTTTTGATTGATGCCAACACATCTACTACTACTCTTGCGCAACTTACAGCTGATTTTAGTTTTTTGAACTCCTGTACTCAAATTTTAAACAACATAGTGACGACAGATCTGTCTTACCAAACGGCTTATTTGAATCAAGGCGCACAGATCAGTAACGCCGGAAACACAGCCAACCTATTGAGCCAGATACGCCAAACACAGCCGTCCGGCACTACCGCTCTTTACCAAAGCATAATAGATCCTACGCAGTACCAGGCTATAAATGTTTTAGCCAGTATCAACGACCTAGCTTCCCCAAATACTGCCACTGTACAGGCCGCCCTAGCAACATTAGGTGTTTCTACTTCTACAAATAAATAACTTGGTACAAACAGCGTACCAGCGTAGCAGAGTTTAGACATAGTCGGGCGAGACTTTCTGTTTGGGTCGTCAGGTTGGCAACAGTCCGAAAATTGTTGCGTTTGGAAAAAGATATGTGCGAGATCGAATGGTATTACAAATTCTCAGTTTATTTTACTTTAACTGTGTTCATGGGTGTTCCTTTATTTTCAATAATTTTAGTATTGAGACATCTATTCGTAAATCAAAAAGGTTGACATATCCTTCCAGATAGTGTAACATACAAGTATTCGTTGAAGGTAGAAGTATAGAGGGCAAGACGCCGGGGCAGTACCGGCCAGGTCCACCACAAGCACATTGATTAAGTCTGCGGTATTGGCAACAGTATTTGGTCTACCGAAGCGGTAGGGTAAGTGTGCTTTTGATGGGCCTGCACTAGTATCGATTGACTCTGGAGGGCTACTGGAGAATCGGCAAAGCAGAAGCCGTAGGATTGGGGTAACCCGGTCGTAGAAGCAAAACCTTTAAATGCAAACGATGAAGTTTTCGCATTGGCAGCCTAAACGCCGCCTAGGGTAAGACATACCTCGTAACAGAAACTCAGGACCCGCTTCGGCGGGTTTCTTTTGGCAAAAATACCTCTTTACAAGCGACCATTAAGTATATATACTAAATATTCTGCTGGAGTAATCCAGTATTTTTTTAATATTAAAAGGAAATCGAAAATGAAGAAAACTCTATTAGCCGCGCTATTAGCTACTCTAGCAATTAGTGCATCAGCATTAGAAATCGGTGTAGTAGGCAGTGGTGAGTTTGTAAAAGGTTCACACACTCCAGTAGATGGTATGGGTTTGACATTAGGTCAACACTTTGGCGCTTTCAGTGCAACAGTTGAAGCAGATCGCCAATCGACTACTAACGTAAACAAATATAGCCTAATCGGTGGTTATGATGTTGCTACAGTAGCCGGCGCGACAGTTACAGCTAAGGCCGGTGTTGGATACAATGACAACCAAGCTGTTGTTCATAGCAATCGTTATTTTGCTTTAGTTGGCGCAGGTATTAGTTATCCAGTAACTAAATCTGTTGCTGTAACAGCTGACTATCGTTATCAAGCTGATCGTAATCCAGTACATCAACTTGATGGTAGCACAGTATTAGTTGGTGCTAAGTATTCATTCTAATCTATCAGGTTAGTCATCATAGGGCTCTTCGGAGCCCTATCTTTTTCTATATAGATAATGACTAATACAGTTATTAGAAAATACAATAGCTTTTACCTATAAAATCCTTGATTTCAATAGTAAATACTATTACAATATTATATCAGCGTAAACACTGATACGCAGTTTTTCATTCACACACATAAGGAGATTAATATGAAAACAATCGGAGATAAACTTACATCATTTGCTGTAACAGGCGTTAAGCCAGGACAGCCAACAGACGCTTTCTTTGATATCACAGAGCAGAGCTTTGAAGGAAAGTGGAAAGTTATCGTGTTTTATCCAAAGGATTTTACATTCGTATGCCCCACAGAAATCGTAGCATATGATAAACTTAACAGTGATTTTGAAGATCGTGACGCAGTTCTATTAACAGGTAGCACAGACAATGAGTTCTGTAAACTAGCATGGCAAAAATCACATCCAGACTTGATCAACATCAAACACAACCAATTCGCAGACACACAGCGTGGTGAGTTGAGTTTAGCTGAACAACTTGGTGTATTCTATGCGCCAGCGGGTGCCGCACTACGTGCCACATTTATTGTTGATCCAGACAATACAATCCAACACGTTACTGTCAACAACTTGGATGTGGGTCGTAGCCCAGAAGAAACTCTGCGTATTCTTGACGCATTACAAACTGGCGAACTATGTGCCTGCAATCGAGTAGTAGGCGGAGAGACGCTCTAATGTTGAAAATCCAAAATTCTAACTTAGAGCCGTTAGGCTATTACAATAAACCATGCGATGAGTCTAAACTAAGTGATAATCCCACTTATCTCATGGCTCCGAATGGTTTTAGTTTAACTGAATTAGAAATTGAATTGGTCCGAGCTGCCGGTGGTAGTTTTTATAGCGAAACAGATATAGCACAAAAAACTGACTGGTTTGTACAAACACCTGATGCTAAAGAAGGTGTAGTAATGAACCACAGTTTTATGCTCTATCGCAGAGGTTACGAAGGAGAAGCTAGCGATCAGTTATGGAAGATGTCCGCTACTGATCCTAGAATCCATAGAATATTACAACAGAGACCTCGTTGGGGGCTAGATATCAGTTTAGAATACATATTGGCGGATGGCACAATGATTGAAATATTACATTGGGAATATGATGCCGATCAATGGGAACCCATTGAAGAACTAAGGCAGTTGTATGAACCAAAAATATTATCTATCGATTGGGAAGATGGCGCTCGCGAAATGTTGAAACGAAAAGACGAATGGCACCATCTAGGATGGTTCCCTCAAAGCAAATACAAATGTGATTACTTTGGATTTGTACCGGAAAACTTTGGACAGGTACTTTGGAAATAGGAGATATAAATGAGTTTTAATGAAACGATCAAAGGCGCTTTACCAGATTACGCAAAGGATACTAAGTTAAACTTAGATGCTGTCCTATTACGTAGTACTTTGGATGCAGATGTAGCTATGGGGTGTGCTGTAGCCGCACTTGCCGCAACTGGTAACGGTAAAGTATTAAGTATCTTGTTAGCAGATGCTCCAGTACATGCAGAGTCAGCAATGACAGCCGCAAGCATCATGGCACAGAACAATGTATGGTATCCATATGTTGAAATGGCTGATGACGAACAGCTAAAAGGTTTGCCAGCACAGTTACGTATGAACGCAATCGCAAGTCATGGTGGAACTACAAAGGCAAACTTTGAAGCATTTAGTCTTGCGGCCAGTATTGTGGGCAAGTGTCATTTCTGCGTAAAGGCTCACTACGACACATTGAAGAAGGAAGGCTACACAGTAGAAAATCTTCGAGATATTGGTCGCATTGCCGCAGTAATGAATTCTGTTGCCAAGGTTTTAAATAGCTGATCATACTTTAGTATTACTTTAAATGGTAAAATCGTCGATTGACATTTTACCATTTTCCTTTTATAATAATACAAAGGAGGCGCATATGTCGTCAATAAAAACGCTTGAGAGTTTAGGTGAGTTCTGTAAACAGAATTCTGGTGATTTCCAAATCTGGTCTGGCAAGAGCGGAACTTATTATTGGAATGTTGGACGTAGCACGCCCGGCGGATTAGTAAATGGTGTGGTACGTAAGTTAGCAGGTACTGATGCTAGTGGGACCAAGATTTGGACAGTAGCAGGATCATTCAAGATCGCCGATGATGGTACTATTCTACGTTTTACGGGACTAGCCAAAAAAGATCAAACATTGATTTCTAGCCTAGGATCTGTTAAAATCAAAGCTGAACAACTAGTTAAAGAAACGGTATAAACTATGACGATGCATCTACATCACCCTAGCCTTAGTCTCACCGGTAAGAAAAAAGGTAAAGTTAAGTTTCGCAACGCCGATGAAGCACGCAAGGCACGAGAGCTTGACGCCAGCTGGAAAGATCTAAAGAAAAACTGGGGTGTTGAAGAAGAACAACGTCGTAGGACCAGGGCTATGTCAGCTGAAACGTTGACCTATAAACTAAGTACTCCTGTTGGACGTACTACAGGCCACAGTATTCCTAGCCTTAACTCTGGAGCTGGCGTAGCTACATTGGCGCCAGCAAAGGTATATACTGGTACTAAAGTAAAAGGTATCGCTACCATGCATAAGAGTAACGCTGTTCCTGTTTTCAGTGACGAAGAGGCTATTGATATTTCTAGGATGAGAAGATAATGAAACCAACATTAAATGATAAACTTATAGCATACCTAGCCCTTATAAGTGGCTTGAGTATCAGCGGTATCGCTGAATACTATTCTATCATGGGACTGATAGCTATCTATCCTGCTATGATAGTTCCTGTAGTGATTATGGGAGGAGTTATCGGTCTAGGCAAGATAAGCGGGTTGATATGGCTAAAACAAAACTGGGAATGGAGTCCTAGATTTATCAAAGCCTATCTTGTTCCTTGTATAGCTGTAATGATGTTTATAACATCGGTGGGATGTTTTGGTTTCTTAAGCAAAGCCCATAGTGATCAGACCTTGGTCAGTGGAGATGTACAGGCTAAGATAGCAGTATATGATGAAAAGATTAAAGTAGAAAAGGATAATATAGATGCGAATAGGAAGGTCCTCGGACAACTTGATGCGGCAGTGGATCAGATTATGGCACGCTCGGACGACGAGAAAGGTGC